CCTGTTTTTTTTTCTCCCGTCACTTTATCTATAACAGTTATAGGAATTTCTGTTTGAAAGTGATTTATGTGGAAATATAGCCAAGGCTCTAGCTCTAGACCGTCAATAGTTATTCCGTATTTTAATTTTTTAAACTCGTCTACATAATACTGGAGTGTATCTCTTTCTTGGTCAAAATAATGCTTGTCGGAATTCCATTTTGGAGGGTTTTCATTATGGATATGCATCTCATTTTTAGGCGGAGATACAAAATCTATATTCATTCCATCAACTTTTCTTTTTATTTCAGGATAAAGCTCATAAAGTATCTCATGCATACATAATTGAGCGATTTTAGTACTTTCATGAAATTGTATACCCGAAGTGTCAGCAGTATCATCTTTTATATTTAGTAAAGTTATGATATCTTCTAATTTATTTACTCCCGCAAAACAGTCTTTAATTAACTTAATTTCTTCTGATCTTACATCTTGATTTTCAATTTGAGAGATGTCTATAGAATTTACATAACCATCAACTCTATCTGTATGTATTGATATTATATTAAGCGACTCTTTTACAAATTTTTTAAAACTTTTTAGATGATGATCCCCTTGCGTTTTATTAACTAAATATTTAAGTCTTTCCAGAAGATTTTCCATCAGCTGATTTTGAAGTTTAAATTCTTCAGACTTATATTTTATACTACTCTTTTGAGCGGCAATTTTCTCTTTTAAAAACTTTTCTATCTCTGCCTTTTTTACTTTTTTGGAGTCGTCTGAGAGATAGTCTATAAAAAAAGAATCCCCCAGATTCTCATCAATACTTGTAGTAGTCCAGTCATTATTAACTATATACTTTTTGTATTTTTGGAACTGAGGTGAGGTCTTCTTTATAAAATCACTTATAAAGGCATTTTCCATTTATTCTTTAGTATTATTCTGAGCCTCTATAGCTTGCAGAATTAGTGTCTTAATTTTTTCAAGTTCATAACTTTTGGTTATGATTTCTTTTCGTTTTTCAAGTCTTCCTTTTTCAACTTCTTTTGCCGCGAGTTTATCATCTATAATAAAGAATGGTTTTGGCATAAGATATTCAAGACTCTCACATAACTCTAATATTTCTTTTGGAAGCACCATACCATCTCCAATTTCGAGATAAGTTTTTACACTTAAATATAAACTGTAGAAAATGCTTTGAAGATCCTGCATATAAGTTTGCTCTTCTACTTGTAAATCGTAAAGCAGAGCTGGAAATTCTTCTGGTACGACTATTTCTTCTGACTCGTTTGAATCATTTAGATTTAGTTTGTATACTTTATCTACTGCTTCTTTTCTTTTATCTTTGAATTCTAGTCTTGTTTTTTCCAGGAATTCATTGTAAAGTAAGTAGTCTTTGTGTTTGGCGATTATTATATCGTAAAATTTATTCAATTGTCTCTGATTTTAAGTATTCTTTAATTTCCTCTATATCCATACCTTCAATATCCTCTAGAACTGTTTTACAAAACTCACTTATATTTTGAATATCTGCCGTATGAATCAGTCCTTTTATAACCTCAGGTGTATAAGTAGTGTAAGACAAACCTGTACATTCATTCATGAATACCTGAACTCTTTCTTCCATATTTATACCATCAAGACATTCTTTGTAGATTTGTTCTAGTAATTGTTCGCGACTCATCGGTTCGAATAATTCAACTAAATCGGCTCTCTCTTCTTTTAATTGCTCAACTGTCTCTATCATCTATTTTTTATTTTGCCAATTTTCAAATTCCTCTTCCGTACAAACTTCATCTGTAAAATTTGTATTGATTGCTGTTTCTACAAGCGTGTAAGCATCTTCACTTGAAATGTTTCTTAGGAAATTTAGTGAGCTTTTATTTTTTACCGCCGATCTTTGAAATACAGTGAACAATAAATCTCCAAAATTCATTTCTTGGTGCTTTTGTCCTAATGCTTGTAATGCGCGTAATGTTTCTTGTGTGTAATTCATATGTTATGAGGTAACTTGTCCTTTAATATTAATTGTTGCTGCTTTTGGTTGATTGTCTTCGTGGAAACTCAAGTACACTTTTTTATCAAATGGTTTTGTAATGTGTGTATTTTTGTATTGAAGTTCAATTTCAATTGTGTTTTTATCTATTATTTCCGGCGAACTTTCTGTGCATGTACAATCAGATTGAGATGTTAATCCTGATAAATTAATTCCTTTTATCTGCACTGTTCTTTTTGCTATTTCATTCTTTTTTAATACGCCGAAATTAATGATATACCTGTCTGTTGACTTACCTATTTCTGTGTTTGTTTTTTTGTCTATTACTTGCATTTTTATCTGTTTTTTATTTTTCTTCCCGCCATCTTGGTGTTAATCCTATTTCTTCTAATCCGCAACAACTTTGCTTAACTAAAGTTTTACGGGCAACTGAGCAAAAGCAGGCTGTGCATATTGATTTTGTTAACTGTAAAGCCATGAATATTTTTTCTTTAAACGACCGATCGGTCTTATTTTTGCTATTATACTCACAATCTTTACATATTTTCCTTCGTTCTTTACACCAGCTCTGCTTACTATTTTTGTAAGCACTTACTCTAGAATTAAGTATCATTTTCCAAGTCGATAGTTTTAGGAATTTACTTCTGCCCATTTGCTGAAAATATTGGTGTACTATTATAAGTAATTGCCCCAAGTGTTAAAAACGTTCCAGAAATAGATACTGCATTTTGAAGAGCCAGTCTTTCTACTTTTGTGGGGTCGATTATTCCTCTTTTAAATAAATCTACATATTCTTGTGTTTGTAAATCTATTCCGTCTCCATAATATTGAGAGCTTTGAATGTTTTTAATGTAGTTTTCTGTTTCTTCCTGCATTCCGGCATTTTCTAAAATCTGTCTGAAAGGTGCTTCAAGGGCTTTTACTAATACTTCAATTCCTTTCTGTTCATCTTGATTTCTAGTTTCTATTTTAGCCGATTTAAGGGCATGGGAGATATTCAAATAAGTTACACCTCCGCCTGCTACATATCCTTCTTCTAAACAGGCTCTAACTGCACATAGTGCATCTTCTACTCTGTCTGTCTTTTCTCTTTTCTCAGGCGTAGAATATCCCCCTACTTTGATTACAGCAACTCCTTTGGTTAGTTTAGAATATCTTTCTTTTACGAATTCTGTTTCTGTCTTTCCTCCGGTGATGTTTTTTATCTGTTCTTTTACTATTGCTGTTCTTTCTTTTATTTCCTTTTCATTTCCTTTTCCGCCGATTAATATAGATTTATTAGCATCTGAAATCACTTTATCAATGTGTCCTAGTCCTTCTGCGGTAACTTCATCTAAGTTATCCCCTAAATCTTCACTATATACTTTTGCTCCTATCAAGGCCGCAATATCTTTTAGTGTTTCATTTTTTCTTCCGCCGAAACTAGGTGATCTTAAATTCATTAAATTGAATCCTCTATAACTCCACTCTAATATTTCTTTTTGTACGTGTCCTGAAATATTATCACAAATAACCAAAAGACCTTGAAACTCTCCATCTTTATCCTCTTGTTGGGATGGTAGTGTTGATAATCTAATAGCTTGATTTAATTGCGAAGCTTCCTTAAGATGACCCTGATAAATTAAAACATTCATATCTTCAAAAACAGCTTCAAATTTTTCTCTGTCATTAATGAATTCTGCAAGAGCGTATGGTACATCAAGTTCATATCCATCGGCAACAAAAACGCTCGAAACTAAATCATCCGTTTCTTCAACTCTTATTGTTCCAGTTTTACCTACTTTGTTTACCGCTCCTAAGACTAAATCTGCAATTTCTTTATCTCCGTTAGTTGAAATATTGGCAATGTTTTTAAGTGTCTTTAAACTACTTGATTTATTTTTAAGTTTTTGTAAGTGTTTTAAAGAAAAATCTAGAGCTAAATCTAATCCTCTTTTTAAAGATATCGCGTTAGTTCCTTCATTTAGCACTTTATCTGCTTCATTAACAATAGCCTGAGCAAGCACTACACTAGATGTTGTCCCGTCGCCGGCTAAGTCATTCGTCTGACTCGAAACCTGTTTAATTAATGAAACTCCGGCGCTAATTATTGGATTATTCGATTCTACTTCCTTAGCTACAGAAACTCCATCTTTAGTGACAATAGGTAAAAGCAAGTCTCTCACGCACATTACGTTTAATCCTTTTGCCCCTAATGTTACCTTAACTGGGTTTGCTACTAAGTCTACTCCTTTTTTTAAATATTTTCTGGCTTCTGCGCCGTATACTACTTTATTCTTCAATTTTTATTTGTTTTCTGTTAGGCGTTTATAATCTTTATTCTGTATGTATTCTGTTGCGGCGTAAATTTGATGACTTGGTTTATGCATCTTTCGCGCTACGTCTGTTATTTCAAATCTATCACAAATATATTTATTGAAACTATAGAAGAATGGCATTTTATTATGTGGTGTATTCCACCCATTTTCATCTGCAAATCTCTTTAATTGCTGTATCTGATCTTCCACTTGTTTGTAAGTTTCTGATCCGACATCCATATTTTTTTTACTGTTTATTACAAAATGTTTGTTTTTGTACAAATGCCCTAAATATGGTAAATCAATTGCAAATACTTCTGGATTCTTAGTTTCACTTACGATGTATTCAAACATCCATTTTACTCCGTCTAGTGACTGTTTATAATCATATTTCAGTTTGTGTTTTCGAAATACTTCTTTTAAGATATCATCTAAGTAACTTAACTGGGTCATTTTAAAACATTAATAGAATTAATTTACAATTTTCTTCTAATACTTTTTTTCTTATTGCTTCTAAATCTGGAGATAATTTGAATTTTTGATAATTCTTTTCGTCTTTTATTAGATATCCTCTGTCTCTTAATTTTTTATTAATTGTATGTAGGTGATTTCTTGTAAGCTGTTTTCCTTTTTTTACTTTTTCCCGCTCAGGATTATCATCTAAAATAGTTTGAAGTACTTCATCTGTAATACCTTTCGCCAAATAATATAGTAAAATTGGTTTGTGGGACGGCAGAAGTCTGTTTTCTTCCGTCATTTTTAATTCAGCGTATGCGGTCAGGAATTTATCTAACCTCTCTATCGTATTTTTAGAACTTACTTTAATATTAAGGGCATTCAAAGGCTCTTTAAATTTTAAAAGTTGTGCTTCTAACTGCTTTATTTTTATATCTTTTTCGTCCATTTAATGCTCTTAGACTACAAAATAAATCAATTAGATTGATATATCCTAATCAATTAACTTTTCGTTAAGAGTTTTGTATTAATTTATTTTGTATGGGTGTGGTCTAAAATTAAGTAATTTGCGTTTTAAATTATTATTTTATATATTTGCACTATAATTAAAACCAAAGAATTATGCTTGCTTACGACGATTTTTATTCACGTATATGGAATCATTATATTAGTTATAGTGATGTCTCTTTTCAGTATAGGGAACAGAATGCAGAATTTATTAAGACGCTTACTTTCTCTTTATTCAGGAAGTATGAATCTAAGAATGTTCATGAATCTGTTTATGCGGAAAATCTTAAGCTGTTCTTTTATAATTTATTTCTCTTTAAGCCGGAAGTTTTTGATGGCGGGGAAGAAATAGACTTCAACAAAAATTAAGTAATTTGCACATTAAATTTTATTTTTGTAAGTTTGCGTATAATTAAAGTAGATGAATCGTTAAAAAGGACGTATTAGTGAGGGTTTCATAAGACTAAAAAACTTATTTTACAAATCATCATAAAAAATCTACTGAAAAGCTTGCAGAATCAAAACATAATGCTTACCTTTGCAGGATAGCATTAAAATATAAGATAGTTATTATTGGATGGAACCATAATTACTAATATCATAACAATAAGAAAAATCCTTTCTAAAACGTTATACAGCCGGTTCCATATTATGCTGTTAGTTTTACAAGGATTTTTCGCGTTTAATAACATGGAGCTGCGATTGGATTCGCTCATGTTGCGGAAAAGGAATTTTATTTCCTGGACTTAAGCTAAAGGGACAAGGAGGTGTTTTTACACTATTTCCGCCTGAAGGTTGATTATTCAGCCAAAATTTAAATTCTTAAAGTTATCCTATGGAGCGGGAGCTTTAGCTCCAATAAAAAATAAATCCTTTAGTGAGGGAGGAACGACCGAAAGGCGAAGCCATTACTTACGTACTCTACTTCAAAACAGATAAAAGAAAAATAATAGGTTAGTTAACGAGATACGAAGCGAAGCGCAGTAGCTTGGTTAACCTCCGCCCGAGCAGGGCATTTAAGTATCTAGTTACTCAGTTTGCGCATAGTTTCGGTTTGAAGTAGAGTACGTGGTAATATCCGTTTTGATTCTCTTTGTCTTTAGTCTGCTGCCAAACTATATTCGTAAACAACAAAAACAGATAAATAATAGGGCGGCAAAATATTATACAAAAAATATGAAATTAAATTAGATTTCATTAGGTTATTTCAATTATTAATTGTAAATTTGTTTAAAATAAAGATCATGGGAGTAGATTATACAGGAAATTATGGAATTGGTGTTAAAGTAATAAGAAAGGAATTTGATGAAAATAGTGAGTACTATGAAGATTTTACAACTTATTTGGATGATGTATTAGAAAATACTAATTACTATTATTTTGAAGTTGGTGAATCAATGTATGTAGGAGGAGAGAATGATATTTACGTTTGCATAAGTGACTTGCTAAATGACCTTAATATTAAGGATAGAGTATTTGCCTTTTATAAATTCCTACAAGATAACGAAATAAGATTTGAAGGAGAAGTTAACGAAGTTGGAGGGCTATTAGTAGATTAATATGAGAAAGTACTATTATAAAAAAGAAGACAGTAAAGAATGCTTTTTAGAAGTGTTTAAACCTACAGGAGAAGAAGTGTTTAAGAATGATTATCTGGAAATCGGCAGAAAAATAAAATATCAGTTTTTAAGTTTTTTCTCCGCGGAAAATGAAAACATGGAAGAATTAGGATACTACGCTTACAAAAGACTACTTGACACAGCAATAACAAATATATAATATGGAATCAACCAAACAAGACTGGCAATTATACGAACAGATACTTATTAAATTCGAATACACGCCGGAGCAAATAGAAACTGTTAAATCTGTCAGAGAAAGTGATAATTATCAACACGTAACATTTGAACAATTCTCTGAACTAGTCGCGCAAAAAGTAGTGATACGAACAAGAAAACTGAAAAAGAAAAAGCGTAATCTATATTTAGGAGAGGACGGAAAGTTCTATTATTTAAATCATTACCGAAAACAGTGGGAATGGATTGGTTGTTTCCCTGAAAATACAGAAGAAGATGGAATTTAAGTACGACGCAGTTTTTGGATTAACTTATAATAGTAATCCAACTTATGAGATAGATATAAACTATATTCCAGAAACTATGACAGTGAATGAATTTATAAATGAGTGGCAGAAACATAGTTATAATTCAGGCATTTCTTTTACGAATGCTGTCGAGGAATATTTTCAACCAATTTACAGCAATTATTAATATGGAAAATAAATTACAGAAATTAATATCAGAACATAGACTATCAGCATCAGAATGTTTTCATCAATTGAATGAATTAACTCAATTAGATTTAAATAAATTCGGCGGAAAAGAAATTGAAGACATAAAAAATTCAATAATGGAACTGGAGATAGAGATGTCAATGAGGAAATTATTTATTGCGGAACTCGAAACACTTTTATAAGATGAAGTTAGAAACAAAAGAAATATTAGACGGAGAACATAATGGCAAAACAGTTTTTATTTGCGACTACAGATGGACGGACTTTGACAAAAAAGAGGATAGAAATATAAAACCTGTGAAAGTTTTAATCAGATCTACAGATGAAACTACAAAAAGAGTCAATTACAGCCATTCATTTTTCTCGGAGATTAAAAAAGATAAGGTTTCAAATTCTTCTTTAATTAAATTATTTGATAATACAGGGTATAGATCGTATGCAGGAGTTCCTTTAAGTGTATTCACAGAAGAAAAAGAATGCGTAAATTTTTATAAGAAACAAGCAAAATCGATTTTTAAAGAGTTTGAAAAGTACAGAGAGAATAAACTTTTACGATTAAATTCTATTAATAGTCAGATATTAATGTTGTTTTAAATTTTGGTCGCGAAGAAAGAAGCTAAAGTAGAAATAAAGCAATTTCGTGATAAAAGTTCTCATTGGTGGTGTAATATGAAGCATTATTATTTAAATGAGAATAATGAACTTATATTTGCAGGTGGAGGAATAGAAATAACATCAGAAACAGACTTTTTAAAAGACTTTATCCGGCGGAATAAGAAAACCTATAAAGAAAGAGAAGTAAGCCCTTATATTAATCCAAAAGAGTATCTAGAAGTATTTAACTTCGGAAAACACTCAACAAAAACTGTTCAATACGTATTTGACAACGATAAGGGATATTTAAAATGGATTTTGAAAAACTTTGATTTTGCGGGTAAAGAAAAATTAAAACAAGAAATTATTAATATACTAAAATGATAATTAAATACTGGAAATTAATTGGTGTTGGAGAAAGTAAAAAAGGATTTTGGGAAATACAAAGTCAAGATGACGATAATATTCTACTTCACTATGTACCAGACGAGGATTACTCTGAAAACGATATCAAAATAAAAGTCCCTTTTGAACATTTCCAAGATTTATTAACGTATTGCCAAAGTATAAACAGAACAGTAAATTCCGCGAAAAACAAATAAAAACAGAAAATAAATTTGTTATTCTCAATTAAAATAACTACATTTACATAATGAAAAGATATAGCAAAAAAGCTCTAGAGAAAAGAAAAGAAGAACGCAAAGATTTTCCAGAATTTTTTCAAAAGCATATTGAAATTGCAAAGTCTAAGCATTGCGAAGAATGTGGAGATAAGTTGAGAGGAGATGTTTCTGAAATAGCGCATTGTCTTCCAAAAGGATATTTTAAATCTATAAGCACAAATGATTTGAATGTACTTTATCTTTGCGGGCAATACTCATCAAAACAATGCCACACTAATTTTGATACTTGGTCATTAGAAAAAGTTAAAGATATGAATATATACCCTAGAGTAAAGGAAATTTTCGCGGAAATAAAAGATCAAATAACAGAAAAAATTAATTACAAAATAACAGATAAATACGAATAAATGGCCAACTTACAAGATGTTTTAAAAAAACTAAATAAAGATAAAAAAGAAGAAGATAAAGTAACACTTTTAAAAGATAAAAAAGAAGACTATTTAGTTAAAAAAACAATTTCTACAGGTAGTCCATATCTAGATTACAGAACTGGAGGAGGATTTGTATTAGGGGGGTATAATTGTATAATTGCAGATGGAGGTACAGGTAAAACATCACTTGCCCTTAAAGCCATTAAAGACTCAAATGAAAGACTTGGTAAAATAGGTATGTTTTGGGATGCGGAAGGAACTTTAGATCAATCATACTTGAATAGAATGGGAGTTAAAAAAGAATATTTTCTTCCAGAAAAAAGTAGAAATTTAGAAAACATGCTAGATACAGTTGAAGCAATAGCAACAGCAGAAGAGATAGGTGTTATTGTTTTAGATTCTATTCCTGTTTTTGTATCATCTGTTGTAGAAGCTAAATCTGCCGAAGATAATAATATGGCAGTTGAAGCTCGTAAATTTACAGCTAGAATGCCAATAATTGAAGGAAACTGCGTAAAGAGGGACATTGCTATTATAGGACTGACGAGCTATAAACTAGACCCTGGTGCTATGGGCGACCCTAGAAAACTTTCAAGAGGTGGCTGGCAGTATACAATGTCTAATTTAATATTAGAACTTACAAAGAAAGATATTATTTTAGATGATGATAAAAATCCAATAGGTCATAAATTAGATGTAAGAATTAAGAAGTCTAAATTAGCCCCTTACAACCCAAAAGAAGTTATTACTTTAAACTTTTACTATGATGGAGGATTTAATGAAATTGATGAGTACGCTCAATTATTTTGCGAGTTAGATATAGCCAAAGTTTCTGGTGGGGGTTGGACTACTTTTCCAGACGTAAATAGCGAAGAACAAAAAGTACAGGGGATGGATAATTTTATAAAACATTTAAAAGCCAATCCAGAAGATTTTGAATTTTTAAAACAACAATTATGATAAGACCTCTTGAAGAAATTATAACCGAGTTTTATGAAATAAAGGATAATTTTAAAAACTTTTCACTTACCGGAGATAATAATAAAGAAACTCTTTTAGAATTCCAACATAGATTTGTAGATTTAAAATCAGATTTGCGCTATTGGCACACTAAGATGTTGAATGCCAGTGAGATGAGATCAGACAAAGGTGCAACGGCGATTAAGATGAGAATAGCAGTAGCTATGGTACGTGATGAATATGTTTGGAGTGAGGGAGAAAAACCGATGTATGATAAAGCTCCTGCTATAAGTAATGCTGAGAAGTTTGCTGCCGCTACAAAACAATATAAAGAATTTTTAAATCAAAGAACAACACATAAAGAGAACTTTACAAATGTAGCGGATTTACGTGAAGATATTAACAGCTATATTACATTAGTAAGAGACAGAAATAACAGATAAATGAAAGACACAATTAAAGAAATCGGCGAAATAAAAGCAGAAATTTGGTATAAATCATCATATCCTTATTCAGATGTGGTATTAGATTTATTTGATGATATTACTAATGATGTTGAAGATGATTGTTTTAATGTAGGTATTGCTCTTTATAAATGTATTTCTTTGCTTTCAGTTTTTGATCCGGCGAAAAAAGAAGATATAAAAGTGTTAGAACAGTTAAAAGAAAAGTTAGAATTACTAAATAAAATAGCATTATGAGCAACAAAATAAGAAGCATTACACTATTATTTGACGAAGATGTAAATGAAGAGTATATTGACTACATTGAAAAAACAGCTTTATGCTATAAAAGTGTTGTGAAAGTAGAAAGAGATATTGGAGGGGTAATTTCTGAGTGGGCTATTAGAAATAGAATTGATGATGAGTGGCGAGAGAAACTGAAGAAACTAATTTATGATAAATAACATTAAAAACATTTTACCATCTCACTATGAGATAACAGAAGGAAATAATTGGATCAGATGTAAATCTTTAGAAGGTCTTAGAACAAATAGCGGTAATGATGACGATGAAGCTTGGTCTTATGTTTTTAAAGCGATAAGAAATAAATACTCAACTTTCAAAGAGGTTTTTCACAATACTTGTGCATATTATCAAGACTTTACAATTTATATTTAATGGCAGTAAAGAAACAAACACAAAATTGGTTCTGCGAGGGCAGAGAAATTAAATCACTTACTGACGCACCTCCTAATGTACTTGGATTTATATACAGAATTACAAACCTCACTAAAAATATGACTTATATCGGCCGTAAAAGTATGATGAAACCAAATTATACTAGCGGTAAGAACAAAGGACAAAGTAAAGGTGAATACAGCTGGAGAGGATATACTGGAAGTTCGGTGTCTTTAAATGAAGACTTGAAGAATGGAGACTTATATCACAAGGAAATTATTAAGTGGTGTTACTCTAAAGCTGAATTAACTTACTATGAAACACAATCCATTCTTTGCTCGGATGCCTTAATTGATGACCTATCATATAATTTTTGGATAAAAGCCTTAGTTTATGGTAAGCACTTAAATCCGGCGAAAAAAGAAATAAAATAAAAGATTTAAAAACAGTTGTATATTCCAAAAATAAGTTGTAGATTTACTTTAATAAAAACATAAATTATGAAAGAGCCTAACAGGACTAGAAAAAGTGATATTAAATACAATGTTACTTTAAATGAAGAACAGAAAGAAGCAAAGAGTTTAATATTAGAAAACCAAATTGTTATTATAACAGGAAGAGCCGGATCAGGTAAATCATTAGTTGGAGCTATAACAGCTTTGGATTTCTTAAACACTAAACAATGTGATAAAATTTTAGTAAGTCGAAGCGCAATCGAGGTTGGGAAGTCATTAGGATTTTTGCCTGGAGATTTAAAGGAGAAATTTAACCCCTATATGGAAAGTCTTATAGAGAATTTATATAAATGCGGGGATAGGATTAAAATAGACGAATATGTAAAATCTGGTAAAATTCAAGCATTACCTATTCAATTTATTCGCGGAAAAACAATTGATGATATTTTAATAGTTGAAGAAGGCCAAAATCTAACAGTAAAAGAGATGGAAGCAATTCTAACTAGATTAGGTACTTCTGGTAAAATAGTAATTAATGGAGATTCCAGCCAGAGAGATACAACTGAAACTTATACAGGTCTTGATTTTGCCATAGAATTATCAAAGAACATTGAAGGAATAAAACATATTAAACTTAAAGAAAATCACAGAAGCGGATTAGTAGGTGAAATTCTTGATTATATTTATGGGAAATAATTTGGTATATTAAAAAATAATTGTTACATTTGTAGAGTAATAAAGATGGCGGAGTAAGTTGTAATCCTCAGTCAAGACGTAAAATCGTTGTGGGTAATAGAAGACCGTAAAAATAACCACCTTGCAGGTATGAAATCCTGTACTCTTCTGTCTTTATTATTTTTACGGTCTTGTATCTCAATTGGCAGAGAAGCGCGCTCATAACGCGAAGGTTGCAGATTCGAGTTCTGCCGAGACCACAACATTGCTCTGACTCAGATAGTATGCGTAAAGTCATTGGGAATTCTGAACTCCGCGAATGATTTGTCCTGATGCTCAACTCAGGGGTGGTTACAAATGGGAAGATTAGTCCGACACCACATTTTTAATTAAAACAAAAATAAATGGCAAGATATATGCTCGGTAACACAGAAGTTACAAAAGATGAGTTTGACAGAGAAATTTCAAAAGGCGTAAAAGGAAATATAATTCTAAATGAGCCGTTTTTTTTAGACGAGATTTTACATTCTTTTTTCCCGCCAAAAAACGAAGAAGAAAGTAAATCAGTAAAAGGTACAACTATTGATATGTCTGAATTAAAAGAAGGTAATGTATTTAAAAACACTGTGTGGGAGAAAATAGCAGTCACGGAAAAGGAGGAAGAACAGATAAATAAACTAAAAAGTGCTTGTTTAAATACCAAACAATATCTAGGTTTAGAAGATGTTGCTAAAATAGTCCGAGCTGAATCAGAAGAAGAGCTGGAAACAATTCTTAAAAGGAATATGAGTATAGGAAAGCCATTATGGGATCAAGATAATACAGGAGGAACAGTATTTGAAAAAGTACAAAATACACCTTTAATAATCAAATCAGATTTACCCCCGCATCCTAAACAATATGAACTTGAAAAAGCATATGCAGAGTCCTTAAAAAGAGTGGGTGAAGTTATGGCGGGAAAAAAAGATTCACAGACAACAGAAAAAGCGCCTATTTTCACTTACTGTAAACAAATGAAAAATGCAGTTGAAGCTTTAGCATTACGTTCTCTCTATGGTCACAAACACTATGAAAAAGGAGATGACTGGGAAAATTTTTCCAGAGTAGAAAACGGAGATTTCGAATACAGTAATGCAGAATTTAGACATGCTTTAGGTATCGGAGAGGATTCAGAAGAAGAGCATCTAATTGCATCAGCCTGGAATTCAGTTGCTCGCCTAGAGGTTTACTTAAGAAATAAAAATAAATAAAATGGGAATGAAAGTTTTACACCTAACAGGAATCACGACCGCACCCAACGCAAAAGGTACTGAGAAGATCGCAAAAGCAAATGGAAAAAAGACGGGAGAAGATGCCGGAACATTGTCGAGAGAATGGTTTATTGAAAATAATTTAAAACCACCAATGGATTCAGAAGATGAAGTTGAAAGAGATGAATGGGGGCAGATAATTTTAGATCCAGAAGACGTGGATGAAGTAGGGATAGCAGTCTCAATTCCTTTAAAATATTATGCAGGAGCAGAAGCCAGCACAGACGGCACTTCAATAATTTATACAAGTTATAGTTATCAGTTTAGTGTCTTTGAAAGTATTGAAGAAATAGATGACTATGTTGAATACTTGACCTCTCCTTGGCACATTAGAGCGTGGGCTTCAATTAAAGTAGATTGGTATCATTTTAAAAGAAGGTTGAGAGGTATCAAAAAAGTAAGCCTAGAAGAAATTTTATCCAGACCAGAAAATCAACCGGATTATATCGCTGAAAAAGATTAAAATAAATTAGGTTATATCAATAATAAACATTATCTTTACACAGTAAAAATAAATAACTATGGAAATTTTAGTAACACACGAAATCGAGACAAAGAAAAACGGAGCAAAAATCGTTAGAAACTTCTTTTTCAATGACGATAAAACAAACTATTTAGTAAAAGCTCAGTCTTACTTTTCTAAAGAAGAGAAAAAGAGAGCAAAACAACTTTATAAAAAGGATATTAAATATGCATAAATTTTTTAAAGTAGTGGGATTAATTGCAGAAATAGGTGCAATAATCGGATGGGCTTACTACACAGTTAAAGGAGACGATTTGACTGCATTGTGGTGGTTAGGAGCTTTAATATTAGCGGGAGTAAATGCAATAAGAGTAAAATTAAATAACAAGTAAATAAATTTAAAGATGGCAGCAAACACAAGCAGCGACAGTACAGGAAAGAAGAACTACTATGGGGTAGCTTATGGTAAATTATCAACTAGTGTTAAAGATATTCCAGAAGGATATACCGAAATCACAGAAGCTGATTTAAAAGCAAAAACTCAAGCAGTTGAACAAATTGATTTGAGAAAAAAATATCTAAATAAAGGATCAGGAGATTACCCTTATAAAATTTTCTATGATTCAATTACAGGAACTATCTTATCACAAGAAAAGTTTGAGAATGATAAAGGAACAAGTCTTAATTTAACAGTCTTAGATAAAGATGGGGACACAAGTATTATTCAAATTAAATTCTATTCAAAATACAATGAGAATATTTTAAATAGATTATTAAATGCAGACACTTCTTCTGAATTTACGTTCTTCCCTTATGCCATTGTAAATTCGGCAGAGTTTGATGGAAGCGTTAAAAATTTCTATACTCAAGGAGTTTCTCTAAAAGTGGCGGGTACAAAAATTGAGCCAAAATATCAGGACAAATCAAAAGATGCTAATTCTCCATTACCAAGCACAGAACAAGTAAAAGTCCAAGGTAAGATGTCAACAAGCAGAGATAACAGATTAGACTTTTTATATGGCGAGTTTGTAAAACACTTCAAACCAGGAACAGCAAGTGAAACATCTGCACCAAAAACAGAAATCCCTAAAGGTACACCTGAGCAAGCTTTTACAGTAACTGTAACGGATGATCTTCCGTTTTAAGATAATATTAACATATTTTATTAAATAATTCCCAAAAAGCAGTAATCAATTGGTGTAACAAAGTATTAAGGAAAGGTTCACAACCAAGGTGCTGTTTACACAATAGCGTGGGTACGGGTACTTAATACAGATCACTGCTTTTAAATAAATAACATAATGAACGAAGAAATTAAATTAGACCAATATAACAGCGGATTCCGCGCAGGCGAAAAACTAGAAATAACCGGAGAAGAATATGCAGTTTTTGCAGCATCTGTAGAAAGATTATTCAATTCAAATATCAAACAGGTAAGACCACTGACTTATAGATACTGGTTAGGAGAAGATATCGTATTATCTCCAAAACAAGAAGACATTGATTCAGGAAAAGTAAAGAAAGTTTTCGATCCTGTAGCTTTTATGGCGGCTAATAACGTAGTAGAAGCTTATGTTGGAGATCCTACAGCAATTGTAATGAAAGCACTTGAGAACAGATTTATTATCCATGACCGTGGAATTGAAGAAGGGAAAGCTGTGAGCATTGAAACACTTATTGCTGAGATGGAAGAAGCGCAGAAATCTAAATTAGAAGTAGTCAATGACTAACAGCGAATTTCAAGCAAGCTACTTAAAACAAGAAATTATAAATACCAAGAAAAAGCTGGGAAGTCAATGCACGTTCCTGGCTTTTGAAACGGTAAAAGACAGATTGTTTTTCAAAGCAAAAATCGGCAAAGACAGAGTAAGAATACAAATAAACTGCAAATTAGAAGAGATTGGAGTAAATGAATTTAATGATTTATTCCAGATATTAAATACCAAAAGTTATGACATCAATTAGATCTACATATGATATGTTCCTTGAATCAGGAGATATTTATGAAATGAATCCAGAAGCAACGGGAGATTTTAAAAAAGACAAAGGCTGGTTTACACAACTTTATAACGATACTTTAGATATTGAAACATATGGAACAGAAGAAATATAGAATTTTTGGAGAATACATTTTAGCTAAAAAAGTGCTTACTAAGGAAAATGTTTTAGATAAAGTAGGGACATTCAAAAATATTGTTGAGATTGTTGCGCTAGGCGAAGAAATTAAGTCAACACCTCTTAAAGTTGGGGATAAAGTTCTTGTAGGGGGATTTAGAGAACAAAATGGTGAAATATATATTGTAGAGTCACAAGTAATTAGGTGGGAATTATGATTGTCAGATATGAAAAATCAAGCGATACTTCAATACTTATAATAAATGAATGTAATAAATATCTAGGAGAAATAGAGATAATTGATTTTGCAGAGTGTATGGAAGACAAAGATTCTTTTGAAGAAGACGAATACAATTGGTTTTTTGTGAATAAAGAAAAAATAAACCTCTGTTTTCAGTCTTTTCCGGCGAAAAATGATTATTAAAAGCGGTATTACAAGGATAGTTTTTGTATTTAAAAATTTTGTAATAAAAATACCTAACTTTAATTACTCACATCATCATTTTTTACAAGGCTGCTATGCTAATTGGTCTGAAAGAAAGTACTATAAGAATTTCAAGTCGACAGATTACGAAGAAAACATGGTAGAACATGTAGCACCTTCTTATTTTTGTTCATACTTTGGATTACTACAGTTTCAAGCTAAGTGTGAACCAAAGCTAGAAGATCTTACAGAAGAGCAAAAAGAATTTTTCAAACCTCTATGTAGCACAGATAACAAAAAAGAAAATTTTGGCTGGTATGAAGGGAGATTAGTGTGTTTAGATTATGTATAAAACAAAATAAAAATGAGTAAATACTATATACCAGACGCAGAAGAGTTTTTCATAGGATTTGAATTCGAATGGTTTATGTCAGGAAAATGGCAACAAGAAGTCTATACGGATGGATTTTTTAAATCTTTTGAAGAATATACTTTACAGGGGGAAATTACTGAAAAAGAAATAAGAGTAAAATACCTGGATCAGGAAGACATCCATGAAATAGGTTTTAAGTATCACGATCAGTATAGAGATGGAGGAACTTCTGTATTTAAGAAAGATGGTTTAGAAATAGTATTTTATGGAACTAATAGAATGACACCTTCACATAAAGTGATTATCAGAGATGATAAATCAGGACTGTTTTTAGGTAATATACTAAATAAATCTGAATTAAAAAGACAAATTAATAAAGTACAAAATGAAAGAAGTAATAAATAAATACAAGTGGTGGGTAATTGGGGCAGTAGTTGCTCTTATTGTTCTTTTTTCCGCCAGATCATGCAACTCTAAAAAAGCTGATCAAATCCACGGCGAGAATAAAATACTCAAAGAGCAGGTTCAAATACTTAAAGATGGGTTGGTAGCTACCGAGAAAGCACGATTTCGACAAAAAGATTCAATCAGACTTGAAAACGCTAAAGCAGAAGCCAGAATTAAAGAACTTAAAAAATCGGCAGAAAAAAGTGAAAACAAAGTAAAAGAACTGCAAGCACTCAACACCAAAAAGAAAACAGAAATTAAAAATCTGTCTCTACAAGGTGTGGCCGAGGAATTAAATACAGTTTATGGAGGAAAAAACGCAACAGCTACGAGTAACTCAATTGATATTAAAAGCAGTTTACCTTATCAAATTTTAGAGACAGTCTCTGATGCAAACACAGCTTCAGAAGTAATTAAAGAAAAAGATAATCAGCTTACTATTAAAGACAGTGTTATTGTAAGTAAAGATAAACAGATAAAAAATTCTTCTGTTTTATTGTTTTCCGCGGAAAAATCTTTAAATTCATATAAAGAAGTAAATCAACTCCAGACAAATCTAAATAAAAACTTAGAATTAGAGAACGATAAGCTTAGAACTAAAAGCTGGTGGAATAAAGTACTAATTCCAGTGGGTATAGCGGCGGGAATATTCGCAGGTTACCAATTAGGAAGTAAATGATACTAGACTTCCTAAAAGAACTTAAGTATAGTTATCATTTAAACGATAAAATATACACAGAGGGGAGCTGTTTCAGGCTTTATAAAATAATCAAATCTGTATATCCTAACGCAAGACCTTGTTATTCTCAAAATGATGGGCATTGGATAACCGAGATAGATGGAATACACTATGATATTAATGGAGAAATTAGTAAAGAGTATGTTGAGAGCAAAAGTTATTTCATAATAACAGACGAGGTGACATTAGCTTCCGCATATGTACCAACTTATAAAAGGCAATGTTCATCATATAAAAAATACAATAAAACAATATAAATGTATTACTATTTTAATGAAAGCATAGACGCAGAGTCAGTTAATAAACTAATTGAAAAAATAGACGGAAAAGAAAATATAAAACTTTGGTTTGGCACAGAAGGCGGAAGCCTAGATCCTATGAGATGTCTTATTAACTTCTTTAATTCCCTCGGCGATAATATTGAGATCACATTGACTGATGCATTGATTTCCGCAGGTACAATGATACTTACAGACTATACGGGCAGATTAACACATGAAGGATTAGATTTTATTCTGTTTCATAAGTGGGATAGATTGGTTTATCCGCTTCGTAACTCATCTATAGTAGATGAAAGGATAATGACTAAACAAGACGAGAATAATAATAAGATTTTCGCTAATAAACTTAGAAAACTAGGACTTAATAAGAAACAAATTAAGCGATTTAATAACGGACTAGACGTTATTTTATACAAAAACCAATTTAAACAAATAAATTTATAATGATCGGAACATTCAAATTAAAATTCAGAGAGCAAGACACAGAATACTATAATGAGTGGCTTACTTTCTCCGCACAAAGAAATAAAGGCACAGGTTTTTACTTATGTTATGAACCTTATGGATATTTCGATCCTAGACCACAAATTAATACAAATCTTACAACTATATTAGCATTAATTCTACCGTTTTTTAGCTTATATTTGTTACCAATTTCATTATTTTTCTGCTTTTACAGCTGGGGAAGCATATATTTACATCTTCCATTTGACACAGGTAAAAATAATGACGCAGAGTCTCCTACATACGGAGTAATGTTTTATCACGCAGATGGTGGATTTCCAACAGAAATTTGGATTAGAGGCTGGAAGTCCTTTTATTTTCCCTGGGCGTATAAGTTTTATAAAAGAGAAGTTTTACACAAAGACGGATGGTACACAGAACAGAAAGGTGATAATCTTTGGGATAAAGATGTGTGGGGAGATAAAACACTGTTAGAAACTCATCCTTATACATATACCTTAAATTCCGGCGAAAAACAGTACACAACAGCTGAAATTTATGAAGAAAAAAGAACGTGGAGAAACTGGTTCGGCTTAGGTAAGATGATGAGACATTGTATAGAAGTTGAGTTCAAAAATGAAATGGGTGAAAGAGCAGGAAGCTGGAAAGGTGGTACAGTAGGTTGTTCATACCAAATGAAAAAAGGTGAGACAGCTTTAGAGTGTTTAAGACGAATGGAATCAGAAAGACGTTTTCGTTAATTTAAACTACTAAAATACATCAAGGCATATCTTACTACCACTTACACAAAATAATCGTTTACAATTGACGATAGATATGAAACAAGAAAGGTTCGACGAGATAATCAAAAGAGGAAATGGAAACAATTGGCAAATCTGCTATAATTTATATTGCGAATCATTTAAAGTAATTCCATATGATCAGTTTGAAAGTATATTCAGTATTTGGTTACAGATGTATAAAGGAAATAATATAATCAGCGCAATACAATATTTTAAAACCAATAAAATTAAATAGAATGAATTTAGAAAACGCATATTACAAATTACAAGAAATATCAGGACAGTTAAACTCAAATAATGAAAACCATTATAATTTAAATCAGAGTTTATTGTCTGCAACTCCAGAGCCTGAGGCTAGTGAAACCACCAAAGGAGTTGAACCGCCTGAAGGGATGTTAAGTAACATTCATAAAGTTATTTGGAGAATAGAAAAAGAAATAAACTTCCAAAGGTATAACATAAGCAGAACAAATGAATTGATAAACCATCCAACAATAAATGCCGAAGTTAAAGGCCATTAAAAATCATCCCTCTCATAAAACAGAGGGATTTTTTATTTTCCGCAAAAAACAAATAAAAACAGAAAAAAGTTTTGCAGTCTAAAATATATTTACTACATTTGTATAAATAAAAACAGAGTTCATGAAAGTAATATTTTTAGATATTGATGGAGTTTTAAATGTTTATGGTCAAGGACATGATCAATATGGACAACTCTTTCACAAACATTTTGAAAATAATCTAAGATGGATTATAAATGAAACTCAGGCCAAAATTGTAATAAGTTCTACTTGGAGATTTGCGGGACTAGAGAAAATGAAACAAATGTGGGCAGACAGAGATTTGCCAGGAGAAATAATTGATGTGACAATAGACTGCTATCAATTAATAGGCGAAGGTAAATTTGAATTCTATGATCAAGTCGAAAGGGGACATGAAATACAAGAGTGGCTGGATGAACACCAAACAGAAGTTACACACTATGTTATCTTAGATGACGATAACGATATGCTGAATAGTCAGAGAAGTAATTTTGTAAGAACTGCAAATAATATAAACCATTCAGATTGCATAGATGTAGGTTATGGGTTAACTAGAATTTGCGCGGAAAAAGCAATAAGAATATTAAACAGAAAATAATTATGAAAATAACAAAAACTAAAGAAGTCATAACAGAAGAAGTAGAAGTAAATCCAGGAACATATTATTTTGAAGACGAAGATCTGATTTCATATAAAATGGTTGTAGAAGAGGTTGATGAAGAAGGTTTTGCAGATTATACCTTGGAAACAATCACCAACTTCGGAAATATTACTGGTATTAGGATTAGAAAAGAATGGATGGATGCAGATAATATCCCATATGTATTTAAGCAGTTTATTTTAGGTATTTCCGGCAAAAAGATTGAAAAAGAAGAATATTATAAAGAACGAGAAGAAGTAAAACAGAAATTATAATGGAATATTTAAAAAGATTAAATTGGAGCGGATGGATAATAACTTATTTATTATGTGTATTAGCCAGCCTTGCCAGAGTTCAAGATGATAATTTATTAATATCTGTTTGCGTGGGATTGGGGTTTGGATTTATTTTCTCCCTATTTCCTTTATTCGCGGGAATAAAACCTAAAAAATCAAAATAATTATGAAAACAGCCTTAACGGAATATATAGAATACTTAGAGGGGATTAAAGAACGTGATAATATTCCAAATCACGTAATCACAACAGCTAAAAACTATTTAGAACCAGAAAAAAATCAAATTATTGATTTTGCAAATAAATGTCAAATGGTTCGTGAAGTCGATTGTGATGAAAATGTAATATTTTCATTTAAACCTGAAGAACTTTTCGAACAAACCTTTCACACAACAAACAAAGAAACTTTAAAATAAATTGGGATGCCAGTAGTAAAATTTAATAAAAAACCTAAGAAAACTATTTACGATTATATTCAACAAATTCTTAAGGATAAAAATAAAAATATAGACAAAGCGTATGAATTAGAAAAGCTTTTTAGAATGTTTAAAGATTCTGATTTAATTTAAACCCACTAACGCCAATAGGCATAAAATTTAGGATTATGAAAGCGTTAAAATTATGCTCGATATGTTTAAGATTTTTTAATAAATGTCAAACCTGTAAATGTAAAAAATATGGAAGAAAATAAAGAGATATTTGGATGGTTTAATTTACAAACAGATGGTAAATTAGAATACTTAATGCCACACATTTTAAACACAAAAATCAGGCTTAATTATTGCCCGTGTTGTGGCAAAGAAATTAGAAATTTTGTTATTGATGCAGAAAAATTTAACTCATAACACTTGCACAATCCAACAAAACCCCCTATCTTCACAAATAATTAAGGCTAGTGAAACGTAAAAAATAAAACAGATGAAATTAAAAAAAGAAAATTTAGAAGCAGTACCGACAGATGATTTTTACTATGATTTATTTATAGGCGGTTATTTTAAACCAGAAAAATTCTTAGATGACGAGTCAGCACAAAAAGTTAAAGAAGCTATAGACATCATATACCAATATGAGCAACTATTACTTGATAATAATTTATTAGAAGAAATGTAATGAAAATAGGAGATAAAATAACAATGTATTTTGATTGCTTTGGAGTAACATCAGAAGAAGAGTCAACAATAAGGTCAGTAGACAAAGACTATATTACTTTGGAGAATAATTATTTTGATACTGAAACTGGAGAAGAGCATTATCTGTTTTCTACCGGAACGGGTAAGTGTCTCAATGAACCTAAGTCTGCTTTCAGCGGGAAAAGGTATTTAAAAAGAAACAGATGAAATACAGAATCTACGATAAAAAACAAAAAGAATACTGTGAAGAACCAGACCATAGATGGATGCTTACAAGAAACGGCAGATTATATAATTCAGAAAACGATGAGTTTCATATACCAGGAGAAAGATATGTAATTGAATTCTGCACGGGAGAAAAAGATTCAAAAGGAATTTATATTTACGACGGAGATATCTTCACAACAGGTAAATCAAATACAAAATATTGGCTAAGATACACAAATAACGGATGGATAGGCTACTCAGATGAAGGAGATAAGTACGGGTGTTATACAGCAGCTCTTTTTATCACTATAAGATATGAAAAAGGAATAACTATTGTGGGGAATAAATGGAATTAAAAGTCAGCTGTTCTTCTTGTAAGTACGCAAAAAGAAAACTACCATTCAGTGTATATGATAATAATGGGAAATTTCTTTATGAAGATAAAAATGACAGGAGTTCCGAAGATACTATATTTGTTTGCAGTTTATATCCAAGAGAAAGAGACGTTCACAGAAAAGATATCTGCGCGCATTGGAAATACGATATAACCAAAGTAAACACTATTGATAACATAGAATACTGCCCAGAATGTGATGCAGATACTTATTCAAGAGAGTGGTATTGTTCAAGATGCTGGTGCGATAGAGATGACAGTGAGTTGTTTGATGAGGAATTCGCGGAAAACAAATAAAACACAAAAATAATATGGAAGATTTTAAACAATACAGAAGAAGTCAAATAGCAGAAATAAGAGAAGTTACAGAATCAGATATAATAAAGTTCAAAGCTTATGGTTGTATTGAGCATAATTATGATAAATTAGTCTCTATAAGTGAAGCTGATTTAGACAATGGAAGTCCTAAGATTGGTGACATGATTGGGCGTAATCCTAAAAACCATTTAGATCAGTGGTTGATTGCCGAGCAATATTTTAAGGATAATTTCGAATCGGCGGAAAAACAATGAAACTAAAAAGAAACGACCACATAAGAAACATCCAAGTAAAACCAGACTCAGGAATAAACATAGATGAGTATGAACCACCTAAAGGAATTAATGTGAAAAAAGAAAAAGGATTATCAATACAAATAAAAAATAAAGAAGAGTATGACATAATTCAAAACTTTTTAGGTAAGGAAGTATTATACATTGACTGGTCGCCCCCTATGGAAACAGAACCAACAGCAATTGTAATCTGGGCAAAAAAGAAAACTAAGTATTCAATAGGATCTGTCGGAAGTGTATATTATCAAAAGGAGTCAGGATTAAGAGTGGTAGAATTTTCAGAATATTTCAAAAAATAAATATATGTATAATACAAAAGATATTCAATTTACAGATAAACATGATTACGATAAAGATAACTCTCTGTCAGAAGCAGGGTGGAATAAAACCTTCTCAGTCGGGGTATTTAAATGGGAATTAAAATCATCTGGAAAAGAGATGAAAAAAGGTAAAATAATTGTTAGAGTATACGGCACAGTAGAAAAAGCAGAAAATGTTTTTAATAAAGCCGAAGAGATTATTAAAGAACTGGATACTGGAATTTGGAACGGTAAAAAATCAGTAACAGTAAAATAGTTATGAAAAAAGTATATGTAAGAAAAACAAAAGAAACTTCTTTATTCTATCAGGCAGAAGTCGGCCGAAAAAGAAATTGAAACAGAGATAAAAATGGCATACAGCTTTGGAGAAAAACAAAATTTTAAATCATCAGATGAATACTATGATCATACATATGGAAAAATTTAATTTATTTATGAGTTGTGTCTTATGTACAATATTTAGAAGCAGGTTATTTTACAGATACGATTACAATTTAATACTAGCCGGCTTTAGAAGAAAGAGAAAAGCCGCCGAAAAAGCTTAAAAACAGAAAATTAAATGACACTATACGAATTCATAACAGAAAAGTATCCAGATATAGAGAAAACATTAGACTTCGATAACTTTGAAGAACTAAGCCACGTAATAGAAAGATATGCAGAACATAAAGTAGAACTGGCACTATTCTACAACATAGAAGAAATACTTCTAAACAGAGATAAAGCCAATATAAACTTACAGCATGATGCTCACAATAACTTAGATAGAATCAGTGACAAACTATATCAGTTAGATCAATGGAAAAAAGACAAAGGAACTTTTCCTTATATACTAGCTGAATACATGCGAACACACATAAAGGATATGAGGGAGACAATCAACCAGTATTACTACTTAGTTAAGAATACCCACCCCTTAGATTAATACCCCTATTTATAATGAACCCCCTCCCTAAACTTTGAACTTGATTTCAATTTTTGGTGAGGGTTTTTATTTTCTAAAAATTTTTGTGAATGGTACATATTTTAAAAATTGTTTACGTGTCCCTCTGTACTTAGACCTACTGGGATTGACGTATCAAATCCTGGCGTTTCTGGGGTAGCCCGAGGGTCAACATCCAAAACCGTTTCATTTTTCATACAAGGGCTTAAAATCGATCCTAGTTTTTGAAGTTTTTATCTGGTCTTTATCTATGTTTGTTATTATGTTATTTCCAGCTATTACTTATTTGTACAGATATTTTATTTTATAACTTTTCTTTCTGTTCTTTTATTCTTAGTATTATATTGATTTTATATTTATGATTTAATTGCGGTTTTGTTTTATTGACTACTATTCTTTTTTCGCGCGAAATAAAAACTAAAACAGATTAATATAGGAACGCACACGCACGTTATACGAAAAACATTTCAAATAAAAAAATTTATTTTCAGTATTTTATATTAAATATCGACATATATTTGTATAAGAATTAAAGCAGTAAAATATTCAAGCATCTAAGTTCGTGTTAAGCTCTTAGAATAGTGTTAAGGTCGAAAGGCATTCACTTCGCAAATGTAAATAGTTTAATAGTATCTAATAAAGCTATTAAAGATTTAAACGCATCTTTGAAACACGTTCTTACAAAAGTTAGTAGTTATCTTTTAAAACTATCTCGTATTAGTTTTGCGAGGGTAAACAAAGGACTAAAGCAGTAACATAGATTATTTCATTCCTTATTTAGTAAGGATTTATTATATTAGACTTAATTTAAAAGTCTGTTTTATTCTTTTTTGTCGGCGAAATGCGGGAAAAGAAAAACAAAGCCGTTTGATAGTTAATGACTAGCACCTTAAAGCGAGATTAGGAACGGCACTAAAACAAATATTCATTTAAAACTTATTATTATGTCACTAATAAACACACTACAGACAAGCCCAATTAAAGAACTATTAAGAGCGTTTAACAGTTCAAAAGATTATCTTTTCTTTGATATCTCAGTTTTTAATGCGGGCGTGGCAATCAATATTAAATGTACTGATGCTTACAAAGAAATTAACCGTAACTACTGGAATGGCTATGATTTTATTATAGAGAATGACGATACAACTAAGTATTATATTCTAAATGTATTGAGTGAGTTATTAAATGATTTTACAGTAAATAAAACGGCCGCTGAAATTAAAAGAATCAAAGCTATTATTCGCGCAAACAAAAACTAAACAGAAAGAAAATGAAAGCAAACAATATAAAAACCATCGATGTACATTGTAAAGAATGGTTTGACAAGGTAAACGGGAACAGTTATTTTGCAGGCGAAGTAATTGTAAATGCGGGCAAACAAACTGAAAAAAGATTAATACTACCTTTTCAATATGGTTATGGAGACTTTTACAGATACCAAGCTTTTGAGGCGGTAAAAAAAGAACTGAAAACATTTAAAACAGTTACAACACCAAGACAAGCATATGAAAAGTATAAAATTAAAACTACTCACAAGCTAAAAGAAAACTGTTTACAAAGGGAATTAAAAGAATTTAAAAAGTAATACAATGAAGTCATTTAATATTATACAGTTAATAGAGTTTATAGATACAAAAACACCTTTTCTATCTATTTCAATAAGAAGCTTATCTTTTATAGATAATAGCTTATCAAAGTTTAAAGTTTCTTTCAACAATCATACTACATATTTTATTGATATGGATGAAGAAACTTATTATAGTTTAGACTAAATTTCGCGCAAAAAAGAAATAAAAACAGAAAAATATTATGAACTACAATCAACTATTAACAGTAGAACCAATAAACACTCAAGGAACTAGAGTAACAAAAGTAACTAAGAAAGATTACGGATACAGAATACAAATGTTTAATAACTACATAACACTATACTATGTAAAATTAATCATTAACGCAAACAAAAGCGCAAAAGCTCATTACTTAGTTAAGAAAAATTATTGCAGTGACAAACGTTATACTATTTATTTCGACTGTGAGGGGAATTCAATTGAGCTAAAAGAGTATAAAAAGCTTTAAATTGCATTATTCGCAACTTTCTTTTATTCTCGCCTAGAGCCAATACGCATAATTCTCAGGGAATTTCTTTTTTATTGAGAATAGTTTAAACTTTTACAGGGCTTTAAAGGTGAGGACAATTCCCTCAATACCTTTTCATTCCTTTTATAAGCACTCTTTTTATGACCGATTGGTCTTTTTTGAATTTATCGACCTATAAACACTATATTTAATACTTAACAAATTTTAACACAATGGAAGCAATCCAAATACCAAAAGTAAATGTATTAGACTTAATTAAAAACAATGAATGTCAATACTACGAAAATAATTTATATACAGAAATAACTGTTAATGTTATAGAGGGGAGTTACTCGTCTTATGACCATAACAGCGGTGTAGTAAGCTTAACTGTAAATGGTTTGGCTCAATTGTTATTTGATAGGGTTTATTTTAGTGATTGTCTTACTATTGTGGTTATATAATCCTTTCTTTTAATTCTTTTTTCCCGGCAAATTTAATATAATAATTATGAAAACACAAAAACAGTTATCCGCATTTAAAAAACAAGTAGAGAAAACAAGAACTTTTTTATCTTTTCTTACAGTTGTTTGGCCGAATCACGATTTATTAAGTCTATTACTACAGAACTTAAGCTTTGATGTTACACAGTCAACTACTTACAGTTATGAAAGAGATTTAAAAAGATGTGAAGCAATTATAAAAGCACTGAAAGAACTAAAAGAACGTACTACAAATTGTCCCGTAACACAGTATATTTGTGAAGAAATTGACTTATTATATACTGGTTATGTTATTATGGCTGATATGTAATTTTCTTTTTCATTTTTTTTATTCCCGCGAAAATTAATCACGACATAACGACACTTTAAATGTCGCAATTCAAATAAATATGAAAACTAAAAGCAAAAAACAGATATTATATTGGGGTGTAAAACCACAAATAGAAAACAGGCCTTCAAGACTTGCCAAAGGAATGGCGTATACAAATGAAAGAAGAGCACGAATAAAAAACAAATCGACTTTTTATCACGCTATTATAACAAATAACAAGTGTTCAGATATTTCCAGACGTTTAGCAGTAAGAGGAACGACCGATATTTTAGCATTTATTAATTCTGTAAGTCGGTATAATTGGAAAAGATATAAAGCAGGATTAACACAACAAAGAAAAGCAAAGAATAATCTTGAATATCTTAAAAAGTTAATTTATTAATCAAGACATTGTAATTATGAAACTAAATAACAACTACGATAATTTAGATGCTTTTGAAATAGCAATAAATGATAAAGGTTTTCTTTCTGTTTGGCTGGAATTTCAAAATGAATGTACAAACGGATTAAGCTATGAAAGATTAAGAGAATACCAAGATATTTTCACACCTCACGAACTTATTTACAAACATTAAGATATGAAACCAAAAATATTAATTTCCGCAAGCTCAAAAGCAATAGCAGAAAGAATGTTAAATGAATTTTATTACTCTACAACTTATATACTTAATGAAGATTTTACCGTTTCTTTTAAAGACGGTATTATTAGAAATGAATTATCTTGGAGTTTTAAAAATAATAAATTTAGGGTTTTTATTTTGCCCGAAAACAAATAAGAACAGAAAACATCAAACAAGGCTATTTACAGCCATTTTAAGACAATAAAAACAATTAAAGAGTTTAGACGCTTCCTGATAACAAAAAGGCGTGCAAACAATGAGAACAATTAGAACAAAAGTTTATACTTTTAATGAGTTAAGTAAAGAAGCACAAGAAAATGCAATAGAAAGATTTAGAAATGAAAACTATGAGCATATTAGTTTAGATATGTTTTCAGAAAATTGTATAGAAATAATCAAAGAAAAAGGTTTTAAAGAGCCTGTATTGCAGTATAGTTTAAGTTACTCACAAGGCGATGGATTGAGTTTTAATTCCAGTGGTTTGGAAAATCCTGTTTTAGTTTCTTTTTTCGCCGAAATTATGGGGCAAAATAAAGAGAAACAAATACAAGTATTGATAGATAATTTAGATTTTTCAATAAAAGTTACAGATCGTTATGCTTTTTCAAGTGTAAGGGATGTAAATTTAGATTTAGAAGACTATAACCACTACAATACAGATAATTGTAATAATGTAGTATCTAAAGTAAGGGAAAAAATAGAAAATTACTATCTTTCTTTGTGTAAAGAATTAGAAGCAATGGGTTATAGTGAAATTGAATGGCATAATAGTGACGAGTGTATAAAAGAAACACTTACTGCAAACTATGAGTTTTTGTCTAATGGTAAAATGTATTAACTATGAAAGATTTATCTATTAAAATAGGAATAGCAGTTTTAATTGCTCTTATTCTTTTTTCCGCGAATTTTTTACTATATTGCATTGAATTACTAACATCAAAATTTTAAAACATGAAAGCACTTATAAATAAAGTAGAAAAATTTGTAGACTCTTCCGAATACGACAAAGCCTGCGACTTATTAGCAGGAAAATTTAATTTCAAGTTAAATATATTAGACGTTGAATTTAAATCTATGCCGTGGGACACAGATAAACAAATGAGAAACGTTTTTAACTGTGAATTAGTTAGAGGTGATAAAAAATACAGTTTTGAATTTGGCTCTAGTGTTGTTGATAGTTGTGATTATATAAGCGAAATTGAAACATTACAGCCCAATTCTAAAATAGAGTTTTATGCAGGTTTAAAATCTGATAAAATTTCTGTAGGTAAGAGCTTTAAATTATCTTTAGAAGAGCTTCAAAATTTAGAGTATGAGGTAATAGAGATTGAAGCAAATAAGCTTAAACAATCTTTTGAAGAACAGGCGAAAAATTACAATGATGCTGTTAATAAAAAGTTTGCAAAAGAATACGCAAGATCGGCAGGTTTATACGTGACAGTATCCAAAGAAAATGGAATGTTTATTCAATGTATTCAAAATGCGGCAAAAAGAAAATTAAAAGAGTTAGAAGAAAATAAAGTACTTAGTAAAGATAAACAACTACAAGATAAACCGAAAGAACCAAGTTTATATGACGTGCTGAGCTGTTTAGAAAAATACGAGGTTGGGACTTTTGAGGATTTTTGTGATAATTTTGGTTATGACCAAGACAGCAGACAAGCCGAAAGAACATATAAAGGAGTTGTAAAAGAATATGAGGGAATGGCAAGTTTATTTTCTGAAAAAGAATTGGAGGTCTTAACATACATAAATTAGTAAGTTATGAAAAAGTACAGAGGATTAATAAACCCTAATAAATTGAAATTAGAGTTCCTGCGTGATTTGTTCTTAATATTTTCGACGGAAGTTGATAAAAATATAAGTCTAAGAAATTGGAATTATGTTTATCTTAAAAATGGGCACAATATTACATACGATGATCTAAGAAAAGGCAGTAAACCATTGATTCAAAATGAAGATAGTTCTTATAGAGAATGTACAACATTTCCAGAAGTTTTAAATATAACAGAAATTCAATATTTCTTACTAGATAAAGTTGAAAATATGTTATACAAAGCTAATGGGTTAACGGATGTTTTATATATGTTAAATTCTTTTTCGCGCGGAACAAAAAGACTTAAAACAAACCCTTATAATAGTGATGAGGGCTTGTTATATGAATGGACAAACAAAAACGGTAATGAAAAATACAGCCATAAAGGAAATTTACCGCGTGCCCATTTTAGATGGAATTACGGAGAGCGTTATACTTTAAGCGAAGAAGATTTAAGAAAACTTGCTTTGTTTATTAAACCATTAATAAAATACTTATGAAAACAACTTATAATGTTATTGCAATCAGCTTAACGGTATGTTTAGCGGTTGGTTCTTTGATGTTTTTAGCTTTTTTATGCGGCCAGAATTCGCGCCAAAAAGAAATTGAAGACAGATTTAAAACCATTGAAAACTGTAATAAAGTATATACACATAAAGATATTGAAATGCTTCTGTTCGGAGAACAACAACTTTAATTTAAAAAACATGAGTAAATATTTTAGCATCTCAGGATATTGGAAAGACGATACAGAAGATATTTTTGAAGACTATATTGTAAAAGAGTTTAGCGATTCAGAAAAAAACGAAGCATTTGACGATTTAATCTTTTATTACGGATTAAGTGAGGAAGATATTAAAGAGTGTATAGCAAACCCAAACGATAAAAATTGTTTAGATTTTGTTATTACAGATTATGAAGAAACAACTTTAATTTAAGAATCATGAGTACAGAAAACAATATATTACTAGCTGAATTTATGGGATACAAAAAAATGCATCCTGAAAATTCAAGTTTATATAATAAATCTACAAACCATGAATTATACATTGAAGATTCTAAATACAATTCAGATTGGAATTGGTTAATGGAGGTAGTTGATAAGATAAAGAAAACTAAGGACATAGAGTTTAATATACTGTCTTATATGGTAGAAATTATAATTCATGGAAATTATTCTAAATCTTTAATTGAAATAAGATACAGAGATACGGGTCTAACTACAAAACAAGCCGTCTATAACGCCTGTATAGAATTTGTAAAATATTATAACAACCAATAGAATGATAAAAGTATATTTTGAATCAGATAAACACTCGGAAGTAGTTGCAGTGTTTTGCGACGAAGAAACTTATTTACTTTGTTTGCCCGCATTAGAACTAAAAGCAAGCTTATTAAATATGGTTGTAACAGAATCAATAGAAGAAGATATTAACGATTTATTTTAAAACAATGAAAAAATATAAAGTAACAAAACCGTTCTCATTATTAGAGAAAGTTTTACTAATAGAAACAGACGAAATCTATGCTGAGCAAGTACGCGAAATGTATCACATTTATTGGCCGAAAACAAGAAAGAAAATAGGCAGTCTTTCCAGTAAGTTATTTAATGATTTTGTAGAACCAATAAAAGCTTAAATAATGGAAAACTTAACATTTAAATTCTTATCAGCAGGGCATTACCTTGTAATATACACAACACCTGTAAGAGGCTTAGAGTATCATAAAACAATTACAGATATGACTTTAATAGATGCAACAAAAAACACTGACTGCCCAACCAAAAAAGCTGCAAAAGAGCTTATAAATGCAATAAAAAGATGAAAATAACTAAAACAACGACATCAAAAGTATCCTATTATGAATGTCAGCTTAATTGCTCTCAAATAGTATTTGCATTCACTCTAAGACAATTAGTCCGTGAATTGATAGTTGGATATGGCTTTGCTTGGTTTAAGCCTTTAAATTTGAATTAATAATCAGTTGGTAAGAGGTTTGTTTTTAAATCTTTTTCCGCGCAAAAATAGAAAGTCATGCAAAAACAAAGTTATAAAATAAGAAAATTTATAAATCCTGATATAAAAGTAGGGAATAAAGTAAAACTAATAGACGGAAGCGGATTATCTGTAAAAGATACAGAGCACGAAGATGTTTATATAGTATTTGCATACCCTGTATTAACAGGCAGTCATGAACGATTAAAAGATATTGAAGCCTATGTAGAAGAAATTGACATAGAAGACATTATTATACCAAGTTTTGGACTAGATACCGCTTATTTGCAAGATATAGTAGTAAAAATAGGAGAAGGATATTTCAGAACCTGCTCGAAATTTGTAAAAAACATTTAAAAACAATAAAAATGGACACAGAAAATATAAACCTATTAGTATCACAAAGTAATTTCAGGTATCAATACCTGAAAGACGAAGAAACAAAACTATACTATATTCGCCGCGTAAAAGACATGAAAACAGTCTTGGTAGGTGACAGAGAAGACGCTCTAAATTTTACATTGTACGGATTGTCAGAAATGGCAGAAGATGTACAGGCATTATTTACAAAATCTAAAAAAGACAAAAAATGAAATACTTTTATTACTTTAAATTCCTAGGGTATTCAGCAGCAGCTTTAATGTACAAAGGATATAGAATTTAGAATAGGTTTGTTATTACTTGCAATATTAATGCTTTTCTTTGCCACACAAATTCATATTGAAGATTACATTGATAAAAAATTTGCGGAAAACAAAAAATAAACGATAAGCGCAAAAACAGAAAAACTATGTTCACAGTAACACTACAAGTAAAAAGACCATCATTAGATTGGAATGCTTCGCCAAAAGTAGAGCATATATTTAAAGACTGGCAGGAAGTAAGTGTATTTGCTTACAGACTTGCAAAACAAACAACTAGAGAAACAAGAGTAGAGTATAAAGGCAATGGAAGCTATTACAGCCCTGATTTTGCCGATGAATTTTTAAAAGTAAAGAATTATGAGCTATGATGAAGAAGTTATCTTTTTAGATGACGATAGTAAAATAACTACAGCAATTAAGACGGTCAATCTCTGGGTGGGGACATCTGAGCTTGCGCCACGTTTGAAAAAATTGGGAATTTCATACACAAAAAATGTAAGAGGTCTAAATACTTATTATATCTTGACAGGAAAAGACATAGGAAAAATATCAATAAAACTTTAAAACAATGGATATAAGCAACTTTAAATTAATTAGGATGTCTAAGGTGTACCTAAGGAAAAAAGATGTTGAGAACGCTTCAAAAAAGCGTCAGGAGAATATAAAAGGAATACTTAAAGCATTACTAGTAGATAAAACAACAAAAGAAAGTATTTTGTTACTACAAGAGATAACAGAACAGTTTAATACAAAGCTGGATGAAAAACTAAAACGAGATTTAGAATCCGTTCAAGTAATAACCGCTTTTAAGAAATTGAAGAAATGAAAGACTATAACATTTTTAAATCAGTCACAAACGAATTAGAAAGATTACATACCTTCAAGAAACCATTTACGGATTTTATAAATACAGTAATCTACACTAATACACATGCAATACACGAAACACATGAAGATATGTGCGAATTCTTTTTGTTACAAGACAGCGAAGAAGAATTTGAAAACATAGATTTAGAACTAGAAACAACTGCTTTAAAACTAGCAAGATTGTTAGAGCTTAAAGAGATTCAGTTAAAAGAAGATGTAAAACATAATATTAAATCATGAAAACAATAAAAAACCTAAAATATTCAAGAGAACAATTTGATGATTATTTATTTCGCGCGAAAATAAAACTAAAAACAGAAGATGATTATCACAATCTTGATATTTACACAACAGATACAGACCAAGAAAGCTTATTAAAATTTGTAGACTCGATTAAAAAAGAAAAAGTAATTTCAGTTGAATTATTAAATTGGGTTAGTAAAGAACAAGATGATTTAACAACAGAATTTTTAAAAGGCTGGTGATGGAAAATAAAAAAGCAATAAATTGGTTTAACTCAATAGGCTTAACAAAACGTAATGAATTAGCCTTAGAACATTTCGGTGTAGACGCTGATTTACTTATGGACGATGAAATAAATTCTATTTACAATGATGTTCACAGGTATTTTATTGAGTTTGATGGTAAAAGGAGGTATTTAAGTCTTTTTCCCGCACCAGACCAAGGAAATAATAGAATTCATAAGACTATTAATGAGGCACTTGATTATATGATTTTATTGGGTGCAAAAGAGATCACAATAAGAAATTAGATTATGAAAAACAAACTTAAAATAATAGGCTCGATAAGCGTCTACAGTACTCAAAACAGCTGGGAGATTTTCAGAGACATTGTGAAACCGATAAAGGAAGGTATTATAAGTGGAGAGATAAAAGTTTCTGATATAAGATATGCAAATGAGTTTGATAAGGAGTATAATCCTTACACTAATGAGAGTAATTGGGGTACAAACTTAGATGAATTTCATGTTAAAGTAAATAAGGATTTAAAGGCTTCAATCTCTTATTTTTATATTCCTCGATGGTCTTCTTTTTCAGAGAAAAGAGATTTTAAGTTTGATATTAGTTTTAAGCTTCCTGAAAAAATGTTATCGCTCTTTAAACATACAATAGATCAGGAATTTCACTACAAATGTTCTGAATTGAGACAAATGGAGATTGAATTCGCGGAACAAAAAAGAATAAAAGAAATTGGACAAGAACTGCTAAACAATTAGAAAGATGACAAAGCAAGAAACAATAGACAGTATTGTACCTACTTCTCAGTATCTAGGTAAATATGTAAGAGAAATGATAACGGGTATCTCTACAGCTAATATGAAGTTATGCCCTGAGTATTTTAAAAAAGGCGACGTCATACTTTTGAAGTGTCGCGTTAAACCTCGTCCTGGTGTAATCATAAAAGTAACAGCAACTTATGTAATTTGCATTCCCTTAACAAGTACAGAAAACGAGCACTGTATGTCAGAATCAAAGAGCAGGTTTTTTAGACTCGGTTGTTTTTGTAACTCTTATGAGCTAGTTCCTATAGAAATGGCACAACAGAGTTTTCTAGGAGTTTATGACGCACCAAAATTGTTAAATCAAGCAATTAAAGAACTAAGACTATTCATTGTAAAAAACATTTGATTATGAACGAATTTGAAAAGGAACAAATAGAAAACGCATTTAACAGGTGTTTTGGCTTACAGGAGGCATTTAAAAAAGCGTATGAGGATAATGACTCTATATTAAAATTAGGAGTCTTACACAGCCTATCTCAACAAAGCGGACTAAGAAAATTCTTTATAGAAAATAATTTAACGGAAATATTAGGAAATTAAAAATAAAGTCGTAAATTTGCGCAAAACAATTAAAAACAAGAACATGAAAACAAACAGATTAGTACTGGCATTGGGGATTATTTTATTATTAGCGTCTTGCTCAACAGATGAGACAGAGACAACACAATTACCAATTCAAAAAACAAACGTTGCACTCTTAGTTAAGCAGCCAACAAATGAAACAGGGAAGTCAATTAAACGCGGTGATATTCCAGCCTCAGTTAGTGTAATCAAAGTTAAAGCTGTTTATAACAGTACACCTGCTTATGCAAAAGAAGATCAGTGGAATATTGTAGCAAACAACACAGCCGGAGCAGACGAAAACTTTATTTTAACAGATGTGGCGGTAGGTAATAACACTTTTACGGCTTCAACAGAAACAACTGCGGTTAAATATTTTGAATTAGTTACAGCCAGTGGCTCAGCAGAAGACAGACTAACGTCGTTAAAAACGCATATTCCTTATGTCTTGTATACAGGAAATAAAACACAGGATATTTTACAGACAAATAATGTTGTAAGTATTAATATGACTACAGTTTACGGCAGATTGCTGACTGTATTTCAATTAGATAGTGATTCCGGTTTTAAAAACAACTATGCTGCAACAATTACAGCTAAGATTTATAATTCTACAGGAACATTATTAGCGACAAATAGCGGCCCAAAAATCAACGGCAGTGGTTTAGCTTCTTTCGAGTGGAGTAATGAGTTATCAGTTGCGGGAAATAAAGTGGTTTACACAGTTGATGTAACGCCATATCCTAATAACAATAACAATCTTCACACTATTTATACAGTAGAGCAATTGATTAAAGCTTCTACTTCTATTTCATGTATTTATACAGTAAGTAAAGACAAAGCACCGAGTCCATACACAAGTGAAAACAAATTAGTATTTTCTTTCCAGAATTGGGTTGAAGAGAACTGCCCTAATTATCCTAATTGCAACTAATGAAAAAGCTTTTATTAGCTCTTCTTATTACAGGATCGGTATACAGCCAGAATTATGAGCTTTATACCGGCTCTGTATTGAGTGAGGATAAAAACACAGGTTATTTGATTGGTTTAAATTTCATTATAAAAACTGATCAGAATAGAGAATATTTAAATGATTTATTATTGGGGGCGGAGCATTCTAATTATATGTCAGGAAATAGGATTTATAAAACAGATACTCCCATAACAGCGGATTGTAATTGTGAAACAGAAAATTTAAATTTCGGCGGAGAAAAAACTTTAAAAACAGAAACAAGAGCAGTAAGTTTAAACTTTGGAGTAAGCATCTGTAAAACATGCTGGTTAAAACAACTGTATTTACTATCAGGAGTAACAAACTATCAAAACTTAACTTTCATAAACAACAGTAAAGTTTCAGAAGCAAGGGTAACACACATAGACGCAGGACTAAAGTATTTTATCAAAATAAAGAAGAATTTTATAACGACAACATTCAAATTTAACCCACAGACAATTAGTGTGGCTTTTGGATACGGCAGGTAATAACAATGGCAAAACATGGTGCTCCCGAAATAATAACGGAGGTGTGATCGTTTCTACTTTTGCCGCTAAAAAGATAAAAACTAAAAAATATGACGACATTCAGCACATATTACGGAGATCAAGAATTGTTCATAGAACTAGGATTAAATAAGTTTAAAGATATACCTAATTGGACTTCAATAAGAGTAGGGGAAATATTATTTTTTGGCTGTAAAATTGAAATTTGGGTTGAAGGTGCTCCTGCTCAATTTTGGACATTTAATATCGAGTTTCCAGAAGGCGAGAGAAAAAGAGTTTCAACAGGGTCAGGGAGTTTATCTGATTATTGGAAATCTATCACAGACATTTGTTCAGGCTGTTTAATTATAGAGGATATCAAAAGTAATGGATAATTTCATAGCACCAAAACAGCTTAGTCCGTTTTACAATTATACTAGAATTCCGCGGAAAAAGAAGAAAAAATACAAACTGCTTCTAAACAAATACCCTTTCCTTACATTAAATGAGAAACTTTGGTATATACTAGGGGAGACAAATAAACCTTATCGAGATTTTTTAATTAAAACTATAGTATCATGAAAGAAGAATTTAATATAGATGAATACACAAGAAAAGTATTTGATTTAGAGTGGGTAGAATCACCCGACTCAGTAGACCTTAGAAGTTGTGTAAAAAACGATAAACTTATCGCCAGAGATGGTTCAATAATGTATTACAAAGAACCTCTGCCAGAATCAGATTACTTCGACCATTTAGTTTGGTACGATGAAGCAAAAACTAAAGTTGGAAGTCGTACCCACGCAGGGAAGACTTTAAGAGCATCGAATTCAGAAACAGACATTATAGAAATAATAAGAGGATAATTATGGGACATTTTGCAGACGATTATAAGTATGACTACACTGATTATGAAGCAGGGAAGAACGTTGAAATGTGCTCAAATTGTGGAGAGATAGTTAGAAGTAGCGAACTTTATTGGGAAAATGGTAAAACTTGTTGTGAAAATTGTAAATAATATGATTCAGAAACAGCTAATAAAAGATTCAATTTCTCAATACAAGCAGAATTCGCCGGAAAAAAGATTAAAAACAGAGGAAAATCTTTCAAAACACATCCAGATACAAAAAGAAAACAGAGTAAAACTAACAGAAACAGATAAATCAATACAAGTGTTTCTAAGAGCAATTAAAATATATAAACTATAACATGAACACACTAAACTTCACACTCTTCTGGCTTACAGGAGATACACAAATAGTAACAGGAATAGATATTGCATCGGCAATGAATAACGCAGGAATAGGTAACGGAGCATTAAGAGCTTTAGATTTTTATTCTTCCGGCGATAAAAGCAAGGAATACACTTGGAATTCAACGACTAGGTATTGGGATAAAGTAAAAGATACTATTACTGGTTTCGAAATTTTAGAACAACAAGGCATTAATCCTGCCGATTTTCAAGGAGATATTTAATCAATCAAACTGTAATTATGAAAACGAGTAGCATTTTTAAAAAACAAACAATATTTACAATTGATAGTTTTGATTTTGATGACTTTGTACAATCGAAATACGGAGGAGATTTAGAATTCGTAGCACAACACGAGGCTAATAACTATTCATCTTATGATTTCAAAGCTCCAAATATGACAGTGTTTTTTGGTACAGAGGCAGAAGACATAAGAAATGGTGAATATGGCAATCACTCAATAAGTCACATATTTCAGGTATTATATGAGGATGGATTTATTGAAGAAGGAGATTATGTTGTAAAAGTGAGCTGGTAAAAATATAATGAAAAAACTATACAAAATTCTCTTAGCAGAATACGAAAGCACAGATGAACAATACATAGGTAATGCATTAACAGACTGCTTAGAAAAAGGTTTATTGACAAAAGAGCAGTATGATCTAATTCTCAATGATTGTTATTGGCAGTACAACACAAAGGAAGAAGGAATAAATTTTTTAAAAACATTAATTAAATACGGACAAGCTTATGAAAGTATATCAAAATAAAAATACAGGTGTAATGCTAAGAAAAGAAACTTATAAGGCACTATCTTACTCAGATCAATTAGATTATGTAAAAGTAGAAGTTTCAGAAAGCAGTAAAGACAATACAACAGATTTACTTTTGTCGGGAGTTATAGGATATGCAACAGATTCAGCTTTATTAGGAGGACTTCTTGGCGGTTCTTTAGAAGGCGGAATTATAGGGGATTTGTTAAATGGCGGTGATTTATTTTAGATTATGTTAGACATACTGTTAAAATACGAAAAAAAAGGTTTAGTTTTCAAACAGAAGCACCCAACACTCCCATTACTTATATGGAACTATTCAGATAAAGTTCAATATGAAAGCTTGTGGAACGATATCATAATGATGTGCAGAGGACTTGTAACAGATGATAAAGGAAATGTAGTAGCTAAGCCTTTCAAGAAGTTTTTTAATCTATCAGAGGGTAAGACTAATATATGTGATAAATATGATATTTACGAGAAGCTTGATGGTTCATTAGGTATTTTATTCTATTATGATGATTCTTGGGTTTTTGCTTCCCGCGGTTCATTTACATCTGATCAAGCTCTTAAAGGTAGAGAATTTTTAGAAGCTATTTCTGATTACAGTGAATTCAGTAAAGAGTATACATATTGTTTTGAGATAATCTATAAAAACAACAGAATTGTATGTGATTATGGGGAGTTTGAAGGAGTTATTTTAACAGGAGTATTTGAAACTGAGTCCGGTGTGGAAAAAAGTTTAGAAGAGGTTCATTTTCCTAACAAAGTAAAAAATTTTGATTCAAAAACGCCACTAAAAGAATTAAACAAAGAAATAAAAGAAACAGAAGAAGGATATGTTGTAAGGTTTTATAATGGAGAAAGATGTAAAATAAAAGGTGACGAGTATTTGAGATTGCACAGAATTATGACAGCTGTATCTACAACCTCTGTTTGGGAATGTTTAAAGAACGGTGATGATATCATGAGTATTTTAGAAGGAGTTCCAGATGAATTTTATAATAAAGTCGATGAATTTGTTGAAAAGTTGTGGTCAGAGTATCTTTTAATAGAAGCCCAATATAAATATGTATTTAAAATAATTAATACAACAGATAAAAAACAGTTTGCTTTAGATGCTTTAAAGTACTCTTTGTCAGGAATTTTATTCAATATGTATAATGATAAAGACTATTCCCAAGTAATTTGGAAGGCTATTAAACCTAAATTTGAAAGATTATGATTTTAAACAAATGCTTATTTGGTAGTAGACTGTACGGAAGCCATTCAGAAAAATCTGATCATGATTATATTGTGATACAAGACGAACTAGAAAAAATAGAAGATGTAAATATTCACTGTTTTACTAAAGAATCTTTTATAACGGCTGTTAAAAACGGAGATATTGCTTGTTTAGAAGTTTATTTTGCAGATAAGAGTACCTTTGAAGTTTATAAGTGGGAATTCCCAACAGTTGATATAAATAAAGAATCCTTTAGACGAAATATATCAATGTTAACATCAAATAGTTGGGTTAAAGGAAAAAAGAAACTTATTGTTATCGGAGATTATGACTTAGATATTGCACTTAAATCTATATTTCATTCTATTAGGATATTAGATTTTGCAATTCAAATTATGAGAGAAGGTAAGATACTTGATTATTCAAATATGAATTGGCTGCTAAGAGACTTATATAAATTATCAGCTTATCATGACAGGCAAGAATTGTGGGATAAAATAAATGATAAGTATAGGACTTTGTTTAATAGTAAGGCCACGGAGTTTAAAAAGCTAAACCCGATAGAAAAACAAACAGAAAAGTTAAGAAGTATAAAAGAAATTCTTGAAAAACACAACTGTTTTAACACTGACTTATTAGAGGAACTAAAATTATTGATATGAACATAAAAATAACAAAAGAACAACACGAACGGCTTAATAAATCCAGATACATTGAATATGAATTTGGATCAAGGCTTTTCGGTACAAACAAGGAAGACAGTGACTATGATTATATGAGAGTATATAATTACGATAGTGTTTTTAAAGAAAAGGTCAACGGCTTACCGAGTATTCATAGTTTTCAATATGATGACTTAGAAAACAACTCTCAATATATTTGGGTTTCAGAAGAACAGTTTTGGGCTAATTTAAAGAGTGGTGATGGTACAATTCATTCTGATATTTTACTGTTTACTGGGGGAAATGAGAGGATTGGAGAGCAAGTTTTGAAGACATGCAGAACTTTTAAGCTCATTCGAGCATATTGCGGAGTTGCAAAACGGGATTTAAAACTACATAACAATAAAAACAAATTATTTCACGCTAATAGAAGCCTTTATATTGCGGAGTGTTTGATTGATAATATTTTGCCGAAAAAAGAAGAAATACAGAAAATAGCTTTGAATTTAAAGGATAAAAAGTATTGCATAGAAATGGAAGGTTATCTAAGACAAAAAGCCTCCGACATGTATCAGAATCACTTATTGGAGAATTATTATATCCAAGAAACAGATGATGATTTATTAAATATAATGCTTCAAGCAAATAACACAAGACAATTTCATTATGAGTAAAAAGATAGAAGTTTTAGTGGGAATATCCGGCAGCGGTAAATCGACGTATGCACACGAACAATGGAGAGCAAATCCAACAGGGGTATTGGTAGTAAATCGGGACAAAATCAGAGAATTGATGTTTTCTTTCTCAGAAGAGTCAATTAAAGAATACTATTCCAGACCAGACATCTCTAAGTTAGAAAAACAGGTAACAAAGTATGAAGATGTTTTAATTCACGAAGGATTAGCAGAAAATAAAACTGTATTAGTGGATGCCACACACCTTAAGAAAGAGTTCCTTGATAGGTTTCAGTATTGGAATGTGCCAATAAGCTACAAATATTTTGATATTTCGCCGGAAAAAGCAATAGAAAGAGATTCAAAAAGAAACAGAAGTGTTGGAGCAGAAGTAATAAAAAGACAGCACAATCAATATATGGAACTGCAAAGACAAGGTATTCCTGTAAAAGATTTTGAACCTATTGTATTTGAGAATGACATAGAAAAACCAGCTTGCTACGTTTTTGACATTGATGGGACACTCGCACATATGGGAAATAGAAGCCCTTTTGACTGGAAAAAAGTCTCAGAAGATAAACTGGATTTTCCTGTAGCAGAGCTTTTTGCACATTTGTATATGACTTTAGACCAGCCAGAATTAATTTTCTGTTCGGGTCGAGATGAGGGTTGTAGAGAAGAAACAGAAAAATGGTTAAGAGATAATCTAGAATTAGATCTTGAAGATGTTGAAATAACCTTATATATGAGAAAATCAGGAGATTTTAGGTCAGATGATATAGTAAAAATGGAATTGTGGGAAGAAATAGCGAAAAATAACTACATTCTTACCTTAATAGACGATAGAAATTCCGTTTGTAGAAGAGCTAGGGCACTCGGATTGAAAGTTTTTCAGGTTGAATATGGAAATTTTTAATATTTTTACAAAAACTATTGCGAGATTAAAATATATAACTTACATTTGCGGGAAAGAGATTCAAAAACAAACTTATGAAGGTCATATATATGGGCGTAACAATTGCGTTAATCCACGAAATACATCCAGAAACAGCACAACAGATTCTGGAGCAGGGAGAAGTAAAAGAAACAGAAGAAAACATTAAATACATTATTATATGAAATTAGGATTTAAAGGAACAGATAATAACATGCAGCTCAATAAAGTGCAGTTTGAAATAGGTAAAACTTACTACATTGACGATAAGGGAGAAACGCAAGAATTACCAGAAGGATATAACGTAATCAAATCTAAGTTAGAATTAGATTCAAGTAAAGCTATAAGTTATTGGAATGAGCTTGATGAAGTGTTTAACCATTACAGTAATAATGGTTCAAATAGATTTTTTAAAATAGAAATTTTAGGTGAATTTAAAGAAGACACTCATAAAAACACCACAAGATGTATTAAATTTTTAGAAGAAATCGGCGAAAAAGAATTAAAAGAGATTAGAAAAGCCAAAGAATCTGAAAGACTAGACGAAGCTATGCACTTATCAACTGTAAAAACTCTTCAGGAAAGCAATCCTAATCTTATAGTAGGTGGCAGTATCAGTTTATATTTACAAGGTGTGAGACTTGAAAGATTCAGAGACGGAGAAGCGGATTATGATTTTATTCTACCGTTTTACCAAATTCTTAAGGCTGATGGATTAGATATTGAAAGCGGTGAAGATAGATTTTCAAGTTCGGACTATAATGAAAGCATCTATATTGACGGCGTTAAAGCTGATGTAAGAATCGATCCTAACCAGAAATACGAACTATTGGAGTATAAAGGCTTTACTTATAAAATTGTTCCATTGATTTCAATTATTGAAGCCAAAGCTAGATACGCTCTGCAAAAATGGGGAAGTAAGCATGTTCAGGATATTAAAGAAATGATTTTAAATAAATAATTATGAAAAATAGTATAACCAGAGAAGAGTTAAAACAGATACACGATATTGCCTGTGATTCTTGGAAGAAGAAAATAAAAGCTTTCGGCTCAGAAGATCCATTTTCCGCGGAAATAAAATTCACAGAAAAACAAATTAACGAGATGATTACAGCTTGTACAGCGGAGCAGTTACCCATTGTTAAAGAGATTTTTGATGTACGTGACACTTGGGAGGATATAAAGACAGTTGAGGATGCATGTAAACAGTTGGGAGAGATAGATAATGAAGTTCTTCAATTAAGGCTGTTAAAAAACACACCAAATTTAGAAAGAAAAGTAGTAGCTTGCCAAGAACTTGTAGTTATTTCTAAGGCTCTAAATAATGGGATTGAACTTGATTGGGATAATCACAGCGAATATAAGTATTTTCCTTGGTGGTATTTAGGTAAGAATTTCCGTTTGGGCGCTGTGAACTATTACTCGGATTGTTCCTGCGTTCCTTCTCGCCTCTGTGTCAAATCTTCCGAATTAGGAAATTACTCAGCATCTCAGTTTAAAGATATTTGGAAAGATTATATGAATTAAAACAAGTGTTTTTACCCCTTCCGTTTGAACAATGTGAACTATAACTCGAATAATTCCAACGTTCCTACTCACATCTGTAGATTTTAAAATAAGTAAAAACACTTTACCTCTCGGTAAAAAATAAATAAAAGCCTTAAAGACTCGTTAGTAAAGTAATTGAAAGTGAGTTTATATACACAGAGCATGAAAAGACACAATAATTTATACCAGCAAATAATCAACATTGAAAACTTACAGTCAGCAGATAAGAAAGCAAGAAGAGGGAAATTAAAACAATACGGAGTAATAAAACATTTACAGAATGAAGAAGATAATATTTTAAATTTACACAAAACTTTAAGTGATAAAAAATTTACAACGTCTAGATATAATGTATTTACAATATCCGATGGAAAAGAAAGAACAATATCACAATTGCCTTACTATCCTGATCGAATTGTACACCACGCCATACTAAATATTTTAGAGCCTATTTTTGTATCTGTTTTTACCGCTGATACATATAGTTGTGTGAAGGGAAGAGGTGTGCACCAAGCTTCTTATAAATTAAGAAAGGTATTGAAAGACACAGAGGGGACAAAATACTGCCTTAAACTAGACATTAAGAAATTTTTCCCTAACATAGATAATGAGATATTAAAAGGAATGTTACGGCGAAAGTTTAAAGATAATGATTTGCTATATTTATTAGACGATATTATAGATTCTCACAGTGGAGTTCCATTAGGTAATTTCACAAGTCAATTTTTTGGAAATTTCTATCTGACATATTTTGATCATTGGATTAAGGAGGTTTTAAAAGTAAAATATTATTTCAAATATTGTGATGATATGGTTTTACTTTCAGATAATAAAGAACAATTATGGGAGTGGTTTTATAATATCCAAGACTATCTGAGAACACAACTAAAGTTGGAAATAAAAGGAAATTATCAAGTTTTTCCAGTAAGTGCACGGAGCATTGATTTTTTGGGATATAAACATTATCATACACATACTCTGATAAGAAAGTCAATTAAGAAAAAATATATTAAAAATAAAGTAAAGAAAAATCATAAGAGTTGGTTAGTCCACTGTAATAGTAAAAACTTAGTAAATAAATACGAAAATGAAAACACAAGAATTGAAAATTGAAGTTCCAAAAGGATTTGAAATAGATAAAGAAAGATCTACTTTCGATAGAATTGTATTTAGAGAGGTTTATAATAGCTTCCAAAAAGTACTCGAGTACCATAAAACCACAGAAAAGGATTTTGATGAACTCTATAAAAATATCCCTTTACATGTAAAATATTATGAACAAGAAGCTATGTTGGCTGCATTTTACAATAAAGGGTGGATTCCAAACTTTAAAAACACGAATGAAAGAAAATATTATACTTGGTTCTATATGGACGAGTTCCGTTTGTTCTCTGTGTTCTTTTACCTCGTGTCATTCCTTCGTTCCTGCTCGCCTTCTGTGGAAAAATGAAAACGATTTAAAAGAGGCTCTGGAGTTATACCCAGACGTGTTTAAGAATTCAAGAACAAGTTAAAATAAAGTGGAGATTATGAAATTAGAAAAACCTATTATATTTTTTGATATTGAAAGCACGTCTGTAGAAACACAGACAGCAAGAATCATTGAATTAGCATGTATAAAGTATAATCCTGATGGCACACAAGAGGAAAAAACAATTTTGGTAAATCCAGAAATACCAATTCCTGTTGAAGCTTCGGAAGTTCATGGAATAACAGATGACATGGTGAAAGATTTACCTGTATTTAAACAATACGCCCAAGCTATTAGAAAATGGTTTGGTGGGTGTGATCTAGCGGGATTCAATTCAGATAAATATGATGTACCACTTTTATCAGCAGAATTCGAGCGTGCAGGTTTGGAAGGAATTACGTGGAATCCTAATTTATATGATATTTTAAAATTATATAGAAAACTATTTCCTAATACTTTATCGGATGTTTATAAAAGACTGACAGGAAAAGAATTAGAGGGAGCGCATGGTGCTGTCTTTGATATAAAAGCCACAAAGGAAATTGCGGATATTTTATTACCTGTGTTAATTCAACAATCTGAAACACCAATTGAAACTATAAAAGATATAGACGAATATTTACAAGGAGAGCAAAGAAGATTTGATCTTAACGGAAGTCTGTATGTAGATAAAGATAGGATTATCAGGTATGGCTTTGGAAAGGATGTAAACCTCTCAGTAGTTGATAATCCTGGATTTGCCAACTGGATGCTCGGTAAGGACTTCCCTGCGGAAACAAAAATTAAAATTAAACAATTATTAGGAAAAGAATAAATTATGGAAAGTAAAAAAGTATTATATTGGAGTTACCAATCAAGTCAAACAGTCGTACCTACAGACAAAGAGCTGCAATTGTTTCAAAATAAATACAAAAAGGATTATCAACAGAGAGAATTGTATGAGGATGAAGAATTAGAAGATAAGTTTAGATTAAATGCATGGCGCAATCCTCTTTTTTCCGCTATAACATCAATTATCATTGGTTTTGAGCACAATGGTGAACTCAGAGTTAAATATATTATAGGAACAGAAGTGGATTTACTACAGAATTTTGTTAATCTGGTTAAAACACAGTTTCAAGAATATAACCTAGTCCATTTTGATGCCGAAATTGTATTACCTTATATTGGAGTGAGATTAGATGCTAACAGTCATTTGAATCCTCCACACCCAGACTTAAAGTACAAGGGTTTAAAAAGTTGGAATTTGTCTGGATTTGATCTGAAACAATATTATAAGGGGGCAGGGCGTTATTCTTTTTCATTAGAAGAAATTGCAAGTATTCTAAATATAGATAAAGAGGGAATAATTCCCTATGAAGACGAGTTTACTTACTATAATTCTGAGAATTTTGAGGCTTTGAAGATTTCGGCGATAAAAAAGATAGAGGTGCTGTCACAAACACATAGAAAACTTTTCGAGTTAACACCTTTAAAGACTCTCTTAGTAGAACAGAAAGTTAAAGATGTAGAGCCAGTAAAACCAGTTAATTTTTTACAAGAGTTATACAAATCACAAGCAATGACTTTGGAAATAAGAGCAGGCTTAGAAGAGCAGTTGAAAAAGAAGAAATTAACTAAACGTGATAGAGAGATTGTTAGAGAAATGATTTTAGGAGTATACATTTTAAATGACTTCATCAATAATCAGCAAGATTCAAAAGCCACAATAGAGAAAAAAACAAAAGAAGTAGACACATTTTTAGCAACAATATAAATGACAAAAGTAAAAATAAATTTACCCTCGAAATTAAGTAAGGACAATTGGTTCTATGAAGGCAATGAAAAATTAATTGAACCACATTTAGGTAAATTTTATATCAGTTATTCTACTGTCTCCTCTTGGGAAGATTACAGAACAGATTTTATTAAACAGAAATTAGCAGGTATTAAGTTACCAGAATCTGTATATGCAAATTTTGGTTCTTGGGTAGGAACTACAGTAGAATTGAATGAAGTACAGCCTAATGCTCATGGATTTACGGGTGGGGAAAATATAAGTCTAATTCCTAGACGTGAAAATACTGTTTATGAAAGGATGATCCTTATTGATATGGGAGAATTCGTTGTCATTGGTTTTATAGATATTTTTGAAGATCTAGGTGATAACGTATGTAATTCGAAAGATATAAAGACAGGGGGAGCTAAAAAAGAGGCTGAATATACTAAGGAAAGTTACATACAATTGTTATTATACTGTTATGCCTTGGTTTTAGAAGGTTATACAATTAATGAAATGGGTGTGTGGTTTTGTCGAAGAACTGGATCACATATCAAACCGCCTTTGAACTTATCAACAGAGCAATTTTATATACCCTTACAATATACCGAGGAAAGAGTGAAATACGCTTTGGATAAAGTTACAAGAGTAGTAGAAGAAATTAGTGAATATGTAACGGTTTACAATAAATACTTCGCAAAATAACATGTGGAAATATACAGACAAAGAACTCCCAATAACATATAAAGAAGGGTATTGGGACGGAAAGAAAAGCGATGAAGTATTAGTCCAAGATGAGCACAATGATTATTATGTAGCTGTTTTGTATTCAGGATTTATAGATGGATCAGATTTTAATGATTGGTATACTAGTAATGATGAGTATGAGCTTGGTGATGTTGTGAGGTGGATGGAGATTCCTGATTAATTTTCTTTTTCCGGCGAAATTTTTTGGATTTTCCTTGCGTAAGTGAAATAAAGGTTGTAGGTTTGCAGTAATAAATTATAAACATAAAAATTAGACATGGTAACAACAATTTTACTAATTATTTTCGTAGTAGTATTTGGAGCTTTATTTGCTCAGAAAAAATTAACTTTAATAGAGACTCTTCCAGATGGAAATCTAAAATTCCACTACAAACCTGTAGTTGCAGCAGTGGTATTTCTTCTACTTATTTTATTACAACCTTATTCTTTAAAGAAAGTGGAAGCGGGTTACAAAGGATTAGCCGTTAATCTAATTGGAGATACTCGTGGAGCTTCGGCTATTAAAGAAGTATCAGGATTAGTTTTATTTAATTCTTATACGCAGGAATTACATGAAGTTGCTTTAGACCAAAGAAACATTGTTTACCCTAAATCTACTATTATTGCTAAGGGAGGTTTTCCCTGCGATATTCATCCAACATTTAATTATTCTGTAAAAGAACATGCCGCTGCGGATATGTTTACCAATCTAAGGTCAACATTTAAAAGAGGTGGTCTAGAAGCAATTGAACAAGGATGGTTACAAACAGCAATTCTAGGAGCAGTTAATGATGTAGCTAATAGGTTTGTAATAGATGATATTTTTAACAACCGTCAGCAGTTTGAAGCGGCTATTGTAGTTGAAGCCAATAAAAGAGTTGGTAAATGGTTTTTTATTTCTCAGTTGAAAACAAATATTCAACCGCCTGGATCTATTGTAAGTTCAATTAATGCCAAAGCAAAAGCCGTTCAAGATGCAATTACCTCTGAGTCACAAGCTAAGGCAGCAACAGCAGATGCACAAAGAAAGATAGCAATAGCAAAAGGAGATTCAGCAACAGTTGTAATTAAAGCCTCGGCGGAAGCATTATCTTTAGAGATTAAACAAAAGAAACTATCTCCTATTTATATTGAGTACATGAAAGCTCAACGTTGGGATGGAAAACTTTCAAATACAGTTGTTGGGGGAGCAAATGGAACTTTAGTTAATTTGAAATAAGAATTCCAAGCCGAAAGGAAGAAAATAAAACGGCGGATTTGGTGGCACTACAGGTTCACTCGTAATCAAGTAAGAACGTAGGACTTGTGCTGGTAGGTAAGCTACTATTTTTTATTTATTAATTTTATTGCGCGAAAAATGGAAATCAAAACAACAATAACAGTAGAAGCTGTATTCACTATAGATGACTTAAAAGAGATATTATCCGAAAAGCTTGGAATTTCCGCAAAAGAAGTTGAAATCAGAGAAATAACTGAAACACATGCAGAACCAGGAGGAGATCCGCATGATGCTTGGTATACAGAAATTTTTACTGGAATTAAATTAACTTATACAGAATAGTTATGCAAGAATTAGATGAACATAATCCAAATGACTGTAAAGAAAATTACATGAGGTGGTTAAAAGAAAATGACCCTATTTACTATTACGAAATTACTTCTAACCCTACAGGCGGAGATGGAGATGATGATTTCAGTTTTGTAGGTTTCATTATTGTTTTTCTTATAATAGTCTCTGTATGTTACTTCTTTTTCGCCGGAAAATAAACTTAAAACAACAATAAACATGTACACACAAGATGGGGCACTCGTGCTTAAAGACGGAGTAGTATTAACTACAACAGAAGTAATAGAGAAATTAAATTACTTACAGAGAATAACAGATAAGTGGAATGCACTTGATGAGGAGATTGGTAAATATTATGATGAGCCGACTTATGATGCAGAGAATGACTGTGACTTTGATGAAGACAATGGTAATTTATGTGACATTGGTGAAACAGCAGCAATTGCTTTTGGATACTTATAAAAATAAATAATATGAACAATATATTCAGCAAAAGTAGTAAGATAGAGTTAAACAACGAGTGGCACTTAGAGCCGGATTCAGATAATGGCGTTATTTTAATTTTCTCAGAAATTCGCGAAAGAAAAAATAAAAAGACAGAAGAGCAGGAAGAATTTCTATACACTGAACCTTACTATTATCCACGTGTAGGCAGTGCCTTAAAACACTTTGTAGATACCACACAAAACGAATCAAAAACTTTAGAGGAATTGATTGCAAAAGTGGATTATAATACAGAACTTTTAGAACGTTTGAACAAAGAGTTCATGCAGTTTAATTAATACAAGCCAAAATGAAAATACTATATGATAAATGGGCAGACAAGAAGGTAACTTATGGAGGAGTCTTTGGTTTTGTCTGTGGATACACGCCTACAACATTATTAATTGCTATGGAGTTTAATCCACCATACAGCTTTAGGAAGTTCGGAAAAGAGGAGCACACAATAGCAGAGAAATATAAAGATAGTAAATATCGTTATGCATATGCATTGGAGAGTACATTAGAAAAAGAACATCCAAATGACGTACAAAGAAATTTCAGTTAAATATAACATCCCCGTTTCTGCTTTATACCGCCGAGCACATGTTTTAAGATTAGAAGGAAAGTTTAAAGGGGTTAACATAACCTTTAGTAAAAAACAGATAAAAGAACTTATAAATTATAAACCTGTTATCTTTCCAGAAGCTAAAAAAACTGAAAATCATGTTAGGAAGATAGCTATTATAGAGTTTTATTTGAAGTTCGGCGGGGTAAACAAAGTAAGCAGAATGTTGAATATACCAAGAGGGGCTGTTGGAAAAGCAATAAAAGAATTTGAGGAAACAGGCTGTATAGTAGTAGCTTCAAAATTAAATACAATGGAAGAAATAATAATACATGGATAAAAACACCATATTAAGCCTAGATATAATAATTCAACAACAGCTCCTTATAGAAAACCTGGAAGCATTTAAACGAACGTCTTTATTCCGGCACAAAAAAGTAAATCTCATTAAATCGCTTATAATAGAATTAGAAAAAGACACTGTAGATGATTTCAATAAGGCCTTCAATTTAGATGCTGAGACTTTGATGTCAGTTCAGGATAATTATGAATATGCAATAAAAAGCTTTGCTGTGAGAAATATACCCAATAAGATATTTATGGCTCAGATGTTAATGGCTTTTGAATTAGATGGTAGTGGTATGGAGGCGAATGTCAGCAGGATTTTAAAAAAGTTTAATAAATAATTGCTGTTTTATTTGTTTTTGCGGAAAATATGATTAACTTTACAAAAAATTAATTATGAAACAAGTATATTTGGCACACTGGTCAGACGACACAAGTCCAGAATTCGCCGACGAAACACTAGAAGGACTATTTTCAAAAATAGATGAGTGGTACGGAAAAGAAGGTGAAAGAATATTTAAAAGATCAACTGAAAAATACGAATCTTGTTTCTTTGGAACTGTAACTTATGAGTATATGTATAAAGGAGAAAAAGAGACGGACTCCATTAAAATTCTAAACTACTATTATTGATGACAGAATTAGAGAAGAAAAAAGCAAACAAGACTTTTGTCTACACAGTAATAACAACAATAATTATATTAGGAATTATAATTTGGAGAATAAAAACTTCTGTTTAAATCTTTTTGCGCGAAATAAAAAATAAATATGAAAAATTTTGAATACTGGAAAGAAAGTTTAGGACAAGCTTTATCCGATAGAATTTTAACAACTAAAGAAGTGAAAGATATTATGAGTATTTCTGAAATGGAGTATGAATATACAGAGCACGAATCACACGCAATTTCTGAGCCTAAAGTAAGATTTGTAGAAAATGGAGTAGAAAAAGAAAATAGGATTTTGAAAGATTATATAGCTAAAATTAAGAGAGTAGACAGTGTAAATGTTATAGGGGATCAAGTCGAACTTTATAGTAAATTACCTTAAAAATTGGCACACAAATATAATAAAATAACGGCAGAACAGATTCTAGCATTATTCGCCGGAAAAGAAGTAATAAACACAGAATACATCAAGACAAAACTAAACTGTTCCAGATACAGCGTTATCAGATGTATAGGAGAATTAATTGACGATAATAAAATTAGATTAACAAACAACGGCTATCGAGCCATTTAAAAACAAAAACCATGAATAGAAGAAGTTTACTAGAGAGCAACCTTACAGAAGGTCAAAACGTAACAACAGTGATTAGCAATACACTTGCAAAAGATGCTAAATTTATTAAGAAAGCTAAGAGAGATCTTGAGGACTCTATTGAGGTGGCAGAAGAAGCACTAGAAGAAAGATTAGCTTCTAACACACCTTTAGACAAATCAACAGTAGAAGTTTTATTTGCTAAGATTTTAGAATTAAAAGAGTCTGCTAAACTTTATGAGCAGTTCGAGAAAGAGATTTTAGCCCAAGACTAATCACAGCCCTCTTAGGAGGGTTTTAAATTTAAACTATGAAAGCAATATATTTTAAGACCCCTACTTTACTTTCCCACTTAGATTTATTTTCTATGGGAGGTTCTGATAAAGCTGATGATGAAACTCTCGTGGGTAAATACAACTCTGGATTGTGCTATTCTATGGCTCTGGCTTTGAGAAACAATGTTGATATGTCTGTTAAAGTATTTCATACAGAACCTTTTGGAGAATATGAGGACAGACAGTGTGAAACTCTGTACACTATTGATACATATAATGAGGTATGCGAACAAACAGAGAAGGAAAAAGAATTAATTCAAATTACTAAATCTGTTTCAAAACAATCTTTCTTTTCCGTTCATTGTGAAGATCTTGAGGGCGGAGATTATGATCCAGAAATTATTCAGACAGGGTATAGTCCTAAGTTAGGTATAGACTGGAGTTTGTGGATGTTGCTCCGAGAAATTTTTTCTAATATGACTGATGAAGGTGGTCAGTATTTTGAAGACGAGTGTACGTCTGCTTCTTATGGGACTATTTTTAAATTAGAATTTGAAGAAAACTCAGAATTTGCTGAGATTTGGAATAATCGCCATTTGTATATTAATGAAGAAGAGCCAATTTATAAGATTTCAGATTCAGTAGAAATATTAAGGAACAAGGAAAAATATTTAAGAATTTACAAACAAAACATCTTAGTTTATAAAGATGAGAATGTCCCTAGCCGATATGCTTTCAATGTGAAGAATGCGCAAATTGATGAGAGAAGGATTTTATCAAATGTGTATGAAGTTGAAGGTGAAATTTGTAATGCTATAATGAATACCAAGAATGAAGAATTTCTTCGTGAAATAATAACCAAAGACTTTACTTGTGAAAATAAAGAATTTTTGGCTAATAGGGGTTGTTGGAGTTCTGCACCGGATCTAGTTCACGATATTGCTTTTGAAATTTATGAAAAGCATGGAGATGTCAAGTCTTATGATTGGATTATGGAGAAAATTAAAATCAGAAAAGATTGCAAAATTGCTGGTCGTAAAATTTCTAATATTGCTGACCATATCTGGAGTTACTCTGATAATGTTACTGTTGAAAGTCCACCAGAGCCTTATGCTGAACCTGCTGTTGAGAATGAAGAAGGAGAGATTCTTATCAGTTCTTTTGCCGCGGAAATAAAAAATAAGTACAAATTCGACCTAGACATTGAAGTAAAAAGAGCAAAACTTAAAGGTTCAAAATCAATAATGGATAGATTTAATAATTGTGTTATCATAGATGAAGACTTCAATGTAGAAACTGACTTTCACGAGTTCATAATACAATACATTGATTTAACACAAAAAGGTAATGTAGTCACCAATTTATCGAAATATATTTGCAAACTATTAGAGAAAGAGCTATGAACAACTTAGATGCAATAAATATGAACCTTATGAAAGCAATCAAGATAAAGAATAACATTGGTAAGTTTTCTACAGGCGGTCATTATCCAAATTTCACTTCAAGAGGTAAAGTATGGGGAAGTAAACAAGCTGTAAAATTACATTTAAGACAGTTTTGTGATACATATAAACGCACACCAGAGGGTTACATTAATAAATGGCAGAACAATATTCCAGAAGAGTGGATCGTAGTGGAACTATCGGAGGCAGGAATTATAGAATACTCGGCAAAAGAATTATATCCAAAAACAGAAGAATAAGTATGGAAACAAGAATAAATCCACAAAAAGCAACACATATAGAAATTACACCAGCTAGTCCGTCTGGGTATATATGGAAAGATGAAATAGTTGAAGAAAGAGTATTTTTTGGTTTACTGCTTAAAACACGTGGTCAAAAAGAAGGTTATTATGACAATTGGGGCTTTCGATTCGAAACAGGAGATTTTAAAAGTATTGACATTGTAGGAAATGAAGTCTGGTTTGATCCGTTCTTATCTGTTTATTGCGGCTCTAAGAGAATTTATGGCAGGCATTACGCCACGATGGAAGAGATTAGAGAGCTGTGTAGTAGAGAGTTTCCAAACATAAGTGTAATCCTTAGCTAATATGTATTTAAATTTCAACCCAATAGAAAAGAACCTCCAAAGAGGAGACCTTGAGTTACTAGTAGCCCTTAAACAAGTAGAAACTGATTATTTATTAAAAGAGTTGACAGAAAGTGATTTAAAGCGTTTTAAAACATTAGATTTTATAAGTGAGGTCAAGCTAAAGAAAAAGACAGATCATGTCTATACAACGCTCAGAGCATCTGATATTTTAAAGAAACTGCTGATTTCTATTTCCTTTGAAGGTGCACCAGATGACGAATCAAAAAAGATAGGCGAATGGGTGTTTTCAGTATTTAAAAATAGAAGTGGCGGTATTATAAAAAATAAGACGGAAACTATCAGAAGGATTCATTGGTTTAAAACTGTGACAACTATCCAAGGTAATTTTCTTGCACTTCTTATACAAAGTTATTTTTCAGATACATATGATGCAAATTCAGGATTATCTGTTAAAGAATTCATGGATGCAAATCCTAGAGGAGTTTTAAACCAAATGGCTGATAATATTGCTTGGTCGCCACCTAATCATTTCGCCAGGAACTATACTTTAGCTGATTCACCCCTTTATCGTTACTATGAAGATAACGAGCAGTACATTAAAAGTATGTGGGAAGCTAATTTAGATGAGGCGGGAAATAAAAAATAATCAAATATAAAATATGGCTTTATACCAATCTACAGAACTTACAAATAGCACAGTAACATTAATTAATAAGTTTCAGACGGGAGAGATAAAACCAATTTCTGTAGGAATTCCACATTTAGATAAGGTTTTGATGGGTGGGTTATTACCTTCCACGATTCTAGGTATTATTGCAAGATCCCAAAACGGAAAAAGCTATGATTTAGAAAGGATACAAAGACACTTACTTGATACTCAAGATGATGTTGTAATTGTAAATTGTAATTGGGAGTTAACGTTTTTTAAAATATTAGTTAGGGATATTTGTCAAAGGACAGGACAAACAATGGATCAGGTTTTGTTTAACAACCCATCAGAAGAGGAATTAAAGAAGTTATCTGAAATTTGTAAATCTCATAGGAATGATAATATCTATTACCAGAACGAACCTGTCAACGCCAAGCAGTTTGCTATTGACATTGAAAGTATTATCACCAAATACCCTGATAAAAAAATTGTAGTTTCTATTGATAACCTGGAAAATGTATTAGATGAAAAAGGCAGTCAAAAGACAGCTATGGATGCATTACTGTATGAAATTAATAGGCTTAAAGGTTTACATCCTTATATTTGCTTCATAATTCTCAATCAAATGAATGATAATTATATTCTGAGAGCAGACAATATAAAAAATCAAAGACCTATTGAATCAGATGTGTATGGTTCGGGACAACTTCTTAAACTGTGCGACGTACTTTATATTAAAATGTTACCGTGGAGATTAGGAATCAGGGATAAATTTATGATTTTTGGAAAAGATAGCTATGATTGGCTGGAAGATTATAAGTTATACTCCGACAACGGGAATACAGCAAGTTTTGAGCCTTTAGGAGTCTCGTATTATTTTTATTTAAAAAGAAGAAATGCAGATATTAAAGATATTCAGGATGTTTTCGCGGAAAAAATATTTAAAACAGATGAGCTTAAAAATAAATATCCAACTAATACACCAACATTCTCAACAACCGTTCCTGTCTTCAACAATGAAGCATTTACAGTAGAGAAGTTTCCACCGACACCTTTGATGAGTCTTAATGATGCTTTTGGGAGTAGTGATGATAAAGAGGATGTGAATTCTCCGTTTTAATAATAAAGTGAACAAGGCACTCCATTAGCTTTCTCCCAAACCTGTGTGCCCGAAAGACCCGTAGGTAAGCTTGTCTTATCAGTGAAAGCAGTTAGGGGAGATTTTATTAGAGACAGGTAGAGATATCTGTCTTTTTTGTTTTTAAATCTTTTTCCGCGGAAAATTAGGATTATTAAATAATATATTATAAATTTGACAAAAATATAAATTATGGACTTAGTAAGTTATGGAGGCATTTCCTCAGATTTTACAATAATTGCACAACTAAACAAGTTATTGCAAAAAGAATTAAAGGAGACAAGGTTAGATTGTTACGATGTTAATTGGTCTGATAGATTGAGAGCCGAGGTAGTAAATAAATTTGTTATAAATGGAATTGATTTTCCAGCCACATATGAAATATTTAAACCAAGTAAAAATTATCCATCTCATGTAGATAAAGGCGGAATCAGTTATTTTATTCCTTTAGAAGAGGGTTATTTTACTATTGAAAATGTGAATTACCCTATTGTCCCTTTTGTTCTATATTCCTTTGAGGATTCTAAATTACATAATACTGATTTTGGTGCAATAATGTTAAAATAAAATTAATCAAGGGGAGTTTGAAAGCTAAATACTAGTCGGGCTGGTCAAGGGCGCAATCTTTTAAAGGTAAATATCTAGTTACTGAGTTCCCTTTAAATTACCGTAGGTTCAAATCCTGCACTCTCCACAAAAATAAATAATTATGGCACTTAACGAAGAAACAAGATATTGGTTATACATGGATTCTGATGATGAACAAGAATTGCCTGAATCTGAAATAAGTAAGTGGAGAAGAGAGAACCCTAACTTAATTTAATGAATAAAAAACAATATCAACAGGCTTTAAAATCTCCTGAGTGGTTAGCTAAAAGAGAAAAAATTAAAAAACGAGATGGATATAAATGCGTGAAGTGTGATTGTAAAGAGCAATTACATGTTCACCACAAATACTATCTGCCGGATAAAATGCCGTGGGAGGTACCTGATGACTGTCTAATAACCCTTTGTAAAGTTTGTCATGAAAAAGAGCATAAGGGCAGGGATATAATGTCTTTTGTAAGAGCTACACCTTCGAATAAAAAGAAGCTACGAAAGGATAAGAAAAAAAGAAAAAGTAAGAGGACATTTTCCATGAACCCAACTGACAGGGAGTTACAAGATAAATATGATGCACTAAAAAGTAAAAACAAGCTCCCTGAATCTACTTATAAACCTTTGGAAAAGAAGGGTAAAAAAAGAAAACGGAAGTAATATAAGATACTGATAAAAGCCCTAACTATACCCAATTGTAAAAATAAATCATTTTTCTCTTGTGTAATCAAAATATTAGTTATAAGTTTGTCAAATATAAAAGCGAAAGCGTAATAAATAGATATTATGGAAAAATATACATTAGATGAGGCTTCTGAATTAGCTTTGCAAGTAAAGTGGAAAACCAGCAGTTGTGGTAATGACACTTGCTGGTGCAGGATTATTGAGCCTGATGAACCTATTTTATATGGAGAAAATAACGAAGAGTTTTATATTATTGGTTCGGGGGCTGTTGATAAGGAGTTTGCCGAGTATTTTGTTTTTCTTCATAATGAATCTTATAATAAATAAAAATAATGAGTTTAGTTAAATTACACAGACAAGAGTGGGCGGATAAAAAATCTACAAAAAGACTGAAAATAATTCTAAATAAATGTAGAAGAAATTATAATGAGCTGTATAGAGTAATACACCTTTGTAAGTCTTATGACCTGCCTACTGAAAAAGTTGATGCGTTATATGAAGCATGGGTTTTAAAAGCCGCAAAACTAGAAAATATTATTTTTAGAAGAGAGTATTACATTCCAGAAACCGAACCTAAGATATGGACAAAGAAGAACAGTTAAGAATCTACTGGGAAAGAAGAAGTAACTGCATAAAAGGAAAACATAAGTTAAAAGATAATAGTTTTGGTATTACTTGGTGCGTTACCTGCGGATTTTTATCTAATAAGCCTGCGCCTATTGGAATATTTAAAAATATCAATTTATTACAAAAACAGGATCAATTAATTTGGCCGCATAAAATAATTTAAAGATGACAGCAAAACAATTTATAGAAGAGAAACAAGCCGGAGTACTTTTAAATGATTATACTCTAACAGATATGATTTGGTTTATGGATAATTACGCTAAGTTACATGCAGTTGAAATTATAAAGAAGTTTAGTAGGACAGAAGCAGAATATCAAGCTAATATTAAATATGGGTTTCCACAATATAACATTAAATAATTATGAAAAAGGTATTATTAAAACTAGTAGAATGCGGTTATTCATTTGAATATGAAAATCTCAATAGTAATGGAGAAAAAGTTACAGTTTACAATAATGGGTTAGAGATACAGAATTATCAAGGACATGTTACTTTTGATTATGATGGAGAAATGGAGGGTTATGACGAAAGTGACTCTGTTTTTGATCTTTTTTGCACGAAAATTGAGCAGATTATGGTTGAGGAAACTTCATCTTTTAATTAATGAAAGAAATTTGTAAATTAGCGCAGGAAAAAGAAATTAAAACCGTCTTAGACCAGTTAAATAAAGATTATGATAAAGAAATATAGAATTTACGAGAGAGTTGAAACATCATTAGAAACAGAAACTGTATATAGCGGGTATTCAAGTTACAAAGCACAATCAATTCTATTTAGAACTTTCGATTATGAAGATTGGGACAGATCCAGACAAATGAGTGATGGTTTTGACTCTTTAGAAGATGCGGAAAAGTTTCTTGAAGAAAATATTGAGAAATATGGTTTTTATACAATAATAGCTGAATACACAAATAATGCAGAATAACACATTTCTCCAAGACTCAATAGAACATGAAAACAATTTTAACTTAAATAAAGACATTTATTATGACTTACAAATTAAAGAAATGGTATCCGTCCCTGCCGAAGACCTGGAAGAAAGGAACAATTTTAATTAGATACGCACCTACAGTTGGTTTTGTCTATTACAGCGATATTTATGACAGTTATCAAGTAAGTAAAGAAGAAGTTGAGGATAATCCAGATTGGTATAAAAAGATATAATGATGAATAAAGTAAACAGACTTGAAGTAATTGACCATACGTCTAAAGGAGAAGGAAGAGCTTATATTAAACGAGGTGATATAAACGTAGAAATTGAATATCAAGACGCAGGACAAACAATTAAAATATTTATAACTGATGGAAAAAGCTATCCAGATAATAGAGAACAAAATAATATTCCTGAATTCACTAACAGAAAATAAAGAGCTGTTTAAGAGCAGGATAATGATTTTAAAAGATGTACTTAAAGATTTAAAGAAAGAATTATGAGCAGAAGAAACGTAGATTTCAGTAAACATATTTTATTAGAAACACATTACACAAATCCTATAACAAAACATAATTTAGATGTTTGGGACTTTAAACTTCCAGATAGCGAATACACAAATAGAGTTACATTTATTAATTCCTGCGGGGTATTAACAGTAACAGGTGACTTTGCTAATTGGGTATTTGATAGAGAATTCCATCCCAGTCCTGATGGATTTGTTTCTGATGGTTATTGGGCGGGCAAATTAAGACAATCAAGCCAGCAAGAGTCATCACATTACGATGCAAAAGAAACTGAAAAAGAATTGTTGGAATTAATAGAATCAGGTCTAGAAGAACAAGGTTATAAAGATAGTGAGCTATTCAGAGCAAAGGAATTCTATGAAGAGCTTCTTAATTATGTTGATGATGAAATAGAATACACATACCACGCTTACAGAGATTACAGTAGGCCTGATTTTCTAGATCATGAAGATATTCCGTTTTGTAAGTCACTTCATACATGGTTGGAAATTGTATTTGATGCTTTTGATTATATTTGTAAAAGACTTAAAGAAGATGAAAACAAAACTGCTTAGAAAAGTCCGCAAAAGATTTGAAATAAATTATTACCCTAATGGGTATAGTTTTGGTGGAGATAGATGGGAAACAAGTATGCCTTGTGTAGTTCTTATAGATAATTATACATTTTTTACATCTCCGATTAGGCACGTAGCGAGTGTTAATATATCAAAACAAAATGGGTACTGGGAATGCTATAATGCTCTGAAAGAGATTATTTTAAATACGTATTGGGAAAAGGGAACTCGCCGCAATAAAAAACTAGAAAAGATAGAAGAAAAACTATGGTACGGTACAAAGTAACAACAGAAATAAAAACCGCTCTATGGAAGAAAATTCTAAGATGGTTTAAAATTATTCCTAAACTACCTGTGTTTACGTTAATTTTAAATGCAGATTTTAGAGTAGGTCACGTATTATATGGCGGCCAAGGAAAAGTAAAAATATTAAAAGTATTGAAAGATGAATAAATTTAAATTATATTCAGGGTTATTATTAGCATTAACTGTATTCAATCTGTTATTTAATTCTTTCTTTTACTTAGTTTCTGAAATGGAATTAATAAGATACATGATTAACACTGTGTTTGGACAGGTTTTATGTGCTGGTGGTGCTGGATATTTAGTATTTTCCGCGAAAAAAGAACCTAAAAAGAAACAGATTTACACCTACAAAGAAAACAAATACACAGTAATAAGAGAAAACGTATTAGTAAAAGATCCAACTACAAGAAAATGGATTAACTGTACTTATTATACTAATGAAGAAGGATATTTAAGATTTTGCAGAGAGACTTCTGAGTTTTATTCTAAATTTGAGAAACTATGAAAGAGTGGTGGAAAACATTAGACATGAACGACCCTTACTTATGCAAAATATTCGGCGGTATGTTTGGCAGTTTAGAACAAAGGCAAGAGCAGTTGTATATAATTCGTAGAGGATTTAATTTTGAAAAGAAATAAAAGATGAAATTACAAATAGAATTAAACGAAGAATTAAATATAGAAGCTCAATTGTTAACTATAGCTAAATATATTGAAGACTATTCAACTACATATAAAGAAGAGGGATTTTTAGGAATGTGGAATTACAAATATAATGTAAAAGAAACTGATAAAGATTCTGGAGTAAAAGTAGAAACAGAACAATACACACCTTTTCATGTAAGCTGTCAGAAGACTAAAGGTGGTATAGTGAAATTTAAAATATGGAACGGGTAATTAATTTCGGCGAAAAAAGAATAAAAACAGAAAAAATGAAAGTAAAGAAACTAAAATACAACTGGCATCAAGTGGGATCAACAGAAAGCAGAGACGGAGCAGGAGAAGATTATGACTGGTTTGAAGTTGGACAGAATGGTGTAGTAACAATACAAGAATGGCTGCCAAGTACTGACATACCTTTAAATTATCTCGCTGTTTTTGAAGATGGCAGACAAATCAGGATTTTTAACCCTAATATTGTGGAATATACTAAGTAAAACCATGAAAGAGCAGTTAATAAGTTTAGAGACGGCAAAAATATTACACGACTTAAATATACCAGAGTTTGATGCAGATACTACTGTATATGTAATGTGGAGTAAAGATTGTGATCATAAGACTAAAATTCCCTTTGAACCAAAAGTATTTTTAAATGGAAATTATTATGAAGATTTTGAATGTGACTTAGAAGAGTTTAAGAAAATATTTAAAGCGGGTAAAAAATATCTACAGATACAATTTCCAACACAAAGCTTACTTAAAAAATGGCTTAGAGAAACACATAATATTGGAGTTGAATCATATCATGACTATGATCCTAAAGATAAAGGGTCTCAATTTTATACAAGTTGGGGGTATTATAATGGAAAAGAAATTGATGGAACTGCTAATGTTAATGGCTGGTATGATGAATATAACGATTGGAAGAAATATGAGGATGCTTTGGAGTTTGGCTTGCAAGAGGGTTTAAATATGATAAAATCGGCGAAAAAGGTAGAAACAGATGAAAAAATTTGATGAAAGAACAGTAATTGTATTAGACAACGGTAATTACAAATCAACTTATGCAGAAAAATGTCCTTTTAAAGCAATAGTAAAAGATGTTTATGAAAGAGAGATAATTGTAACCTCTATAGCGACTGGAAAGGAATATGAACTTTATTACTCTCAGATTTTAGAAACTATGGAGATTGATGAAATAAAATATATGTTGTCTGGAGGTGAATATGGAGGATATGATCAAAATAAATTACTGAAAGAAGGTAAATTTTTTAAATAATTTCGCGTAAAACTGAAAAATGAGAGACTACAAAATAGCATTAGAAAATGAAGACCTAATAGAGCTGGGTTTCAGAGAAACAGAAGATTGTCTTATTTTTGACTATATAGAAGACTATAGAATAATCTATAAAGGTTATGCGTGGGTTTTATATAAGCTTACTGGAGACATAGAAAATTTCATTCAAGATTTTAGAGATAGGGATGAATTTGTGGGATTTTTTAAAGTATTGAGCAGAGAAAGTTTACTTTATTAAGGATTTCGCGGAAAAAGAGGCTACGAAAAGTTTTAAAACAAAAAAAGTAGGAGATGAAAGAATACATATTATGTGCAGCAGTTTGGTATAAAGAATTCCCACATATAAAAAATAAAGAAGTGCCTTTAAATAGGTATTTACCAAAGAATTGTGAATCAGGAGTAGTATTTACAGGACTAAGACACGGACAATGCATTTATACAAAAAGTGCAGTAACAGGTTTAAGAGATTGTGAAGCCGGAGAAAGTATTCAAGGATTTCTAACTAATCTAAATAGATTTGTAGACAGAGAAGAAGCTTGGAATATAGCAGAAAAAGCTGACCAGATTATTATGGTGAGTGGTGGAAAAGGAACTTTATATAGTGAGGATTTATATTAATTTCGCGGGATAAAAACAATGAAAATAGAAATCAGAAAAAACGACATAATATATCCTCTATTCACAGAAGAACTAAGAACACATCTACAAACCAAACTTCATAAAGAAAGAACAGACTCTCAGACTAAAATGAAAGAAGACGGATGGGGAGTTACAAAATTTGGAGACCCTAATCCTGAATTCTATGGAGACGGAGGGAGATGGTTCTGGAATCACTTTGCACACACTATTTTAACTAAAGAAATGGAGTTATTTCCTCACTTAAAAGTAAAACCTAATGGTAAAGCTTTTATGAGAACAACAGAAGTTATAGACGGTAAGTTTAAGTTACTGCCTTTTCCTAATATAATGGATGACAGGTGCTTTAAATACTTCAAAGATTTCGAGTTTAGTGTAGATGGATTAGGAAAAGATTTTTATTTGATGGGTGTTGGTGTAGGTAATTTTTATTAAAACGTGAAGGATGGAAGATAAAGGAGTAGAAGAGAACAAAGAACAAATAATATTCTTAACTTATGATATTGAAACTTTTCTAAGTATCTTTTGTGTTGTATTTAAATATCAAGGAAGGTATAAAACATTCGAAATAAGCGAGAGAAAAGATCAGTATGAAGAACTAATAGCTTTTCTAAAAGAAGGTGCTTTAAAACGCTGGTTTTTCATCGGATTCAATAATTGCCGATTTGATGCGCAAGTCCTTCAATGGTTAATGGAAGCTAAAGAGCCATTTAAAAAACTGACAGGAAAAACTAAGGCAAAACATATTATGGAATTTGCTCAGTCTGTTATTGAAAAAATAAATAGAAAAGAATTTCCTCCATATCAAGAATCTAAATTATCTTGTCAACAGTTAGACTTATTTTTACAGAACCATTACAATAATCGTGCAAGATCTTGTAGCTTAAAGTGGATCGAGTACTCCATGAACTGGAAAAAAGTTCAAGATTTACCTTATAAATTTGATGAAGTTCTTGAAATAGGTAAATTTGACGATGTTATTCTTTATTGTCATAATGACGTAGACGCAACAGAAGAATTTTTCAAGAAATCAGAAAAATTAGTTGAATTAAGATTTACTCAACAGATGGAGAATCCTCATCTAGAATTATTTAATAAATCAGATAGTAGTATTGGAGAAGCATTATTTTTAGATTTGATGTCTGAGAAATTAGATATTGAAAAAAGTAAACTAAAGAAAATGCAAACTCGCCGTAAAACAATTGAATTAAAAAATATAATTCTTCCTTATATTAAATTTGAAACACCTGAATTCAATTCTGTTTTAGACTTTTTTAAAGAACAAATTATTACCGAAGATACTAAAGATGCTTTTAAACATTTAATGGTATTCGATGAAGGTGAATATTTCTATGGTTTAGGAGGCCTCCATTTTGCAAGAGGAAATTCTATATTTAATTCAAATGAAAAAGAAATTGTACTTTCGATAGATTTTGCAAGTTTTTACCCAAATATCTCGATCAAAAATAGATTTTACCCAGAACATTTATCTGAAGCTTTTTGTGTATTATATGAAGAATTGTTTGAAAAACGTAAATTAATTCCTAAATCAAACCCTCAAAATACGGCAATTAAGTTACTTTTAAATGCGGCTTTTGGTAAAGGAGGCGATGAATACAGTTTTCTTTACGATAAATTATTTCAAATGGCTATCACAGTAAATGGTCAGTTAATACTTTCAATGCTCTGTGAACAGCTCTCTAAAATAGAAGGTGTTAAGATTGTAATGGCAAATACCGATGGTCTTGAGTTAATTGTACCTAAAGATAAAAAAAGAGAAGTATATAATACCTGTGTATCAATTGAAAATCTAACTGAATTACAATTAGAATATTCAGTTTATGATAAATTGTTTACCCGTGATATAAATAATTACCTGGGGATTGATACAAATGGTAAATTAAAAATGAAAGGCGCTTTTGAAATTGATGTAGAAATGCATAAAAATCGTAGTCAAAGAATTGTACAAATTGCAGTTATGAGATATTTTATTCACAATGTGCCAGTAGAAGAAACAGTTAAAAATCATTTATCAGTAGGTAATTACGGTAAAATAGAGAATCAAGGGATATATGATTTTTGTATAGGTAAAAAGATACAAAGTAATCAGAATTATACATTAGAAGATGATGAGGAAAATATTATAAAAAATATCAACGATAAAGTAATTAGATTTTATGTTTCAACTAACGGTGATAATTTGCGAAAAAATTATAATGATGGTCGTAAAGAAATAACAGTTGGTGGTAGTAAAATCTCAATGTTTATGGATTATTATAAATCTGAAAATTATGAAGTTGATTATGATTATTATATCAATCAAGCTTTTCGAATTATTCACAGTGTAGATGGAACAGAGGAAAGATTGGAAGCTGAAAGGAAAGCTTTAATCGAACAGAAGAAAAGAGAAAGAGAAGAAGAAAATTATCTCAAATTTATAATTTCAAAAATACCCACAGAATTACAATATAACACTTACTGGAGACAGTATTTATCTGATATTCATGGCGAACCAAAAGAAATAAAACCTTCTAAAACTAAGGTAAAAAATGAATAAAAATACGAAAGAAAAACCTTATTGTATCTATAGACACCTAACTTCAGAAGGAATGGTATTTTATATTGGTATAGGAAATAATCTTAAAAGACCTTATAATAAAAAACATCGAAGTAAAAAATGGAAAGAATTTATTGAAATTTGTTCTAATTATGAAGTTCAAATACTTACTACAGGTTTAACTAAAGAAGAGGCTTGTGAATTAGAAATTCTTTTGATTGCTTATTATAAAAGAGCCGATTGTTGTGGTGGCAATTTATTGAATCTTACTAATGGTGGAGAATCTACACATGGTAGAAAAATGGAGCAATGGCAACGAGACAAGATGTCAAGAGAATATAAAGGAAAATTTCTAGGTGAGGATAATCCTAACTTTGGTAATTATTGGTCAGATGAGCAAAAGAAATACATGTCAGATCTTAAAAAAGAAGGACACTCAAATGGTTTGCTAAAAATAGATATTGCAAATACATATAAAGGGATTGAAGAAAGAAATAGACGATGGGAAGAAAATCCTCAATTAAAAATTGACATGAGGAAGAAGGTCTCAGAGCATCATAATTTATATCAATATTTAAAAATAGATAAATTAACCGGAGAAATACTAGAGACTTTTGAAAATAGGTTAGAACTATTGGAAAAGAACCCTAATTACAAAACTAGTCCTTTGCTATCTACTTGTAATGGCTGGAAGGCATCGTATAAAGGCTTCTTATGGAGATATAGAGTAAGAGAAACTGGAGAAATAATACAGCCTGAATGTAAGTATTGTAAAAATAATTAGTGTTTCTCTTGCACAGTAATAATATAAGTTGTAGTATTGCAGAAGAATTTCTGTTTTTATTTCTTTTTTGCGCGAAAATCAACAGATAAACGGAAAATAACCGATTTGACTAACAAAATTAAACAAAAATATGCGAGAAATAAAATTCAGATTTTGGGATACACATAGAAATACAATGATTGTACATGAGGATATAAATAAAGAACACGCTTGGTATTACCTAACAGAACCTGAAAAATACTTCATAACTCCAATGCAGTATACAGGATTAAAAGATAAAAACGGACTAGAAATTTACGAGGGAGATATCGTAATTAAAATGGACGCTGATTGGGAGATAGCAGAAGATTGGGATGCCGACGATGAGAGATGGCAACACCCTCTTCCAATTAAAGAGTCTAATAGAGATGTAGTAGATTTAACTCATTTTGGTTTTTGGCTGAGAAACGAGGAATTTGGATATGAAGGGGAGAATTTAGAATCATCAATTTACTATGAAGTAATTGGAAATATTTATGAAAATCCTCAACTTTTAAATCAAAACCTATGAAAAAATTTGAATACAAAATAGATACTAATTTAGGTGAAAACAATTTGAATGACTTCGGTTTAGAAGGTTGGGAATTGGTGTCAGTGAGTAAAGTTAATACTCCTCAATCAGAAGATACAAAATTTTATTTTAAAAGAGAATTGTAGTTATGGCAAGAAATAAAAAAGAAAAAGTAGAACTAACACAAGATGAAATCTACGAGCAAAATAAAGCTAAAGATATTGAAAACATCCAAGAAGATTTTACTAGAATAGGTAACGCACCTAATGAAAGAAAGAAATTTATAATAGGTGAATCAGTGTATGTTTCTAACGGAGGATTTATTTCTGCGAAAATTATTGATATTCTAAAAACTGATACCTATGAGATCGAAATAACTTATAGAATGAATATACCTTATTCATCAAATACTGAAATTCGAACTAGAAAAAGAGTTTTAGGGTGGTATGATATTTTTAAATTATCAGACAATAAATGCGATATCAAATTAGGTGAAGATTTACGACTTAGTTTTATGCAGCAGCAAGTAAGCAGTTTATTAGGTTCATACATTATCAATTTTGGAGTTAATTTTAATCCTTCTTATCAACGTGATTTAGTTTGGAGTCTAGAAGATGAGCAAAAACTGATAGAATCTATTTTTAATTATGTCGATATTGGGAAATTTGTTTTTATTCATTTGGGATATGGTGAGGGCTTAATGTATGAGATCCTGGACGGTCGTCAACGTTTGACAGCCTTGTATAGGTTTTTCACAGATCAGTTTACTTACAAAGGATATTATTATTCTGAACTTCCTTGGAGTTTAAAACACGTTTTCGAAGACACCGCTGTTGCTGTGGCCGTTACAAAAGGTGAGAACCTTAGGAAAAAAGATATATTGAACTATTTTCTGAAGTTAAATACCTCTGGAAAACCAATGGCTAAAGAACACCTCGATAAAATCGAAGTGCAATATAAAATGCTAGAGAATGGAGAATAAAACTTGTAGTAAATGTTCTTTAGAGAAGAATGAGAGTGAATTTAATTTATATAGCTCTAAAAACCCAATATTAAAATCATATTGCAAGGTATGTCAAAAAGAATATGATGAGTACTACGCTAGAACACCGCATGGATTGATTACTTCATTATATAAGTCTTTGAAAAGTAGCAGTAAAACGAGAAAGCATGCCCCTCCTGCTTTTTCAAAAGTAGATTTTACCGAATGGCTGTATAAAAATAATTATTCAGAAATTTATAAGGAGTGGGTTATGAGTAATTATGATAGAGACAAAAGACCTTCTGTAGATCGCTTGAGAGATGACTTAAGTTATTTTTTTGATAACATGAGGCTAATTACTTGGAAAGAAAATGATAAAAAATACAAGGACTCGGTTAAAATTCCAATAGAGGTCATCAATTTGGAAAATAGTTGTTCACAGTCTTTTGAGTCTGTGAGATTTGCCTCTAGAGTTCTCAGTGTGAATAATTGTACAATATTATACAACCTAGATTCAGGTAATGTTATAAATAATAAATATATTTTTAAAAAACTACAAAATGAAAAATAAATATATTTTACTTATAATTGCTGTCCTTATAATAGGAGGTGCTTTTTTAGTAGACTTTGGTTTTATTGTTGCGGGGATTTGTACTACTATTTTAGGTTTCTGCTGTTTTGTTCTTTTCCCTCTTTTAAGTGGGTTTATAAATGATGATTTTTAATTTTTTTTATTCCGCGAAATTATGACAAGTAGAGATTTTGCCTATTGGCTACAAGGATTTTTTGAGATTAGCGAGGCTGATTCAATAAGTACAACACAAACAGATATGATTAAGAGACATCTTAATTTAGTATTCAAGCATGAAATTGACCCAAGTATGGGCGACGAAAAACATCAAGAAGAATTAAATCAAATTCACTTTCCAGTAACAGAAGAGGAAGCTGTTCAAAAGTGGGGTAAAAAGCCGTCAGCAAAACATCAATTCAATATTCACGGTTGGTATAATCCTGAAGAAGGTATTCCAAGATGTTAATTTAACAATTAAAAACTATTATGATATATAATCCAATTGCAAAATCAGAGGCGGATATACAAGAAGCTAAGAACGAGCTAATTATGTTAAACGCAGTAAAAGAGCTGTTAAAGGATAATAATCTAGCCTGCGAGTTAACTATTAATGGAATTACAGTTGGTTTGTGTAGCAATTTGTCTGCTCTTCACGCCGTAAGAAAGAATATAACTGAAATTAATAAATTTTTAAAAGGTGAGCCAAATGAGTGGGAGTAAATTAATATCAATGACAGATTTTGTTTTATATCAAAATAAAAATATAGATGATAGTAATCACGAATTGCTTCAAAAAATTGTTAATTATGCTTTATTTCTAAAACAACCTTTAACGATTGGAATGTTTGTTCCTTGCGATTTGGACGGGAATTTTTTGGAAGAACTACCAGAACGAACAGGAGTTCATAAATATACAAATATAGACGATTCAGAAGAAGAAACAAAACTGATTAAAGAATATCAAGAAGCAAAAGATCGTGTTTTGTTTGAAGGATTTCATATTGAAAATAATTATTTAGTAAAAGGAGATACTTGGTTATGCATGATTTCTGAAATGGAATTTAAAACTATAGAAGAAATATTTTTAGAAGTTGAAGATGTTGAATTTACACTAACCCAAACCACAAAAAAACAAATAGAATCATGACAACAAAAGAAACAGCAATTAAATTTGCATTGTGGTTAAGAGAAGTAGATACTCAGGAAAGAGCTGATGAATGGTTTGGTTATTCTGATGGAGATATGTATGATTATTTTATAGAGAATGTTTTTATCAGTTCTTTTTGCGCGAAAAAACAAATATACGAAATGTAATGAAACAGCGACTAACAATAACAGGGATGTTCAATGATGCATTGACAAATTATGAAGACAAAATGTCTAACATAAGAATGATAGTTGATCTAGAAGAAGATTGTGAATGTACAGCTTATAGAAAATGCGGGACATGTAAATTAATAGCACAAGAAATATTAACAGAAATAGAATAATAATGAAAACACAATTTTTAACATTTTTATTAGGGATTTTTGTGGCAATTAGCTTTGCTGCAACTAGTACAAACCTATTAACAGTAAGACCAGCAAGTCCTAAATACACTGTTGTTTTTAACATATCCGAAGGATCAGAATCGGCTGTAAGTAAAATTAGAGTTTGGATTAAAAAAGGATATATTGTTAAATCCGTTTCTGGAACTAGTTCTTCGGGCTATACTTGGATTGTAGTAATGGAAAAATACTAATTATGAAAGTAAAGATATTATTTAAGAATTACGGCAGAGGAAAAGAAAGAATTATTTTAGTAGACACTGACACCAATATGGCATTTGCTTCATTTGGTAATAAAGATGTACCTTATGAATACTTAAAAGAAAAATATGACAGTATTGGGAACAACTCAACACAAGGCAAGGAAACAGCATCGTTGTAATTATTGCGGGTACATAATCGAACCTAATCAGCAGTACTTTAAAACGGCTATTGTTGATGGAGATTTTTGGATGTGGAAGGCTCACGCAGAATGTACAAAGCTTGTCGATAAATTGGAGATGTTCAAATATGCAGAGCCAGGAGAAGGTCTTACACAAGATGATTTTGTAGAGCATATCTTTCAGGCTTATGACAGACTTACAGAAGTAGATGGAACAACTTCATTTAAAGAGAAGTTAAATTATTTAATTGAGACATTATGATTTGGATATTATTTGCTTTGTTTTTAATTCTTTTTGCGGAAAACCATTTTAAGCCGCGTGTATTCAAAACTATATACAATGACTGGGTGCTTTGGTTTACTTGGAAAAAAGAACGTAAATTTTATATAATTTTTAAAGCGTAGCGTTATGGAAAAAATAGAGTTAGGAATAGACTACTTAGAAAGCATACAATTTGTTGATCAAATGCATGAAGTAACTTTAGATAATGGCTGGGAAGTTCTATTCAATATTACAGCTGATGTAACAGTTTCTGAAAATATTGGTGCAACATTTTACGAAGAGAATCAGAGTACTGTTGATATCCAGAATCTCGAAATTGAGTTGTTGGAAGTTTATGATGATAATGAGCTACTAGAATTATCTGAGGCGCAGGAAAAAGAAATTAAAACAGAGATTTTAAAATGGATAGAATAGTAGTTTATAATGCAATTAAGACACCTGATGGGACAACATTAGTTTCTAGGCACAGGCATGACTATGTAACCCACTTAGATGAAAATAAAGAGTGGTATATGTTGGATGGTGGTACAGGCGGTTACGTTAGAAGAAGCGTAAATAAAATACCAGCAGAAGATTTGTCTGTTTATTCTGATGATGACTTTGAATTAGTGAGGACTGTTGCTACCAGAGGATCGAGAGGCGTTGATGGAAGCCAACCTTTACACTGGATTAAAATTTGTGACATGACCGATGATCATTTACAAGGTGTTTTAGATTATGGAGGAGAGAAGTGGCACTTAGATATAATTAAAAAAGAAATTGAATGGCGGGAAAAGAAGTAACAGCAAAAGAAATAGAACAAATTATTTCCGCTTATGACTGGATGCCTTGGGAATTATACCTATTATGGGTTGGAGAACGAAGTACAGATTATGCTTACACAAAGGAGATGATTTATGAAAACAGAGAGTATTTTCTAAAGTGCTGGATGAATCATTTGTCAAGCTACAAGGCTTTAGAGTGGCTGAGTTTCGAATTAAATAAAGAAAAAACAGATGAGAAAACAAATTAAATCAGAAGAAGTTTTTTATAATAATCTAGTTACTCTTATAAAGAACACTTTGATCAATGATCCTAACTTTAAAGGAACTTGGAGCGAACCTAGTTTTTATGACAAAGAAGGTAAGGTACATTATGGATTGTTTGTAGAAAAAGCTAATATTATTTTAGAAGAGATTGAGAAGACTAAACATCTAATTGAGTTTAAAGATAGTTTAGAAATCCCAGACATAAGAAACAAACTATCACCTATAACTAATATGATTGCTTTATTTGAGCGCGGAGATTATGCTTATATAAAGAATAAAGGTTTAGATGAAGTAAAGAAAAGTATTAACTATTTAACTCAACGAGAAGTGTATGAGAATATTAAATAGAGAGGAATTTTTCAAGCTCCCAGAAGGAACTGTTTATTCAGAGTACGACCCATTAGATTTCTACGGTTTGTTTATAAAAGGAGAGCAATTACAGTCAGATTATGTAGAGTTGGAGTTAATAGGAAACTTAGATTATCAGGATTCAGATGAATATTCAGAGACTCTAGAAAAAGCCAGAGAAACAGGAAATTCTTTTAAATTAGACTTTGAGAGTTATGACAGAAATGGTATGTATTCCGATGACCAATTATATGCAGTTTATGAAAAAGAAGATATTGAAGGATTAATCAATGTATTAAAAACAGGTATACCTTTATGAGTTATCTTGATGAAATTTCTTTTCAGTTTTTTCCGGCTAAAATTTGGGAAGCTCAGCCACTTGGACAGCTCACTTTAAGAGCATTTTTAGACGTTCATAAGAATCCAAAGGAATCTACAGTAAAAGTTATTGAGCAGATAAAAATAGCCGCTAAAAACAATGATTTAAAACTGAAAGACTCGCTAAAACAAAACAATTTATATTCATTTGTTCCCTCAGTAATTTTAGATGGAAATGGGAGAGGACTTTTAAATATTATTGATTATAATCCTATAATGTTATGTGAGTTCGATAAAATAGATAATGCTTTAGAACTTAAAGAACGGCTATTCAATAATTTGAAATCAGTTATTGCGGCTTGGATCAGTCCTTCGGGTAGGGGACTCAAACTCTTAATTCGAATTAAAAAGCCTACTTCTGTTGAAAATTATAAGGAGTATTTTTGCGGTCTTGCTTACTATCTATCCCAGTATGAGGGTTTCGATGGTGTAAATTTTAATATTGTACTTCCAGTTTTTTTGTCTTATGATAGAGATATATTAGTTAGAGAAGATGCGGAAGAGTGGACTCAGAGAGGTAATAAAATTAACTTTTTTGACGTAAACGCACCAATTGATTTTGAAATCCCTGGAGATATTGATGAAGAGATTGAGCAAGAGGTTGTTAAAAGTATTATTTTCCTTATAGATAGGATTGAAGATAATGCCCACCCCGCACTACTTGGCATTTCTTTCCTGATTGGCGGCTGGTCGGCGGCAAATTATATTAGTGAAGAACTAGCTTATGATACAATGATTGAAGCAATTGAGAACAATACATATATGTCAAAAAATACGCGAGGATATTTAGCTACTGGGAAGCAAATGTTCTTGAAAGGGCTAAATCATCCAGCTGAATACAAAAAGAAATGATAAAAAAAGATTTTAAGCAGAAATATTTTCTTTATTGCAGAGATTGTGAAATAGAAGAAATAATTGCCAAAAAAGTAAAACTGGAACAAAAACCACGTGAAAAAATAATTAAAATAATACAAGTGTAATGGAACAAGAAATAAATTTAGAAAAAATAGGCCAAGAAATTATTAATTATACAAAAGTATACGAAGGAACTGACAAATACTCTCCTGTAATGATGGCAATACAGTTTGGTTATCAATTAGCTTTAAAACAAATAGAAAATGAAAAATAAATATTTAGATTGTATAGTTGATGTAGCCTTAGTAGCAGGAATAGTTTATTTAGCCGCTACAGGTAAAGAAGGATGGGGATGGTTGGTGTTTATATTTATTTTAAAAAATTGCTGATGAAAGAAAATGATATTCACAAGTTACTATTGTCTTATGGTATGTTGCCTGTTTTAAAAGTATTGTGGGAATTAGAAGAGAAAGAAGATTATGATAATTGTATTTTTATAAGAGATGGGATTAATAGTTTTAAGTCTCGTTTTGCTTTAGTTTTTTCCGGCGACAAGGAGATAGAAACAGAAGAAGAATATTACAAGTACTATCTTCAATATTCAGACAAATGCGGGGAAATAATAAAAAGCAACCTGGAATACTACATAAAAGAAATTAAAGAAAAACTATTATTATGACAGACAAAGAACTACTAGACGTATACATGTTAGGCTGGCACAATGAGTTAGAGGGTAAAGAAGATATTGCTTTTTATTTAGGTGATCATCCTTTAAAATCCGTAGCTTATTATAAAGGAAAAAGCCACTGTTTTTTGGGAGATGAGCAAACCAGCTTTGACTATTTATCCGGCGAGGAAATAATTAAAATGATAAAACAATGATAGCAATAATATCCCCTCATTTTAGAGATTTCTACAATTTTACTAAATATGGCGTATTTACGGGAGAATACTTTGAAGTCAAGTGGGTAGACACACTTACAACTGTTTTTGGCCGAAATTATGATGGCTATATTTTATGGTATGACTACTATGAAATTGACGACATTGATGAGATAATTGAGTACTTAGAAATCCACGGCGCAAAAAGAATAAATATATAAAAACATGGATAAACCGCAAAGAATGATTGAAAAAACAGGCTCTGATAGTGAGTCATATTTAGTTCCTAATCCTGACTTCCAGGACGAATATGGTAATTTTAGAAAATACAGAAATCCTATGTCACATTTAAAATCTAAAAAGAAGAAAAGAAAATGAGCGAAACAGTACATTACAGAGGAAAAGCAATAAGATTAGAAGATCCATATTTAACTCCTCTAGGAATTGCGCGAAAAATATTAGAAGACAAAGGAAAAATCACAGAAGTTGAAGATGGCTCAGAAATTGAATATCTGTGTGAAAATTATTATCATGATTACTTCTTTCACGGACAAGCTTTATATAAATTAGATTATGAAAGTTTAGATGCCGATGATGATATAATCAAAGCTAATAAACTACCTGACGGAACTATAGAATTTGAATTAAGATTTTATAATGGCGGAGCAGGATTCGAAGAGTGTTTAGAGGAAGCGTTTGATAAATTAAGTAAGTAATATGGCCGCAAAAGATAAAATAAAAGAAGTATATGCTCTAGCTTATGCAGAAAAATATACAAAGAGAAATCCTTTAGCTAAAGAACACTATTATTTAATATGGTCTTCAAGATTACGAGAAGAACGTCGAAGATTAGGTGAAGGAGCAACAGAAGCAAAAGCGTGGAAAGACGCTTTATATTGGATTGAGGAATCCCGCGAAGAAGAAACTAAAACAGAAAAATAATGGTTTGGATAGACACAAAAATGAGCTTACCTTCTATAAAAGGTAAATACACCTGTCTTGTTGCTGTAGACGATTTTGGGACTTTACAACAAGTTGAACTCGAACACTTTGATGGTCAGGATTGGAGTCATACGCATAGTCACAGACAATTTATTAGGTATTGGCAAGCTAGAAAAGATCAATACCAAGATATTCACAGTAAGCTAGAAGACGAAAAGGATTCTTATGATTTGAATAATTGGTATGAAAATAATTTTGGTGAATTATGAGTAAAGACACAGAATTAATGGAAAAAATAACTAATTTATTAAAATATCAATATTCCAGTTACATAAACACTTTAGAAGATAAAGAAATTGAGCCCTTTATTAACAATGTGTTAGAAGGAGTTGAAGAAAGTATAAGAAGATTTAGTTACTATAAAGAAATTCCTTATAATCCGGCGGATAAAAATTAAAAAACAAAAATAAATGAACGTACAAAAGTTACAATCACTAGTAGAAGTAGAAGAAACAATCACAGCAGCAGCTAAAAAATATGCAGAATTAGAAGGTATCTCATACACAGACAATTTTCGCAGGCAATGTTCTAAGGTTTTAGCAAGACAAGACAAACTTGTAGATAACGATTTAGAAAATGATACTCTCACAGAGACAAATCAGTATGAAGCAGTTTCTCAGTTATCTGCTCTTAAGCCAGATGGCACTATCATGAATCTGAAGGAGTATTGCGAATTTTATAAAATTCCTTATGAAGAAGTTAGAACATACAAGCTTGTAACTCACTCATCTAAGGGGGCTTATTATAATTTAGCAAGTAATCCAATTAAAGGAGAAGGTTTTGAAAATTTCTACAAAACTTTATTAGAAGAGTTATCAAACTTACCTAATAAGCCAAAAGCAGTAATTAGGGAACGTCCTTTAGATAAAGAATCTTATTTACTTGTCGTAGATCCCGCGGACTGTCACGTAGGAAAACTGGCGGATAGTTTTGAGACAGGTGAAGATTATAATAATCAAATAGCTGTTCAACGCATAAGAGAGGGCGTAGAAGGCATTATTGAAAAAACTAAAGGCTTTCCTATAGATAAGGTATTATTTATCGGTGGTAACGATATACTCCATATAGACACCCCAAAAGGAACTACTACATCAGGTACTGTACAGGACGTATCGGGGATGTGGTACTCTAACTTCTTGATGGCAAAAGAAATTTATATTGAAGTTCTAACAAGACTATTACAAATAAGTGACGTTCATTTTGTTTTTAATCCGAGTAATCACGATTATACTGTAGGTTTCTTTCTAGCTGATGTGATTAGGACTTATTTTAAAGACTGTGAAAATATAACATTTGATTGTTCTATAGCGCACAGAAAGTATTTTACTTATGGACAAAACCTAATTGGAAGTTCTCATGGAGACGGTGGAAAATTGGCAGATTTACCTCTTAGTATGGCACATGAAAGTAAAGATTGGAGTGATTGTAAGCATAGATATTTTTATGTCCACCACTTTCACCACAAAATCAGTAAGGACTATATGGGGGTTAATGTTGAAGCTTTAAGGAGTCCGTCAGGTACAGATTCCTGGCACTCTAGAAACCAATACCACTTCGCCCCAAAAGCTATTGAAGGATTTTTACATTCTAAAGAGCATGGGCAGATTGCACGGATTACACATCTGTTCTAGGATTTTAATATAACTATAATGCTCTTACTTATACTAAGGGCATTTTTTTATTTTCTGTTTTTAAGTCTTTTTCCGGCACTTCGTTTAAGCCATTTTGGCGCAAAAAACAAAATAAAGCAGATTTTTCTTGTGAGATTGAAATACATTACTTAGATTTGTCAAATAAAATATAAAATCTATGACAGAACATATCAAATGGTGGAATACTCTACCTGATAAAAAGAAAAGAAAATTAGCGGACGAGTATCAATGGACAACGGTTGATAAAATAACTGATTATCAAATAGAATTAATATATTTAGAAACTCAATCTTATTAAAATGAAAAAATTACTGTTGTTTTTAGCTTTTTGCGCGATTTCCTGTGATAATACAGAGTTTGCACCAATAGAAAAATGGGGAGGACGAAAATATGTAATCAGTCATAAAAGCTCTTATGATGAACAAAGAGATTGGTTGCAACTTAAAAACCCTGATACAATATTCTGGGTAAAAGTTTTGAAATTTGATTCAGATATGTATAACGTGGGAGATACTATTAAATAACATGGAAAAAACAAAAAGCAGATTAATATACTACAAATCGGAGGAAGATTTTAATAAACCCATAAGCGAGTTAATTGAACAACTGAGATCGGAGTTAGCTAAAACAAGAGGTAAGTTACACGACATTAGATTTAATCACGGATTTAAAGATAAATTAGAACATTTAGAAGGAGGGTTAACGTGTATCATCAGTGCTATGTCAAATACAGTTGATGATTTTAAAGAATGGGAGGAAAGATGGCTATGAAAACCAAACCTTGTCCATTCTGCCAAAATCCTAATGCACCTGAGAATGATGCCGGAGACGCTTGCTGTTTTTGTGATTACACTGGAGAAGTAACTATAGGCAGATTTGGTGTTTTTAGTACAATAGATCAATACAATAAAGTTTATTTTGCCAGCGGTCATCAAAATAGATTAGATGAGTTACACGGCCGGAATGATAAAAATAGAAGAACAGCATTTGATATATATTTAGAATATGACAACAGAAGAATTTAAAACCGCTTATCCTCATTACTCTCATTTAGAAGGGGATGAATTGTGGGATAAAATGACAGAAATGTTACTAGAGTCTGTTAACGTTTTAACAGCTGATCCTGACAGAGAAATTATTTATCATGATCCTATTATTATAAATGGCGAAACATGGAGTGTAGAAGACAGCTCTAGTACTGTTTGGTTGAATAAAAAAGGTGAGAAAGTTAAAATAATTGAACCTGAGTATAAAGGAAGTCCGACAGAAAGTTATAGAGTAGAAATAATTGATTTTAGTAAGTTATGAGAAAAATATTAATAGTTTTGTTTTTAGTCTTTTGCGCAATTTCGTGTAATGATGTAGTTATAGAACATATTATTGTTAAGGGAGTAGAGTTTGATGTTACGTCTGACAGCAAAACAAAATACAAAGTCTATTTAAACACTTTTCCTAATTCGGTTACTTTATACACAAATAAAGCATACCGCGTTGGAGATACAATTAGATAATATGAAAAAAGAGTTAATACACGAATTAGTAAAAACATTAGAGAAGTTAGAAAGATATTTAGTGTTTACGGTTTTTTATAATTATGAGCAATTTTCTTCTTTTAAGTCTTCTTGCCCCGCATTTGATTTTGAAGGTTTTTATTATGAAATACAGTATGACAATTTTAATGATCTTCAAGTTTTAAGATGGTATATAAACACAAGCAGTGATCAAGAAGGGCGTATTTTAAATGAGGCGGAAATAAAAGAACTAATAAGTGATTTAGCAATAAGCTGGGCAGAATACCAACTTGATAATTTAGATGAGTCTAGATTTAGATATGAAAAAGATAAATCGCTTATTTACGATTCTGAAACAAATCAAGATATATGCGTTTGTTATGATCCGGTAAATACAGAATTATTAGTAGAACTTTTAAATAAACATTATGAATAATACAGAAATAATTAAGAAATTAATAGGCAGTATTAACCCAGCAGGAGATGCTTCAAGAGATGGCGAGCGTTTTGAAAACCTTAAAGAAATGTGTACTTTAATTAATGATTTAATTTGTGAAGTAGAACATGTAGCCTTTAATAATAAAGATGCCTATGAAGGGTCTGTTGTTAAGGCTAGGGATTTTGCTTTTAAGTTTTTATCCGGCGATTTAGAAATAGGATATACACATGACCAAAAAGGAATTAAAATAGAGAAGTTATGAACTGGACAGAACCAACTCCACCAACAGCAAATATAAGCTCTTACGATCACGTAATTTGTGAAACTCCGTTAGGGCAGGCAAAAATAGAATGGAAATCTTGGAAAGACTCTCCCAGCTATGATATTGAACTAGATGGAAAATGGATTGGCTGTGAATATGATTTAGAAAAAGCTAAAGAAGAAGTACGTACATTTTTAGGCACGACTTATTATAAATTGAAAATATATTTAGAATTAAATGAATAAGAAAATAATTTTACATTTATGCGCCGACCTAGGATCGGATAGCTTATTCTACCAACTCGACCCAGATTATGAAGTTATAAAGATCGGGCAACTTATAGGTGTTGAGAATTATCATCCTCCAGCTAATGTACATGGAATAATAGCGAATCCTCCATGCCAAAGTTTTTCAATCGCCAGAGGGTTTGACGTGCCAACCAATACAGAAGAGGGTATGATTTTAGTTAATCATTGTTTACGTATAATTAATGAAGCCAATCCTGTATGGTGGGTGTTAGAGAATCCGGCGACAGGAAAACTTAAAGATATTATTGGAAAACCTCAATACGTATATCAGCCTTGGGAATACTCAATTGATTCTCCTTGGACTAAGAAAACTGCTTTGTGGGGCGAGTTTAATATACCTCCTAAAACATATACAAAGTGGGAAGATGTGCCGAAGAATCCTAATTTATATATCAGACCTGGAAGAAGTAAACCTGGACTTGTATATTTTCACAAATCGGCTATTGAGTTTATTGATGAGATGTGGTGGGCAAAAGAGTTTATCAAAGAAGATGCTGATATCAGAAGTATGTGCTGTCAGGGCTTTGCAAATCAATTTTATACGCATAATAAATGAAAGAAATAGATGATGAGCCTTGTCCTTATTCAAATAAATGTGAATGGGAAACTGTAAATATAAGGATTGATAGATGTAAAACTTGCGGGGATGAAATATACTATTAAATGATGAAATATGGAAATTACAAAACACGCTTTAGAACGCGCCAGAAGCCGTCTAAAACTAAACGAAAGGTCTTTTATCAGATTACTAGAGAAAGTGTCTGAGAAAGGCTATAATGCATCAAATTCACGCGGACTTCTTCGTAAATACATTAATAAATTGCTTGAAGGGCACGAAAATAAAAAAGATATAAAAATATACGGCGAAATTCTTTATATATTTCAAGGAGATAAATTAATAACGCTTTATAGTATTCCAGTAGAATATAAGAAATACTTGCAAAAACTAAAACATGAATAAATTAAAATCAAATTTCTGCGAAGTCTGCTCTTATGAATTAAGATATGGTTTTTGTCATAGGTGTTGTGACAGTGATATGTTTGCAGAGATTCCAGAACCTCCTGTTTTTACAGAAAGGAAAGAAGCTGCATATTGCGGGAAAACAATTAGAAAAATACAAGAATACATTTTTAATACCGCTAATTTTAATAAAGAGTTACCTGATCATAATATTTCAGAAAGATATTTAAAGCAGACAGTAGAATTTTTAAATAATTTACTTAATGAATAAACTGCAAAAAATATTACTGTTTCTAGGATTCGATATTGTTATAGACGAACACCCTTTCGGCGGGCAAAGAATAATACAAAGAGGAAAGAAACAGATTTTACAACAACTAACACAAGCTAATTGGGTGGAAGACTCACATTGGGAAGATATAAAAGAAGTAGAGATATGAATATAGACAGAACAGGAGAAGTTCACCATACTAGGGAGGGCGATAAATTCACTATTATAAAATATATAAATAATAGGAACTCTTCGATACAATTTGAAGATGGTGTTATATTATATAACAGAGATTACAAATCCCTAAGATTGGGGCATGTAAAACATCTAAATCGAAGAAATATTTACAATATTGGCTACATAGGTTATGGTGAATATAATTACACAAATTCTAAAAAAGCATATAAGACATGGCATAGCATGTTGCAGAGATGTTACGAACAAAATACTAAAAATAATTTATCGTATAAAGATAGAATTCATGTTTGTGAACAATGGGAGTGTTTTCAAAACTTTGTTCCTTGGTTTATACAGAATTATAATCCTGAAACAATGAAAGGTTGGGAACTTGATAAAGATCTTCTATGCGCTACATGCAACTTATATTCTCCAGAAACTTGTTTATTTCTACCTAGAGAAATAAATTGTAGATTATTTAAAACTAAAGAAATAATTGGACAAAAAGTTGGAGCTAGAAAAACAAAATTTTCCAGGTATGCTGTACCTACTCCCGATGGATACCCTACACGTACTAAGAATTTCGCAGATATTAACGAAGCTCATAATTTTTGGGTAGAAGGTAAAAAGTTAAAGTTTAAAAATCTTGCAAATAAATATAAAGAATGTTTAGATGATAGAGCTTACGGTGCTCTGTTGAATATTAATTTAGAAAACTTTATTAAAAAAGAAAGCCCCCCAACCAATTAAGGACGGGGGGCTTTCTTGTGTTTAAACTAATTTGTTGGTTTTTTAGCATCTTCTAATCCTTTCTTAAGCCTCTCTCTGTCATCGAACTCGCAAGCATCTGCCAGTGTTATGTATTTATCAAGTAATTCATCTACGAGTTGTTCATATGATAAGTTACGTGTAGAGAATCCTAGTTGTTCAAATAATTTTAACTGTTTCTTTTGTTTTTCGGTCATAATAGTCCATATTTAATTAAAAACTTTTTGTGAATTATTTCTATCTCTTCATTTGTTAAAGGTGCGCCGCCCCATGCTTCTGGTATCCCGCATTTTTCTACTTCCTTCCAAAATAATTCTTTATAAAATTTTTGAATCTCGATCAATTTTTTAATATGCTTTGATGTTTCTAATGATATTGAGTTAATCTCCATATTTATACTTTTATTATTCTAATTGGTATGCCTTTTTTCTCCGCCAGCTTTATTGTGTAAGCTGTTCCACTTGATCCTGTTGTGAAAGCAATTAACATCTGAGCAGCTTCGACTATTTGATGGTTTCTTTTAAGTGGGGCTACTTTTCCAGAGTATTTTTCATAGTCAGGTAAAAACTCAGTTATTTTATAATTGTTCTCTTCAGCATACCTTTTGCATAATCTATCTGTCCCAATTGCACCACCCGATACAAACTCTATTTCCTCTGTGTTTTGAAGTAAGTACTCTAATTTCGCCGAGAAAAAATTAAAATCTAAAAATGATCTACTACCTATGACCGCTATCTTACTCATACTCCTTTTTAATTAAAAGTTCTAAAGCAATTTCTATTAGTCTAAAATCTAATTCAGGATGTTCATCTGAAAATTTATCCAGTATTTTGAGTTGATCCTGACAATGTTTTACAAACACTTCTTTATGTATTTGTCCTGTTCCCATATAATTTTAATAATTTAATTACTTCTGTGTAATGATAGTAAACTCCGTCTGGTAGTTCTATTCCCTCAGCATTATTTATTATAAAATCGCCTACTGGTTTTGGTATTTCTTGTTCTTCCATATTATTTTGGTCTAAATGCTAACCATGTTATTAAATAAACTATTATTGCCGCTACAAGCCAAATACCTAGTATTACCAATCCTATAAAGGCGATTGATTCTAAAAAATTATATGTCCATGTTATTTCCATTTGATTTTTCTTTAAGTGTTAAGTAACTGTAATAGAATTTTCTGCATAATACTGATTCTATTTCTTTTAGTTTTTTCTCTTTGTGTAATAGTTTTGCTTCTTTTATTTTTCTTATCCCGCCGAATTCCGTTACATAAAGTAATCCCGCATAATCAGGAAGTAATGGATCATCAACAGAAATTAAATTTTCAGGTACGCAAAAGTAAAATCTATTAGGTGTATCTATGTTAATTTTTTCTCCAGCTTCATATCTTACTAAACCTGTTGTTTCTGTTCTTGCCGAAAAATGATTTAAAGTAATGTAGCCGTTTCTTAATATTTCATGCTTCTTTTTCTTGAAATACGCTTTAAAGTCGGCACGTGTTACTTTAATTTCTATATCTAGTATTATGCCATTTTCCTTAACAACTAAGAAATCAATTTCTTTATAATAACTGTCAAAAGGATATACGTTTGAAACCATGTAACGGCTGTTATTTTGGAAATGACTTCTAAGTGCTTTATCTATCTCTTTTGATGTCATAACTTACAATTTGTTTACCATCTATCGTTTCTATTTTGCCAATAGCCCCATAACTGTTTGATTCTTTTACTTTGTATTTTAAACCGATTTTCTTTTTTATTTTATTCCAGAAATTTACAGCCTCTTCCGGCAGATAATCATCAAAACCACAGATATATTCAGGTTTATAGTCTTTAGTCAACTGCCAAATTATTTCTTTATTCTCTTGTATCATAAATCTTGATTATTTTAAAAATTCCTATGCACTCTTTTTTCGCATATATCAATGCCTGATCTTCTGATTCAAATTGGTCGGCGAAAAGAAAACCTTTAAATCTTCTGTAACCTTTCGACCAAAATCCAGTGCCGTCTATCTCTTGTATTAAATACCTAGTTGTCATAGTTTACTAAAATCTAAGATTGCAAAACTAAAACTTGTATTATAGTTTGGTTTTGTTTTTGGCGGACTCATGATATCTTCTATTGTTGATATTTTTCCGTCATAAACGTCATCGTGTTGCATGTCAATCTTCCTTAGTTCTTTATAAGGAGCTTCAATTGTTCCAAATCCCTCATATAAATAAAAACCTAGACCATAATCAATTCCCATTAATAGAAAACCAACATCTCCTGTTTTTACTCCTTGTGACAGCCATTCATTATAAGGCTCGGATTTATAATCAAATCTAACTATGTTGTTTTTTAATGTGTGTTTAATTGGTGTCATAATTATATTTTACGAGATTTTAATCTATCAATTTCTTTTTGTAATTTTTCTATTTTTTCCTCAATACCTAAATTAAATTTCTCTACATTCAAAAGTTTGACAGTTTCTTGTCTGCTGTATTCGCTTCCTCTTACAATATCATAAGCCTCCCTTACATCGTATTTTCCGGCAAAAACAATTGAATCAGAATAACCACTGCGATTAGAACCCCAATAACTACCATAAACTCCTGCATAGACAACAGCTAAATCATTTGGATTAGAAACAGTCAACTCATAAGCTTTTTGATCACGTTCTTTACACCAAATATGTTTTTCTATTTGATGCCGTTTCATTTCTTTACCCTCAAATAAAATAGTGTCATAATCTTTACTTCTATGAGCTATGATGTCTATGTAACGCAAATCTGTATCGTCGTACCGAGATTCTTTTAGCTTTTCCGCGCCGAGATTACACATTTCTTGTAGTCCTTGACTTCTGGCTTCTCCTCTTGTTTCACAATTTACGTAAACATCTTCAAAATACCAAGGCTCACTTAAATCTTTTACAGATATTTTCCAAGCTTTTTTAATTATTTGTTCCATTATTCCTGATATTTTAAATTAAATTTTTTATAGTGTTTAATCCACAATTTCTTTTTAGCTTTTGAGAAATCTTCATGTCTTTCTTGCCTGTTCTTTATATTTTTAAAAAGTTCGTCCCAATCTACAGGCTTATTATAACTAATTACTTCTGCACTTATACGTTTTGACCAAGCATAAATTCCCTCTCCTGGTTGAATATCCATTGGTGTTGTCGGGAAAAAAGATTTATAAAGAAGTTCTTTCTCATTTTCATAAGCCTTATGCACACTTTCATCAATAGAATTATACTTAGTTTCCCAAGGAAAATACTCTGGATATTTTTCCACTGTTTTAACTATTCTATTGTATGTATCTCCTCCCACTGGGTTTTTAGCCCATAAATAACATTGTGCTTCTATTACTTCAAATGGTGTGTCTTTCATGGAATATATAAATTAGTCGGGTTATCTTTATGTATCTCTAGTTCAACATAACTCATTTTATACTCGGTTAATTCCTCAGTAAATCTGTCTTTAAAATCTAAAGTATTAAAAGGCTTTGTAATTAGATGCATACCTGTTTTACTTGGTATTTGGGCTACTATTTTATTTCCTTCTGGCTGAGATGATTGAATAGAGTTTATAATCTGCTCTAACCAAATAACTTCATCTTTATCTATATCTACAATCCAAGTTTTATTTTTATCATTGTGTCCTAATCCGCAAGCTCTGTCATATGATGCTTTTAAGAAACTGTATTCTTCATTCATCATTGTATTTGCAAGATTAACCATAGCCTTCATTCCTACTTTTTTATAACTTCTTTTATTTAGTCTTATTGAGGCGCGGGCATTGAACACTTCGCATAATTTAATGATTTCGGGATATCTTTCTGTTAAATACTCCACCGAACTGATATAGTAGTTTTTGATTACTCTGCTGTTACTTCCCAATTCGGGGTTCTCTTTCTTACGTTGCAGGATTTGAAGATAATAAAAATCGTCTTTTGATTCAAAACTAAGTAAAGGTAATATTATTTGTAAGTTATTTATCATTATTTTTTAAATTAAATCTAAAATTGAGTTTCTATCTTTTCCAAAAAATGGAGTTTCAATAATCTCCCACTTGCTTCTTACTGTTTCCGTTTTTAATGCTTCTGGGTTATCATTCTTATATAATTGTCCATTTACATAAATATTCTTTATAATAAAACTCCCTCGTTTTTTAGAGAAATGTAAGTCATTCCAATTATGTCCTTTTTGAAAACACATCTCCTGCATATCGTTTCCATTCTTTTTATAAAGTTCTGAGTGAGAGTATAAAGATTGAGCCAGCATTGCTATTGAATTTTTCTCCGCATCTCTTTGTCTCCAGATTAAGCAGTTAACTACTTCTTCTTTTTCGGGAATCTGGAATACGCGTGAATCAAAAAAAGCTAGATTAATTTCATCTATTTCATCAGCTGTAGCCATTCCACCGTATTCATGCTCAGTTATACTCCTGATTATCCTCAATTGGTTGAACTTAGCCGTAGCTATTGAAGCTGAAATAGAGACCATTTTCTGTACCGAATAATCAAACCAAGCCGAAGTTTCAAATGTATCATAGTCAGTTAAAACTAAAGTGATTTCATCGGATTGAGTATACCCCATCTTACAGCCTTGTATATTCTGGCACAAAAACTTAGTAGTTTCCTGCATGTCTTCAATAAGCCCTTCATCAAAAGGTTTCTCAAGTCCTTTAGTCCAAGTGTGAAATGCCTTCCCATCTAATCTAATGATTGTTGGTGTTCGTCTTGTTAAATATTGTTTACTACGGTTTTCGTAGTTTTCTTTCATTCTTGTTGATAATGCTGTATTGTCTGGCATATTATACTCTATTTAAAAACCAAATTCTGGCTTTGTTACTAACTGCTGATTTAACTTTTTTAACATCAAATTGATTAGAAACAATTGTATCTGTTTCTTCCTTTATTACGTCTTTTACCATCCATCCTAAAAACTGGCCTGTACTTTTTTGATCTAAGCTAAATCCCATTTCAGCTAAATACTGTAAACCTTGTTCCAATCTATTTTCTGTTACAGCCAAGTCAACAAATCCTTTAAGTCCCTCTAATGATTCTGTATCAACTGCATTTAATGTTTTTACTTTTGATGCGCTGTGCTTCTCGCCTTTTGACTTAAATTTAAAATCTTCATTGTCAGCACTTGTCCACACAATTCCTTCTCCAATGCCGCTCACTCCGAAATATTTTCCGACAGGACACTCATTCTCTACATTAATAGTTAAATCGATAAGTTTGTTTTGAGAGAGTTCTGGGTTATTAAAATCAATGTCCATTTCATAAGTTGGAAATTGTAGAATATTGTAAATGTTATTCTCATTGTCTTTAAAATCCGCAGGCAATTCAATCCAAATATCATCTATCTTAATTCCAAAAATAATAAACATTTTAGGTAATCCGTTAATTGCCACCCCTTTTTGAATATTTCCTCCACACCATTCGCCGTAAATTGCAACATAATCTGTAAAGTTAAATCTTCTCAGTAATTTGTGCCAATTTAAATTAGACATTGCAAGCATGAAATTTGCGTTATCCTGCTCTAATGATAAAACTCTCTCTCTTGACTGATATTCTATTCTTTCATCTGCTTTATACTTTACAACGGCAGCATTTGTTCCATGAATCTTAACTGTGCCTTTAAATTGAAGTGTCGGGTAAGGGGTTGAATGACTATAAATTGCCTCTCCTAGCTCATTTTTACCTTGATAATCGTGATTTTCTTTTACTTTTCTGATTACGTTTCGAAATTGTTCAATCGAATTATACTTTTTCATATTTTATTGGTTTTTAATTTTTTGTAAATTTAGGTTATTTATTTTTATTATGCAAGATAAATTTTATTTATTTTTTCATTTAAATAAAAACCCACCCAATAGGGCAGTTCGAGTGCCTAAAAGGTGGGGTAACAATAATTTCTTTTTAATTAATTAAACCTCGAACGAATAACCAACGAGGCAAATATACAAATTGTTTTTCAATCTACCAAATTAATTACCATCTTTATTTAAAAAATAAAACATGGGAACGCTCCAGAACGTGTTATCCTTAACTTCCTGGTAATACCGCTTAGAATCGAATGCTTGAGCTGGGTCAGTTAACTGAGAAAAACTATTGGCAAAAGGCATAAACTTACCTGTTGTTGACAAAATCTTACCCTCTTTCCATGAATTTTCTTCAAGTAGTTTATTAAGATTTATAATTTGCTCCATTGCTTGTAAGGGTTCTTTAGCTGTCTGCCAGTATTGCGCAGCTATTCCTGTATTAGCTGCGTGTAGTTCCCCAACTAACCTATAAACTAATAAATTACTCATTTGTAAAGCCCAATTTGATCTCTTCTCATCATCCTCTGCTAATCCACGTAATAACATGGAAATCAGCATTATAGTGTTGACGAAGAGTAAATCGACACCTAATCTTTTCAAATTTGCCTTTCTTAATTCGGACAATTCTATCCCTTGAACAACCTCTTCTTTCAAATCTTGTAACTCTTGATTTTGCTCAGGTGTTCTATTTGATATATTTTCTAATTCTGATATTCTTCCTTCTTGCTCTGTAAAGTTACCATTATATTGGTTTTTAAAAGCTTCAATAAAGTTATTTCCATTTTGCTTCCACTCTTTTACAATGTCTCCTATCATTCTATAGATACCTGAATAACTTCCGCTTTCCAGTTGTCTTGATTGAGTATTAAATCCTTGTGACTTAAATCGATTTTCAAATAAAACAACCATGAATGACTTAAACATCATGATAAAATTTAACAAGAAGTTGCGCTGCGCCTGAACCTTATCTTCTGGAGACAGCTGTAAATCCACCTTAACATTGAGATTCTTAATCTGAATTCTAATATCCTGACTAAGTCTTTCAATTTCTTGATCTAAAGCTTCATCTGTATATTCGTTTCCATTTGTGTCTCTCAGTACAGCTTTTAATTTTTCTTTGTTAAAATTTACTTCTCCATTATCAGAAACGTCTTGAAAATCATAAATTACTATATTTTCATTAGACCATTTTTCTTTTATTTGGGCGTTTGTAATTTTTAAATTTGCTGTTCTTTGGTTACGCTGAAAGTCTGTAAATTTTACTACTCGCCCATCCACTACTCTAAAATCATTCAGAACAGTAAGCATCCCCTTACCATATAGCGGATAGTTAGCAGCTGTATATAACAACATACTGCTCTTAGAGAGTAAACGTGGCAATGCACTAAATTTTGATCCTGATAATGTATTCTCTAAATCAAATGCTCCCCAATACTGTCCCAAAGAGTTTAACTTAGACTTGGTTCTTACATGATTTATTTCTCCCATAGCTTGCCCCACTTGCTCATGGTATAAAGCACTCCCTCTTTTAAAGGAATCATTATTTATATATTGTCCCACTATTCTCTCCACTGTTTGTGCAGTCTTCGCAGTTAAGAACGCAGTTGTAGGAATTATCACACTTCCACCTAAACCTTTGAAGCGTAAAAAACTACCTAATCCCTCCACAACTTTTGCAGAATCCACTTTACCCACAAAAGGAACATCAATTGTAGCTGTAGATGCTTGTTTAATACCGAAGAAATCATTATCCATAGCACTATCTAAGGCTTTAAACCTATTCGTTGCTGTTCCTATCTTTCCATCGGCATTTGTTCTTGTAGACGCTTTATCAATAATGGCCATCGCATCTCCAAAATACTTTACTCTGGAAGCATAGATATTAGCAGCTTTATTAGTCATAGCAAGTCCATGAAAAATATCTTCTGTGATATCTGTCTGGTTTTCTAATCTGGCATAGAATGGTTTTGGGATACTTTTATTTGCTGTTCCCAGTCTGTTATCTCCTTGGATTTGATCATCTTCTGTGTATGTAGTTATGTTCTCGAATGTGTCTTTTATAGACTGCCCTGATAAACTTTTTAACCCACCTAAATACCTTTCAATTCCTTGTTTTCTAATTTGCGGAGTCAAGTAGATGTTATAACTTGCATCTCCATCCATTAAAGCAATCTGGTCTTTTCTTAACTTTATTGTAGCTTTATATACTTCAAATAGTTTTTCATTTTTAGAAGCGGTTAAGTAATTTCCGTCTTTATCTCTTGTGGTTGCGCCGAATAATTGCTCAAACTCAGTATTATTATACTTAGTTACTTTTGGCTGTTGGCTTCCCATTCCGGAGTTAACAATATAGTTTGGGTTTATCTGAGAAGTATCTTCATCTTGAAAGCTGTAGTTAGGTTTTATCTCTACATACTGATATTCTGTATTAAGTATTTCATTGATTGGTTTATCGCTGTTCAAGTCATTTTGAAAGTCTATATAGCTTTGCGGTGTGTATCTTCTATAATATGGAAGTAATCTACTCTCTGAAAACTCCTTTACAAAAGCATTTTTAATATTAGGTGATAGTAAGTCTTCCTTTGATAGATTTTGTGCCTCTAAAGCTCTTAAAACTGACTTTGGAAGCGTTTCTCTGTATCCTTTTATATAGCTGTCTATAGAATCCTGCATTTGTTGTGTGGTTTTTCTATTTTTTGCCGTCATATTTAACTTTGCTTCCTCTGCAAGTTTATTTGTAGTGATTTCAAGTTCTAAACCAGCCATATCCGCAGTATCTAATTCTAAATCTCTTAGTCTTTTATTCCAGGACTCATTTACGCCGGAAACTCCTTCGATTAGATTTTCTGTGTCTTCCGAGGTAATATCTGCTGTTAATTCTCTAGCTTCTGCATATAATTCTTCCAGATTTTCCTGAATGTCTCTCACAGTTTGTTTTGCTAACTCCGGCATATTTTCCACATCTGTTTCAGACGGGTTAGAGGACTTTGTATATACTTTTATGATGTTTTTTAAACGGAAGCTGTTTGCTTTAATGTCATCTATTAAATCTTCATTTCCGCCAAGATCTTCTAATTTATCTACAAGTCCTTTATTATTTCCAAAACTGTCCCAGAATTCTGCTGAGAATCCAATTTGAGAGTTTAATTGTAGTGCTAATAATTGTGTGTCCCTGTCTTCTTTGCTTAAAATAAGGTCTACAAAAGATTGAGGTAATTCAATATCACCTTCTGATGTTACGTTCTCATATGAGTTGTCTAATTTATTTAAATCTAGAGCTTGTCTTGATGGTGCTGGTAATTCATTAATGTCCCCTATAGCTTCAATAGTTATCTTACCTTGACTGTCTTGGGAATACCTTAATCCTTCTTTTAAATTACCAAGTTCATCAACAAACGATTTTAATTGTTTTCTTTCTAAGTTTAAAGTATTAAGTTGTTGAATATCCTGACCGCTAAGTAAAGTTAAATCTATTTTACCATTAGTATCTCTAGCTCTTTCTGTGATTCTTCTTTTGTCGGCGTTAAGTCCTTGAAGAATATTCTGAGTATTTTTAGAAATATTTAAGTTAATAAACTTTTGCTCTAATTCAGCATAATACTCATCTTTCATGCGACGTTCTGACTCATTTTCATTAAGCTTTCTTGTAGCCTCATAAATTGAATCTTTTTGCTCGTCCGACCATTCTAGTGTACCTTTACTTCTTTTATTTAGAATTTCTTCGTCTTTAAGTTTGGTATCTGTGAATACTTTTTTATACTCCTGTAAAAAGTTCTGGTCTAGTTGTTTTTGGTATCCGGCAATATCTCTTTCAGATAGAAAATAACCGTCTTTAACAAATGTTGAGATTACTTTTTCATCGTATCCGTTATCATAGATAACTTTCTGCCAGTTTTTGATTTGGTTATGGTCTGCGCGCGAGCCTTCCGAAATCATTCCTGTCTTTACAGTTGCAAATAGAGACATTAAACTATCTGGAGAATTATTCAGTGTTAGGAATGTTGCTCCCACCCAAGAAATATCACTCTCTGCATATGTTACCCAACGCATCATAGCTTCTTTTTCTCGATTTGAAAGTCCCCGGTCAATTGTGACGGCATTAATCTGCTTTTCAATACTTTCTTGTTGTGTTACTTCTCTTTGAGCTTTTAAATCAGAAATTCTTTGTATTGACTCTCCTATGCTGTTTGATAATGTATTCCAAACTGTTTGTTTGTTAAGGACTTCATCCGTTTCTATCAGTTTTTTAATAACCCCGAGAGTGTTTGTAGTTTCAGTTGTAAGGTTCTTAAAAATCATTACTTCCTCTTGCGATAAATCGTAATTTTTTCCTTTGTCTTTTGAATCTTTTATCGCGGCCAAAAGTCTATTCACATTATTATCTGCAATTCTGGCCACAGTAGCTACAGCATGTACCTCTAGTTTAGAGTCTAATTCTTTTTGAACTGCAATTAATCTGTTTTTATTAAATTGAGACCCCTGCTGATTTCTTGACAAATCGTCATTTTCCCTACTTAATATATCAATCTGTTTTTTAGTTTCTTCTGCGATTTTCTTAGCATTTGAAGATTTATCAAGTGAATAAAATCTAAATTTATTATTGTCAAGATTTTCTAATTGAAGTCCACCTGTATCTCCCGTATTAAGTACATTTTGAATATTTCCAACAATTGAATTTAAATCTGAAATATACTGTGGTTTTAAATAAGAAGCGATATCCTGAAAAAATTCTTGAATAAACTGCAAAGCTGAGTCAAAAAAATTCTGTGTCGTTTCTGAAACAGGTGTTGATTGTTGTACAGCATTTAAAGCTATTTTACCTAAAATCTCCTTACGAACAGCAATTTCAGTTTCTTCCGCGTTATATTCACGGCTGTAAACTTCTCTATATGTTTGGGCAAATTCTTTATATTCTTCCGATTTATCGATGTTTCTTAAAACATTTTCAAGTCTTTCCTGTGGAAGTGCTTCTACTATAAAGTGAATAGTTTCTTCTGTTAAGTTTGAAAGTGTTTCTTGCCCTGTTTGAAAAGCAATAACTCTTTGCGCGATATCTGCTAAAGCTTCCGCCTGAATTGGTACAGAATTTCTTATCTGAAACTTCTCTGTGTAATTTGTTATAGAAGTAACCGTAACCCCCATATTTTTTAAAAGTTTATATAGAGAGAGTTTTATTTCTTCATCTGTTTTTACTGTTTCTGGGGCTTCTGACTCATCTCTTTCTCTGTAAAGAGGTACATTTCTTTTATATTCTCTTTCGGCGAAAATCTCCTCATAGTTTTCATAGCGCGATTTAAGTTCATCAATAGATAGTTCATCTAATTCCTGCGCATCAATAATCTTTCTTTCTCCAGCTTTTGTAAAAACAGTCGTTTTACCTAGGTTTTCATTAAGTCTTACAGTTGTGCCTGACACTTCAACTCCTAGAGATCCTAAGTTAGTCATAGCGGAATTCGCAAGTAAATCAAGAGACACGTTTTTTCTCATTTGGTTTTCACCCTCACTCTGCAACAAATACTCATTCCCTATCTTAACCCTATTCTCAGCCATTGTGCCCTCTAAAATAGAAGCTTGCGTAAAGCCATTCACTGAAGATTTGTCTACGTTTTTAGTAGTGGTTAAAATAGGCGTGAATTTATTATTTGATAAAAAACCTAATTCTATTTTTTGGCCTTCCACTGCTTCTTTTAATGCGGATTTTAATGAGCTGAATTGCTCTCCATTTACTTCATGAACGAATTGAATATTATTTTCATTTTCTTCGCCGATTTTAGAAGAATAGATGTTTTTGTATACACCCAAGGCTTCTTCTGTTGAAGTTATAAACGGATGTGAAGCTACACTTATAAAAAGCTTGCTTTCTGTGCCTTGTTGATTTAAAACTTTTGTTATTTGATTATTTTCGTCTGTTTTGACTGTGCAATTCATCTATTTTATTTTTTGTTATTTGGCAAATATACAATTTATTTCTTAACAATCTTGATTTTCGTCAAAATTTTCACTTTCGGCTTTTGTAATTATATTTTTTCTATTTATTTCTGACACAGAATTTACAGAAGGATATTCACTTGGATCTACATTTAAAGGTGATGATTCTACATTTAATTCATAAAAATCAGGATTAGTTTTAGGCAGTTTTGAAAATAGTTCGTCTGCTGTTTTTTCATACATATCCCCGTTTATATTTATAAAATCATATGTAGTTTTAGTCTGCACAGTTTCCGTATTTATTCTTGTATACTCGTTTTTATATGCATCTAATTTCCCGCCATTTGCATAATAATCACGCGAAACTTGTGTAGAAATTTCATCTTGTGTGGCTTCCACCTCTACATTAAAATTAGTGTTTTTAGACAGCAGAAAATAGTTACGTAAATCTTCATTGTCTTTCAAGTAGTCATTCATTTCTGATACACTAATCTCATCCGTATACCTTAGAGTAATACCTTTTTGATTAAAAACTAAGTTGTTTAAAACTGGATGAACTTGTCTTAATTGCTGATTTCTTACTTCTGCAATATAATCTGTCATTAAATAGTCTGCGTTTGGAATATCTAAAGCTAACACATCATTTATTCTATCTATAGAAACGGTTTGATTTGGTTGTTCTGTTATGCCAAAATAAGTTTTATAGTAAATTAATTTCTTCACTGACTCACTGTCAAATTCTGAATCATTTGTAAGTACAGCCGACATCTGGCTTTCTGCATAAGAATTTAAGTCTTCAAGGACGATATCCTTATTATTTGTGTCTCCTTGAATTGTATTTGCAGGAAAAACTTGTAGGTTAGTTGCCATTAAATCCTCTACTTCCTGTAAAGATTTTGTATTTCCGTCAGTTTTAACGTACACTCCTTCTTTAACTTTCAATAACCCGTTTTCTTTAAATAATTTGTATTCTGAAGCGGTTGTGTCTAAAGCAATCAACGGTAAATCTCTATATTGAGGTTCTACTTTTACTACTTCGCGTTCTACTTCATCCACAACATTTGTAAAATCCTGATACGTATTCACAAAATGACTCATTGATTCCTCTGTGGGATTTGTAATCATAAAGTCCAAAGCTCTGGTTACATCTAATACTTCTTCTTGTGTTTTGACTTCATATGAATCTGAGAGTCCCGTCAAATCAACATTTACATCTATAGCTTGTTTCTCTATATCTCTCAATAGCGTTTTTATAGCTTCTGGGGATGAGTTCCATACTTCTGGTGTATAGCCTTCAATATTGTTTAAACTAGTTTGTAGTCCTTTATTTGTTGGTTCTCTTAGTGTTGCTTCTAAGGTGTCTTTTACTTCTGTATTTGTCTTGTCTTCTAAGTCTGTCCCTATTAATATTTTTGCAGGTACTTCATTAAATTGAGACATTTCTTGAAATAACGGTGTTTTAGTTGTTTTTAAGTAATCTAAATCGCTGGCATCTAAAGCTTCTTTGAATTCTTCTTCGGTTTTTATTCCGCCAAGTTCCGCAATAGCTTCCTGTTCGTTAATAAAAGGATTCTCTAGACTACCATTCTCATCAACAGTTATGAAAGCTGGATCTGCATCTTGATAATATTCGCTGTTTTTAATCTGCTCTTTTACATCTTGTGTTTTCTTAGTAGAAAAAGTAAGCTCTGCTATTAAATCATTAGCTTGTTTGAACAAATCTGCTCCGATTTCTTTTTTGGTTTTCGCCGAAGCTCCTTTTACTGCTGTTTTAAGTGTATTAATGTTTTGACGCATTATAATATCACTTTCTCCTGGTAAAATAGGATTTTCATCAAAAGTCTGAGTGAAATTATTGTCTAACTCAGAATTATTGATATAAGCAGAATACAATTGTTTTGCGACTGTATTTAATGATTGTCTTATTGCGACTTCTCTTACTTCATTTTCTGCCAAAAATTCTCTGTATCCTAAAACATCTGTATCTATTTTATTAGACATACTAAGCATTATTTTGCTTGTCTGGAATGGAGAGTTGTCCAGTCTTATGGCTATTGTGGCATCTGCAATTAGATTTTCTTTACTATAATTTTTTGACGCAAATTGTTCCAAATCTACAAACACTTTAATTTGAGATAAGTCAGATAAAGCATTAGCTGTTTCTTCTGAGTCAATCCAGTTTTCTTTGTCTGTGAAGTCTATTCCATATTGCTGCGGATCTAATCCATTTTGAATTAGAGCGTCTACAAGTGTTTTTGCTTTTATAGCTGTAGTTGATTCTGTAGAATTAAATATATCTAATACAGATTGAGATGCGTCCACTGTAGAGGAATTTAAACTTACAGGAAACCCTATTGTTTTACCGTTATATGTAAAAACTACAAATGGTATTTTAGCGTCCTTGTTGGAAGTACTTACTTTGTTTATAAATTGGTTTACATCTATTTTAATAGAAGAAACTACTTTACCGTTCTCAATATAACCTTGCCCAACAACATTTTGCAGACTTTCTTTTGTAAAAGGATTGTTTTTGGTTATTACGTTTTCTTCATTCTTTTGTAATGTTATTTGTGGTGCTCCTATAAATATGATTTGAGCAGTCATTTTTTGAGGGAGTTTTATAAGCCCTTTTTTACCTTTTGTAAATTCCGCTGCTGATTGACGCAAATCACTTAAAGGTATGCCGATACCTTCCGTACTTTCCTTATCATAAGGCGCAGGGAGTGATCCTAAAAGCTTACCATTCTTCATCACATAAATATGAATCTGTTTAGGTAATTCTTTTGGTGTTAAGCTGTGATTAAAAGCATCTGTTGAACTTACAAATAGATCTAAAGTATCTCCGTTTTTTACTGCATTTACCGCTTGTTCATCCACCGAATAATTGGTGCCGTCAGTTTGTCGGTAATCAAAATCAGATGGTACATTTTCATAGATTTCATTTCCTTGTGAGTCTAATCCTAATAATTTCGAAATAGCCGAAGCATTAGTTCCAAAATTCTTAATCAAAACTGTAGAGTTAGGTGCAACTGCCATCCACTCTTTCAAAGGAATATCCTGACCGCCTTTTTCATTTATTCTTCCGGCGACTCTTTGTCCGTTATTTAAATCAATTTCAAAGGTATTGTTTGAATTAACAATCAAACTCGAATTAGGAAAAAAGCTTGCTAAAGTTTCTGTTCTAATATGACTAAACCTTATATTTTGATTTTTAATTGTTGCTAATGCATTTGTAGGTGTTTGAAGTCCGCGTACAGACGAACCTAAAGAATTACTCTGCTCATCAAGCGCATCAATTACTGCTTTATAATCCTTATCTAATAAGTCTGTTTTTGTTGTATCTCTTACCGCTTGTGTCTGTAAAGCATCTATTAAATCTAACATTTCTGCTACACTCTGCTCGTCATTTGAAACTGTTCCTTCAAGTGTAAGCCAGTCATTAAGCTTTGTTTGTAATACTTTTAGCTGATCAATTTCAGGAATCGTAAGTCCTAAGTTCTTATAGAAATCAGATGGTCTGCTTATAATCCTATCTGTATTTGGTTCAACTCTTCTGTCTATTTTGGACAAAAGCTCTTCATAAGTTTTTATGTCGGACTCAGAAGGCTTGGTTTTATTCTGTTCCACTAAATCTGTGCCGAAGTATTGAGTTAAGTAGTCATTTGAGCCAATAATCTCGGCGACTTTATTTTTAAGTTGCTCTAAAGTAGTTAGGTTTGTTGGTGTAGGTACAACAGTATTATTAGGAATTGTTGCTACGGCACTATCTTCAATCTCTTTTTGATATGCGTCATAAATAGCTTGGTCAGCTGATGATAATTGAATTCCTTTTCTAACTTCTTCTCCTAATTGTTGTTTATATGCCTCAGAAACTGGCTCACCATTCTCAAACGCTCTTCTTTCAATTAAATTTTGATTTTCCTGAAAAACTACAACTGTATCTGTTTTCCATTTTTCTAAAATATCAGTAAAATACGCAGCTGTACTTTCGTTAAGTTTTGTGTTTTTATTTAGTAAATTTTTAATCCACCCATTTATTACTTTTACGCGGGTATTAGGGTTTACGACAGCTTGTGTAGTTTTTTGGTAATTCTTAATGTGCTCTACAGCTTTTGACTGTGCTTGTAATGCTTTTTGTATTTCGAAATATTTCTCTGGATCAGATAATTTAATATCGGCTAAAGTGGCTCTTAATTTATTAAGATTTTCATTTTGTGCAGAAAACATATCAATAGTGATGTTTGCTGTAGTAAAGTTCTTAATACCTATTGCATCTAAAGCTAATTGTCTTTCTGTTTGTGCTTGTGTTCTTTCTTCTTGTAAAGCTGTAATCTCTTTATTGATGTCAATTAAAGCATTCGCACGGACTTTGTTATCTTCTGTATCTGTTAACTTACTTGCTTCAAATTGCCTGTTTAAAATTTCTTTTTCTCGACGGTCTAAAGATTGTAAATGTAAATCTAACTGCGAAATTTTTAAAGTTTTTTCTTTTGGTGCTAAATCTAAAACTTGTTGTACATCAAGAGCTTCTGTAATACTCTCTAAATTAACTGAATCAGCAACTAAAGCTTTTACATGTGAAATTAAGTTTTGGTTAATTCGCATAGCAGTTTCTCCCATAGTCATGTTGTAAGCCATAGCTCTTACAACTTCGCGGGTCGATGTTTTATCTAATCCTGCAATTTGCACTTCTCCTAATAATGCTTGTGCGTAATTAAGATTTTTAGTGTGTTTATCTGATATCTCTTTATACTCCGCAATTTTATCTTCTTTAAAAGCTTGTGCCTGCTCTTCTGCTTCTTGGCCTGAACCTAGTCCTAACTCTTTGGCAAGCTCGTCATTCTTAACCGCATTTATCTGTCGGGCAAAATCAAAAAATCCTTCCTGAGTGCTTCCAATAGCTTGATTTCTTTCTATGTGCGCTATGGCAGACTCTGCATCTGACAGTAATTCACCTGTTAAATCCCCCCTTTGTACTGCTTGTTGTTTTGACTCCTGAGCCGCTTGAATTTTATTATTTGCAATTACGTTATTAATATGGTTATCTGCTGTAAACGCATTAGCATAATCAACTGTTCTCTGTATGTCTTCTCTCTGCGCTGTTACATCTCCGAATTTAAATCTTGAATGTACTCCTGCACCTAATACACCTACAATAGCTCCAATAAGTCCTTCTGACAGCCCTTCTTTTGTACCGTAGGTTGAACTCAAAGCCTCTGTAAATGCATCTGCTACACCATAAGTTGTTTTTGTTTTATCTGCATTAAAAGCATTCAGCATATAATTTTCAGCTGTTTTTGAAACTACTCTTTGTCCCATCTCTTCCTGTGCCTCTGGTATTGCTGCACCTAGTACTCCCCAAACTTTACCTGCTATTTTCTGACCTTTGCTGGCATCTAAAGCTTTATATAATATTTTCCCTTCTTCTGTAACGGTTTTATCAAAACCAATACCTAATAAGCTTCTTTTTAAGAAATTATTGCCTACATTGGGATTAACAGTTTTACCTATTAATGCATTTCCAAATTGAGCTATATTAGATGCCCCAACAATAATCATATTGGCTCCAAAAACATAATTGCCTGTATTTGCAAGTTCATCTTTAAAAGCGCTGTATTGCTCAGGTGTGGGATCAGTTCCGTTTACTTTTTGATAGTTTTCAAGCCATGCATGTTCTGTAGAGTTCATATATTGGCGTGCTTCCATACCTGCCTCATACCCTGCGGATCGTGTGGCTACTAAAGCTACATCCCCTATTTTTCTAATTTTATACGCATTTATAGAAGCTGTTTTATTCACTTCTCCTATTGTCCCAAGTATTTGATCGCTCACTTTTCTGCCCACAGCTGTTGTCTCTGCTTCAAGCAATGCTGTAGAAGAGCCTTTAGATAAATTTTTAGCAGTTCTTAATGCTTCATATGCCTTAGCTTCTCCTCCGGCTCCTTTTACTGTCCACTTAGATAATTTTGCCAATTGGCCTTCCTGAGCTAATAACCCAACACCTCCTGTAGCATAAGTCCATATTCCCTCTGAAATAAGCGCACCTGCTGTAAACGATAATCCTGAAAAAACTTTATCTGCCCAGAAGTTAACTGTAGCTGCTTGACCAAACAAACTTGCATTATTTTCTTGCTCTGTATAGTAATTAGGTAACTTGTAATCGAGTTTTACATTTAAATCATCAAGATAATTATTGAAATCTGTATTGTATGCTTCTGATAAGCTGCCTTTAGCTATACCTTCCACTAAACTATCAGCAATTCCTAAAGTGCCCCCTATCACAGCAACACCTGTCTTACCTAAAAGCTTTCCAAAACCATTAGTCCATTTCTCAGAAGTTGTTTGTTGTTGCGCAAGTCTTTCTTGATTATTTGTTCCAGGAATAAAATCTTTATAACGGCCAATATATTCTCCACTCGCTAATTGAGTATAAGCCTCATTATAAGAATCATTTGCATATCCTTTTAGAGCTTTAGGTTCTTCTTTGAACTGAGACCCAAATAAAGATGGTGCTTGTGCAAAAGGATTAGATGATAAATCAGGCTGTACCTCCTTTTTTCTTACGTCTTGCGCAATAAATGTCGTGGGTGTTTGTATAACAGGTACTATTGTATCTGCTAATAATTGAGTGTCTATTGGGTTATAACCTGCTGTAGTTGGTTCTGCCATGTTTTTATCTTAGTCTGTTTAAAACTGTATCTATTTCTTTTGGGTTTTGTTGTAAATACTCTAAAACTGCCTCGCCTACTAATATTTGAGGATATTGTTTTATAAATAAAAGAAGCTGTTTGTCCATATTTTGTTTGCCTGTTTCCGTTTCGCTTAATAGTAATGGTGCTCCGCCTTTTTTAAGAGATACTGAAGTTGTCCATTGTCCTTGAACAGGTGTGGCAGAAACTGTAAATTTGTTGTATGCATCTCTTGACATTAAAGTTGTTAAAGCTTCAATTTTCTCATTAGGTATTACACCTTGTAGTTTTTGTTTATAAACCTGCTCTGTTGTAGGCTGTGTTAAAAAATAACTTGGGTTTACCTTAGACCCCATTTGAAAACCCGATCCTAATGTTCCTGAAATGAAGTTACTGGCTTTGTTTAACGCTCCTTTTTGCTGTATGTCAAAAAACTGTATATTTTCATTATTTATAGGTGTAGTATAATTTCCTGCTGTTACTTCTCTGGATTGCGCTTCATTTAACGCCTGAGAATTTAAAACATTATATAAATCATCTCCTCTCTCTACAACATAAGTTCTTGCACTTCCGAATATTCCTTTTACTCCTTCTTTAGCCCCCGATTGAATTACTTCAAAGTTACCTTCTGGTGTTCTTCTGAAACTCAATCCTTTTTTAGCATCAAATGGAACTTCTCCTTCAATCTGCGGTATTGCGTTTATAATCTGCTCTTTCACTTTATCATTAGTAACTGTAGCTAATTTATTTGTAGTTACAATTCCTTTTCCTTTGTTTATCACAATGCTGTCCCGATCTTTTTTAGAATCTTCTATAATTGTTGATCTAAAGAGGGTATCTCCTAAAGTATCAGAAGAAAAAGAATTTTTTTCTACGTCCTTAACATCTTGTGTCAATTTAGAAAATGTATTTAATAAAGATGTATTTGCAGGATCTGCCAGTTTAGCCTGTAATGCCTGGGCGCCGCCATTTGCCTGCATGAAGTCATACACTGCTTTTTCTTTTATCATTTTTTCAGAGTCTTCTGGGTCTGGTAAAAACATTGAAAAGGTTCTTCTAAGATCTGCGCCTAATCCGTCTTTTTGTGCGTCTCTTTTTACAGCGTATCTATTAGCTATGGTTTTAGCATAGTCAATATATTTTGCAGGATCTGCTCTGTATACATCAACAGTTTTTTTATCTGCCTCTTTAATAACTGATGCCATATCATTTCTGCGGACATATGCTTCTAACATCTGAGAATATTGTTCTGGAAAAAGATTTGACATTCCTGATTTACTAAAAGCAGTTTTTGCCGCCGTTGCTGGGGCATATCCTTTTCTAAGAGCTTCATTGTAATTATCTGTGTATGCTTTTTTTGTATTTGCGTCAACACCTCCCCCATCTAAAACAGCGGTTGCTTGTGAAACAATTCCCATACTTTCTGTGTTGAAATCTCTTACCAAACTATTATATGGGTTAGTCTCACTTACATTTTCGTCTGGTATACTAGATAAAGATACGCCTGAGACTCCATTTACACCTGTCGGATTAAGTTCCTGTTGTAGTTTAGCTATTTCAAGGGCGTGTTTCTGTACAGCTCTTTCTTCCGCGCTGTATTTTAACTCCAGCTCTTTTGCATCATAAAAGGCAGCATCTGTATCATAAGTAACTGATGTTTTTGCTCCTGCCATTTTGGCAAAAGTTGTTTTCCAGTTCATTGTCTCTAGAAATCCTCCAATAGAAGCTGAATTATTGGGATTAACTGTTTTAAAACTGTTTAAATATTGATTTTTTCTATCCTGCTCTGCGGTTTTGTGTCTATACGCCTCGTTTCTCTGCTCTTGGGTTATATTTTTATTGTTATATTCTGCATCGTATTTGGAAATATTTTGATCCAAATTATCTGTTACTGCTTTTGTGTAAGAAGTAAATGCTTCCTGAGCTACTTTTAATCCTTCCTGTCCTTGGTATTTTGCCCATCCATTAATTTGAAGTTGTTTTCCTTCTTCTGGAGATAATATTTGAGGCATGTAAGCTAGTATCTCAGATTCTGTCAGTCCTTTAACCGATGTAGTTTTTGTCCTTCTTACTCCATCACTGTCTGTAAATGGTATCTCGACTGTTTCTTCCCCTTTAAGTTCTTTAAACGCTTTTGCTTTTTCCAGTGCCGATTTATTTACATCTATGTGATTAGTATACTGCAATGCACCAATTTTATCCACCTTATTTCCTTGAGCATCCACTCCTGCTAAATATTGCTGTATTCCTGCCTGTTCTTGTGCAAATGCATAGTTTATGTCAGAATAGCTGCCGTCATTTTTCTCTCTTTTCTTTTTTACTTCCGCATCAAAATTACGAATAGTCTGAGAAATACCTATCTGATCTAATGTATAATCATCTATAGCTAAATTAGTATAAGTATTGATTTTATTTGTCAAACCACTTTTTGCCCAATTTATTTTCCCTGCTTTGTTTACTTCGTCAATAAGCCCCTGAACATTTTGAGAAAACCTCTGTTTGTCCTCATCCCTTAAAAGTAAATTCTCCTGTACTTTTAATTGTACAAGATTATTTTGATATTTTTGTAATCCATTATCATACTTCCCCTGATTTGTAGAAAGAGCTTGATTAAGAAGATTTAGGTTTATTGGACTCTGATATTGTTGTGGACTATCAGGGGTTGATAAGTAACTAGCCATATGTGTTATTGTTTTAAAACGCGAAATCCCACCCTACATTTAGTAGAATGGAATTGCGAAATTAAGTTATTTATTTAATATTTGCAAATTAATTATTTTTTGCCACCAAAACGTTTCTTTTTTGACTGAACATTTAATTTGTTAATAGTTTTTTTAGCGTCTAATAATTTTTGATATTCGTCTTGTGCCTGATTTCCATAAGCTTGTGCTGTATCTAAGTTAGTCATTGCAATTCCATTAGGTGTATATCTGGCATTATCATACATTGAATTAATTAGATTAACTGAATTAACTGTGTTGTAATTACCTAAGTTTACTTTTTGCGCGGTATTGTAATAATTTCTAAGATTTTGCTGTGTTATTGCATCAGCTTTTAATATTCTGCCTTCATAATTTAATAAATCATTGGCTCTTGCGTCTTCCTCTCTGGCTTGTATTTGTGCATTTGCTGCGTTGGCTTGAAAAGTGGAAGCTTGGTTTTGTCCCGCAACCTGTCCCATTACATTATTAAGATTAGCTTGTGTGTTAGCCTGAACTTGGGCTATCGCTGCTGCTCTTTGTGCATCTGGCAGGCTGTTAAGGCTTTCCATTGTTGCGGCCTCTTGTCTTCTTATTTCATTTACTTGCGCATCAGGAGAAACCAGTGGTGCTTCTATTCTGTCGTAACGTCTGTCAATTTTAAGTGCTCCCTGTAAACTATCTGGTAATAAAGGACTTTGATCAGGTAAGTTCAATAATCCATAAGTATTAACCACTTCTTGATTTCCTGTAAATGATGGTAATTTATTTGTTGGAGATGGGGTTGTTGCCAAAGGCCTTGACTCAGGAGTGACTTCTGCTATTCCATAATCTGCCGCTGTATCTTTTATAAGCCCCTCTACATTATCTAAATTCTTAATACTCGAAGCAGATAATTTAGCTCGTAAAGGTGAATTTTTTAGTTGTTTAACTGTAAGTATCCCATTATCTGCCAATAATTGTTTTTCTTCTGGTGTTACAAGATTTATCTGCATTGAATATCTTCCAGAAGTAAAATCTCCTAGTTTTTCATCATACCCTCTAATAGCTCTTGATTGATCAGTTTCTGATAATGCATCTGGTAAAAATGTCTCTTCTGTAAAATATCTTTGGGCTTCTTTTACTGCCTCTGGTGAGAAACTGTCAGGATTGTTAATAATAGTCTGGGCAGAGTCTTTCATATTCTCATCGATTAATCTTTGAACATTTCCGACAACCTCTGACTGTTTATTTAAAGGTACGTTTCCTTTTAATTTAACATTCCCTTTTGCATCAACTTCTATAAGATTTTTAAATCCAGGATCGGAGTTTATAATATTAGGGAAGTTATTATATAGATTTTGAAGAGCCTGCTGACTTCTTACAATACCATAAGCTTCCTCATTTGCACTCTGTTTATTTCTTGCGTTAGTGCTATAAGGGTTTATATTACTGGTTACATTCACTGTCCCTCTTAGTCCTCCGTTTTGAAACTCATTTAGTAATTGTTTTACTCTGTCCTCAGGCAGATTATATTTTTTTGAATATCCAATAATCATATCACCATTGTAAAGACCGCCATTTTGAAAAACTTCATCAGCATTAAAACTTACTTTGGACTTCTCTTGCAAATCAAATACTTCATTGAAAAAGCTTTTCCTTGCCTCTATGATAGGTAGTTTTTCCTGTTCAAGTTCTTGAAACTCTTCTGTTAGAAAATCTATATTCATTCGTATAGTGTCTTCTAAGTTAGGGTTATGAAGTAATTTATCAGCTTGTTTCTGTAGTTTTGAAGCTGTTTCTTCCTGTTCTTTTACAATTTTATCTAACCCTGTTTTTCTATTAAATTTATCGATAACATCTGCATAAGTGTTGGTTGATTTTACCCCTAAATCAAAATCATCGTTAAACTTTTTTGCACCGCCCTTGCCTATTTTTAAGTGGTCAGAAATGATTTGTGAGTCATCGGGTAATTGTTCTGCTGTAAGTTCAACACCTCCATTCTCATGACTTTGACCTAAAACTTTTTGAATTGTTTCGTCAGGTTTTTTAATATACTCGTCTTTTTCAACTTCCGCGACCTTATCTCCTTCTGGTGTTTCCCCTACGTATTCTCCCGTAGCTATTTTATTTTCGTCTTTTTTTTTTAATCTTCCGCCGTTTTGGAAAGCTTGTTGTTCTTGTGGGGATTGACTTTGTTGTAGTGTGGCAAGCATTTCTTGAATTGCCTGTTCCTGTTGTTCTGGTGGAAGTTGTTGAAGCTGTGCTATAATTTCTTGCGGGTCTTGACCGACTGCTTGTGCATATGCCTCTATGACTTGAGTGGGATCTGGAGCTTGTTGTCCTCCATCCTGAAAATAGCCACCTCTTTGTAATGACTGCGTTGCTGGTACAGATGCTTGTCTGGCTTTTTGTTGGAACTCGTTTAGAATATTCTCTCTTCTATTAGCTGTTCCTAAACCCGAAACTATATTTCTTCCTAAGCCTGTTGCTAATTTTGCACCTGAAACACCTATATCAAATGCATTTCCTGTTCCAATTCCCTGTCCTAATTTATAAGCCGCACTTGGGATATCAAATCCAGAGTATTGATTGAAATAAGAAAAGTTTTCTGTCGTGTTTGGTGTGATTGTTTGCTGACTATTTAGCGGGTTGCCGTACATGTCAAATTGATCCTGCTCATTTACAATCCCATCTCCATTATTGTCTCCTTGAATATATTGTGAACTTGGGTCTACATTGTAATTATTTGGAGCTGTGATTTGAGGTGGTTGAGAGTATGGTGATAATTCATTAGGGTTGTACGTAAACCCATTTACTTTTGTGTCTGGTAGAGGGTATTTTTGCTGAAGCTGTTGTCCGTATGTATCAAACTGATTTAAATCAAATTGATTAGTTTGTGTAGGTAATGTAATTGGTTGTGGTGTATATCCAATATTACTTGGTGCGGTAAAATTACCTCCGATCTGCATGGAAGCCATACCTGTTGCTGTAGTGCCCTGTCTATTTTGATATTGGCTATATGCTGGGGAACTTTGATAAGCTTTCCATTGACTGTAAGGTATAACTTGATAGTCTTTACCTTCAATAGCTGGTGACTTACCTAAAAAGTTTTCCGCTCTGTCTGTATACCACACTTTTCTGTTTGTAAACAATCCGTCAGAGGTTATGTCTTTTACAGGTGTTGTGGTAAAGTCAATCATACTTTGAGTAGGTGCTTGTGCAGGCGGTGTAGATTGTTGAGAAAAATATTGTTGGGCGAAATCAGGAACGAACTCAACTGGTGAGTTTTGATTAATTCTTGCTACATCTGATGCTGTGATTTTTTTATCCCCTGTTCTTTGATAGTTGTACAGATTTCCTCCGTTTTGGTATCTATTATTTTTTACTCTCTTCATTATGAAAATCTTTTGTTTTTAGTTCTTTTTACTGGGTATTCTGTAACTTTTTTTGTATTTGTAAAATTATATTCTTGACCAGGAACCATCAACTTGGCCTCCCCTGTCTCATTAGATATGCCTATCAAGCTTTGATTCACACCTCTCATTGTTATATTTGGGCTATTGATTTCAACTACTTTCCCCCAATTATCAGGATTCCAATAACCATTATCATCTTTTACAATTTCTCCGCCATTTTGTACGTATATCAATCCCTCATCTTCATTTTGAGCGACATTATTCATGAGCCATATCAAGTTTTCATCTGTGTAATTCTCTTGGAGTCTTTTTTTGAAAAAATTATTTTTTACTTTTTTTAAATGCTCTTTTGTGAAATTTTCTTTTCCTGCATCATAAATACCTTCTTTTTTTAGTAAAAATCTTAATCCGTTCAGGTCTGACTTGTTTTCTTGTGGTCTGAGATCATGATGTACATTATTATACTCTCCTTTGGCTCTATTCTTAATATCGTTGATGTCTTCTTTTGTTAAATCAACATCGAATTTATAAGCTTTTAGCCTGTCAAATAGCTCGTCTTGGTCTTTTCTGTTTAAGGGCGCGCCTTTTAATTCTGAATGTCCCAGTTCATGTGCTTTTACAGAATTATACCCTATTTTATCCAGTTCTTTTTTAGCTTTATCTGTTATGTTATCCATAACAATTGTGTTTATCTCTGAATGATATTGTGAACCGTCTGTTGAGTATGGGACTCCCTGCATTTTTAACCAAGTTTTTTCGAATACATTTGGTTTTCCATTTTGGTCAATTATTTGTACACCATTAACTTCGTTGGCTCTGTTTTTAATTACTTGATTAGGATTTTTATATCCTGAATTTATTAATCGTTCTTTATATTTTGGAGAGTTTATATAATCTATTGTGAACTGCTCAGGTGTAAGTACTTCTGGATTATTCATAGGTAAGTCATAATAACTTCCTCCTCTTTGAAAATACTGTTCTTGATTATAAATATCTTCTTGCTGTACTTGGTTTGGGTCAACATACTGAACCTGTGAAGCTGTTAGTAACTCTTGAATAAATCTCTGCTGGTTAATTTGTTGCTGTTGTTTGTAATCTAACTCTTCTTTGGCTTTTTTCACAGCTTCTGTTTCGTTTGATTCTGCTAAGTTAGGTATTTCTGTGTACGTAACCAAATTACTTATTTCTGGTGTATATATTGGAGCATTCTGACTAACTGTTTCTTGATAAGGGTTGTAGTTATCTATCGCTCTTTGTGCTGTTCCTTTAAATTCTTCTGGTGTAAAGGGCATACCTGAGTATTTTTCATAAACACTATAAACAGCTTTCTGTCTATCTTTGTTTTCATGGAATTTTTTTGAGGGGATCTCATATTTATCAGAAATTAATGCGCCTGTGTTATATATTCCTTGTGTATTTCTTAATCTATCTCCTACTTTCTTATGCGTGTTGTTTAACTCCCAATTTACAAAATCTAATTGATTATCCAGATCTTTCCAATTTGAGCCGTACTTTTGTTTTAAGTTATCTAGTCTTTTGCCGCGAAACTGTGCAATCCCAAAGCTAGAGCCACCTTTATATCCTATATCTCCCTCAGCACTAGTATTAAAACCGCTTTCATATTTCAAATTACCCACAATACCTGCTGCTTGGTCAGGAGTCCATCCATAACCAAGCATTTTATTATAAGCGTATTCCTCTTTATTTTGCTGTTTTATTTTTTCCTTAATTAGAGTCATCAGTCTGTTATTTCTATTTTATAGTGGTAGATTATATTATAAATTCTTTCTCCAATTAAAGGTCTCCATTCGTGTGCCAATTCTTTGATATAAGTTTCTTTTGCTATTTTATATGCCTGGAAAGCTTCTTCTGGTGTGTTAAATGTACCAATATACTCGGGAAAACCTTTACCTCTACTAAATGATGCTACAAATTTTTCACGGTTTTTGTGCACTCCTGTAGGCAGACTGTTTCCTTGATTAATTCTTTTTTTGAACAAGTGGTTTAATTCTTTTGGAATGAAGCAACAATTTTTATCTGAATAAATTCTATTCCCTTTGATTAAAATGTCTTTGTCTATGTGCCATCCTTCCATTAAGTTAGGATTGTAATTTTCTTCATACCACTTTGCAAAGTTTTGGAAATTGTGCCACCTTTCGTCTACTGAACAACCAATATAGCTTGGGTGTTTTTTCTGAGTATATTTGTCATAACATCTAGCCAAAATAGACCTCCAAATACTGCATTCTTTAGTAGATTTTCCCTCAATTGAGCCTAAATACTTACCTTTTCCCATGTAACCTACACCATAAACGTTAGGAACATTAGGATTTTTTATGCTTTTTTTAGTTACGTGTCTATAACCTTTATTTTTTACAATAGTCCCATCTTCAAATTGGACGTCTAGATCTTTATTACCTCTATATTTAATAATTGTGAAATTTTCTCCAGTACTGTTTGTATGTATTTCACCAACTCTGTTTTTAATTTTACTTCTCATACTTGTAGTTTATTTTTGGTAAATATACGACTTTATTCTTAAATAGCCAAATAAAATTACAATTCTAAATTTATTTTACTTGACAACATATTAATTGCATATCTTAACCTGCTTTCTAAAGACTGTTCTAGTCTAATCGTAAAGACGTTGCTGCGCATTGGTTCGAGAACATTCTTACCGCTAAATTTGACAATATCTTGGTTGATGGTTTTATTTATTTGATTTCGATCCCATATCCATGTTGGTTGATTTGTTTTGTGAGAAATCATTCTGTTGTAAAAATAATTTGTTGTGTATTCATTATGCACCTTAGTTGTAAGAACTTCTTGATAACTTCCATCTGGTGCTGTTATTGGGTACTTTGAAATCAACGAAAGCTGTCCTGTATTTGGTACAAGTCTTAATTCTCCTGAATTTGTGAAAGGACTATAAATCCACATTTTGTTAAATGGTTTGTCTTCTATTTGCGCTACATCAAATTCATTGTGGTATCGCATTACTTCCATCTCAAATCCAACTGTTTTTAAAAGTATTTCTCCGTACTCTCTTTTAAGCATGTACTCTACTAAGAATGGATACTTTTTACCATAAAACACTTGATAACTTCTATTTGTGAGTAAGTGTGACCACAATCCAAATTCTGTTGAGTCTGTACTTTGGTTTATGCCTGTTTGGAAGTAGTTTTGGTGCGGGATATAATAATTTGGATGGAATGAATGCCATGATATCCATTTTTGCTCTATTGGGGAATAGCTTATTGTCCAGCTAACATCCTCAAAATATTCTGGGTCTGTAACTGAAACAGGAGTTTTTACAGGTTCTAATGTAGGTGTAGCTGATTCTGTACATGAACATACTGCATTACCATTAGGAAGAATAATTGTTTCGCAACCATCTGGGCATACTATGTCCTCAATAGTGATCTCACAATTACAATAAACAATTCCTTCTATAGTCTGCTGCGTGCAGGATTCGTTTAAACAGGTACAAGGCATAATTTTTATTTTAACAAGTTGGTAATGAAGTAATATTTGTCACTGACGTAATATGTCCTGCGCTTACTGTTAGTATTTTTTCTGCTGAGTTAGTCGGCGGGTTACTAAAATAAACAACACATGTTCCTTCAAAATCTGTAAGTAAAGTATTTCCCGTACTTAAACTTATGTATAATGGCTGCCCAACATATAATGGTTCAGTGTTTATGTATACACTAATACTTTGTAATCCAAATGTATTTTCTAGGTAAACGCATTTTGCATCCGCAGGGGTCATTCCTGAAATATCTATAAATGGATCACCAGGAGCATCACTGCATCCTTTTACAAGCGGTAATTGAGTTCTGGGTAAATCATCACAATTAGCAGGTGTCTGCGTTGTTACAGTACAAGTCTGCGTTTCCATATCATATTCATAACCATTAGGGCAGATTGTTCCGCTGACAGTTACTTTTTCACACATTTCTGTTTCCACGTTGTAAGTGTATCCTGTAGGGCATGTTATCACTGACTCCCCGCAATCCGTATAAAAGCCAATATTTTTGTCAAACTTTAGACAAGGATCAACTTTAGGGATATAGTCTTTTTTAGTTATAAATACGCGTCTGAATCGACTATCATACCCCATTGCTATACCAACTCCATTTATTGCATTATCTGTGTCTAAATCGCTTATATTTGCTATTTGGGATTTTAGGATTTTAAATGGGAGGTGTTCTTTGAACCAATTTCTCATTCCACTTGGTTTTCCATTTATAAGGCTGGATATTTCATTCATCCCCTGCCCTCCACTTGGTATTTCAATTACCTGCCCTCTCTTAGCGTCAACAGAGTAATGACCAAATTCACAGCTGACAGATTGTGAAGATTGTGTGCCTCCAAATCCTAAATCAGTTTCTGAATAAGTCATAGGTCTTCTTGCAAATGCGGATGCTAAATTTCTATATTCTGCTCTTTTACCGTCATCTACCGCTACGTCTATTGCATTAAATAAAGAAGTTGCGTTTTCTTGCCTAACCAGTATTTGCTCTCTTTCTATGGTGCGGATATCTTTCAGTTTTCCATACTTACTGTCAAACTCATAAAAATCTAGGGGTTTGTAACTTAAATAAGGGTCATTGTAATTGTTTTCGCTGTTGTCTGGCTGTGACCACATTATGCCATTAGGTTTATCATTACGGCAATCACTCTGAGACTGATCAAAGGTGTCCGATAATGTTCTATAAGCAGTTGTTGTTACAGATTTAGAATATATTTGATTATAGAAGAAGAATTCTCCTCTTTTTATTGATACATTTTTTTCCTGCGTCCATTCAGAAGTGTCTCCTGTATTAGGATAAAAATTTCTTTCTAATGTTGGTTCTGCTGTTCTATTCCACGTATTTATTCTGGTCTCAGTTAAAAAATCAGGTACCCCATAATAATATAAATAAAATTTACTTGGCGGTCTGTAATAATTAGTTTTTTTAGTTTCACAATCAAATTTCAAATCATAATCAATATCTGGAAATAAGGCCGATTGTCTTCTATAATCCGTAATAACCTCATAATCCACATAAAATCTCGGCTCTCTCCCTATGTTAGCATAGAACTTATAATTAAATGGTGTTAAGTTTGCTTCCCCGAATGCAGTTGTTGTGAATAACGGCATTTTTCTTTTTAGGGTATGTCTTGAAATAAAGGTATCTCCTCCAAAAATGGATAAACAAGTTGTTTTAGGATTTTTTAAATCTCCGCGATATCCTGTTGACAGCCATTTTATAGAATTCACAGTACCATATTGAGAAGGTAAGTAGTTTTTTAAAGCTACGTATGGACTTGCTACATTTTTTTTAATTATTTTACTTACTCCTGTTGTACATGCATTATTCTGACTCGCTGTAGTTAAAGAGGCTGTATTTGTATCTATTGTGTTGTTATCAAAACTTATATATTCTTCAGGGTATTCTAAAGCGTTGTCTAAACCTAGTGTTAGTAAAACTGATTTTTCTCTGTCTAAATTATTTATAGTTATTTTTTCTCCCGTCACATCATCTACCTGAGTGAAATTACCTTCTTTTAAATACTTTGCTGAGTGTAGTGATCTTAACTGATTTTGATTTTCCTGTAATAATTGTAAGTAATTGTATTTTGCACTAGAATGAAAATAAGAAGAAAAGTTTTCAGGCTGTCCTAAATCTCTAAAAGCTTTTAACCAGTCTAATCTATATCTCCCATAATTAACTACCACAGAACTTATCGCTCCTAATGCTGCTGCTATAATTGAAAGTACGATTCCTGCGGGATTCACTGATACAACAAACCCTGCATCTATTCGATAATTTTCTCCTGCATTTGCCAGAGCTACCGCCAGCTCTGTAGCTGCCTCTAGTCCTGCTAACACCCCTGCTAAGTCTTTAGCCTTTCTAGTTAAAATTACAAATTTAGGGTGATCTGTTACTTCATTAAAGTGGCTGTTATCTGTTTGTCCGAATACATACCCCTGTACAGACATTTCTGTAGGTAAGGTATATCTGTAATAGTCGGTTTCTGGGCTGTGGTAAGTGAACTTCTCATTCTTTATTCCATTGTAAATATGAGGGATGTAAGCATTTCTATTACTGTCTGTGTAATTCAAAATGTCACTTCCTAAATCATTATATGGGTAGCTGGAATAATATATAGATTGTGTTTGATCATTCTGATCGGTGTACTTTCTCATATCAAAAAGTAATCCTGATGAAAGTATACTCCTGTCTTGATTTATATCTCCTCGAAATATCTCGTAGCCAGCTATTTGATTTCTTTTTTCCTGTGATAAAAGACCATTATTTACAGCGATATCTAGAAATGAATTTATAGTTGTCTCATCTATGGTGATACCTAAAGGGTATATCACTGAATCACTCTGAGCTAACTGAGGATTCTCATACATAAAAGGGCTTATTTTATTATCAGGGAATTTAAAATGACGAATATTTCTGCAAGTATAGTTAACTAAAGGTTTTTCAACCTCGTCTTTTCTCCACTGATAGTACCCCTCTGAATCTAAAATAGGTGTGAATACATCTGATATTGTAGTTCCTTCAACAAATTCTAATTCAAATTTATCTCGCTGAAATATATTTATGTCAGCAGGTTTTATTTTCATTACACTAGAATCATATAATGACGTATTATCTGGATAAATTTCCTGACTCTCCCAGTAAGCAAAATCTCCTTTTTTGTATGGTGTTGCTCGGCATGCATTTGCAACTGGTTTATTAAAAGTACAGCTTGCTATATACGTTTGTTTTTTATCAACTCTTATGGAAGTGAATGTCACATCTATTCTTGAATATTCTCTGTTTCTTATTACTACAGCAAAACACCCGTCTAAAGGGGCAGTTCTGTAAACTTCTGCTTCATCACAATTAGTTTGAGGTATGATTTTTACGTCTGCTGCAACGTAAAAATTCTGACCTGATATCTGACCTATATTTGTAACTGTGCCTGCTTCATTTGTAATTGTCCATTCAAAAGTAGTAGGATCTTTTTTAAAGAAAAGCATTTCACCAACTCCTGCATTAATTATTTTTGAATAAAGAGGTGCAGATGAATTGCATTTATTATAAATAGATATACGTATATCTGTTCCATCAGAAATATTATCTGCTGGTTCTAATTCTTTAAATTTAGATATTTCAAGAATAAATTGGTCTCTGCTTAAAATATCTCCTTTGAACCATAATACTCCCTTATGAAGTTTATTTGTCCACTCTGATCCTGAAGCTGTGGTATTTTTTGTAGTCTGCAATTCTGCTATTGTTGCAGCACCATAGTAATTATGAAAATATCCTTGATTAAAAGTACTGGCTGGTGTTACTTCTGCGATTGAATCTGCATAACCACATTCCAGATTTTCAAATTGCTGGGTTCTAAAAACTGCCACTAAAGGAATTGGAGGAAAAGTGTTACATTCCATGAATGCTTCTCTAAACGCTGTATCTACTCTTGGTTTTCCTGTTTCTGGATCTAACTCATAGATATTACAAGTCTGAGGCGGTTTTGTTTTAGTATATTCTGCTGGAAAAATACTGTCTATCATAACAGCAGATTCTCCCTCTATCTTACCTACAATAAGCTCTTCCTCTTGCAAAACAGGAGTGTCGCAATTATTATAATCAGGTACACAATTTAAATCGGTATAACAGTCAAGATCGAAGTAATTACAAAAAGGGTACACATTGGCCTGACTCATGTCATTACAATCTGTAACTGTAATACACTCACCTTTATTGTCTTCTATAAAAGTAGTTAAATCTACATAATCTTGAGTAGTCTCAATACTGAATGTCGTTCCAGGCACTGTTGCTACGTTTGGATATACGCAATTTTTTTCAATATCCTCCTGAACTTCGATTATCTCCAATGAGTCAGAAGAGCAAAAATCTTCATCTTCGGATGCTGTATTATAATATTGCCAATATTTAGTTCTTTCTGTATTATTACAGACTCCTTTGTTCGATTCTATAGATTTTCTATCCTTGTTTTCTGCGCTTACTTCAACTAAGTCGCTGTCTTTTGCGCTTCTATTGATTAAAGGGAATAAAGCTGTTTTATATCCTCCTTCCAATAGAAATCTAATAGAGTAAGGAACTACTTCATCTCTGTTCACTGATAAATACAAGGCATCCTTAACACCGTCTTTATATAAATCTTCTTTCGCTATGTGTGTCTGCCACTTTAAAAAAGTGCCTAAGAAATTAATTACAGGCTGTAAGTTAATTTCTTTTTCTGTTGTTATTCCCGCGCCAATTAAAGAATTATTACTCTCTGTTAGGAATTCCCAACGTTGTATGTATAAATTTTCTCTTATTAAATCAGATAATTGTATAACTTGTTTATTTTGTTCCCCTCCATAAATTATAGTGGTGTCATTTATGTTGTGAATACCTTCTACGAAAAATCGTGTCACTCCTACATCCTCTAAAGTAGTTTGAATAACTGCAATTTTATAGTGTGTAAACCTTTTATCTAAATTTTCAACTTTAAGTTTAATAGAAAAATTAGTAGGTGTTCCTAACTCATTTTGAGTTAATGTTACATTGTTTCTATCAAATATTTGAATAGGGTTGGTGATTGAGGTATACTCAGATATCTCATTACCTAATTGATCAGTGTATGCAATTAAAAACTCATAAGTTCCTAATTTTAATCTTCCGCCTAATTCTATTGAAACAGGTGTTATTTCTGGTAAATTATATTTTTTAAAGATAAGCAGTTTATCTGCATCTAAGCATGTTGGTACTGTTTCATCTACTCCGCAATTTATATCCCCTGTTTGTTTATATTGCTGTAAATTATCTAAAACTATATATCTTGGAGGTGTGTTATCATCTGTAAAATAAATTGTTTTTCCGCACTTTTCATTTTTTATTACAGATTTTTTTATAGGGGAATTTATAGAAAACTGAAAACCTTTTTCAGGCTCATTATTTTCTATGTGGCACTCATCAGTTAACAGTGTTTCATAAGTGTTTAACGGAGTTTGAGTTTGGTTTTCCAGAGGTTCTGCTAAATCATAATATTGCAGACAGTCTCCACAATCATGGGGGATATCCTCTATGTTTTGAACTTGCTGTATATTTCTTATCTGCCCAAATTCTCCTACTCCTGTAGCTGGATTAACTAAGAAGAAATAAGTGGTATTTGAGTAAATATCATTTACACCATGTATTACTTTAAATCCTGCTTTAAATCTGGAAGATAGTAAGTTAGACATCTCATTGGTTAAGGTGAAACTGCCTCCATCTATACCATCGAAAAGACCATTCAAAAGAGTTGAGTAATCAGCTTCTCCTAAATTATATTGATCTCTATTAAGCCCTCTTTGTGGTTGGTTTATTCTTATTTCTGGTTTTACTGCCATGTCTTATCCTCTTCCGAAGTGATTATATTTTCTAAATCTTTTATCGCGTCTTTCTTTTAAACCCTCATCCCAGTTTTCTCCTGTTATTGAATTGAATCTGACTTGTGCTAAAGCCAGCGTTTTTGCTGTTTGTGCTTCTCCTTTATAAAACTGCAATTTGGTTAGAACATTCGCGTCGTCATCGTTTGCCCAAACCAACTCAAACACCTTTGCTTTTCCTGTAGCTATAAGATACTTATAGATATTTTTATTCGGGTCTTCTGGTAAAACCACACTTTCTGTTTCTTCATCTACAAGTAGTCCTTGAAACCACATACATATAAATCCTTTTGAGAAATTAGTTTGTAAAGTGTTGTTTATAATATTAATATGGTAGGGTGAGGATTTGACATATATGTTTTCACATTTTAAATCTAACTTACTTTTATCAAATCCAGGAACTAGCTCAAGCATGGTGTTATTTCCATAGTGAAAATTTGCTTTTAAATCTTTATTAAAAAAATATGTTTTTTCTGTGACTGACTTATAATCTCCTTCTAGTATTTTTGAGCCATTATCCCATATCTCCGAAGCTTCTTTTCTTACACGGTAAAAATAGCTGTTTATAAGCTCAGGTTCATTACAATCTTCATCAGGAACACATCCTATAGGTTCTGTTTTTACTGCTTTTACTAAAGAAAAAAAATTGTCTGGTAGTGTTGCCTGCCCATTTTTAATTTCCAGTATTGCAGGATAAGTTTCCATTACGTTTCCCCCAAATCCCTTAACCTCATTTAATAAATGAAGACCTAGTGATATGTCATCAATAAGTCCCATCTCATCATACATTTTTAAATCTGATGTTATGTCAGCAATTACATTATCTATTGTTATCATCTCTCTATTGGGGGATCAATTTTAGAAGTCTCTCTTCCATATAAATTATTTAATATAGTAAAAGACATTCGATATTTTTTATTTTTTTTTCTTAGTTTGTATTTCAAGCTGTTAATCAATTTTTGATCAAACGCTTTGTCCATTGTCCATTGCTGCATTGAGTAATCCTTTCTTATCGGCATAAATACAGGACTGAACATACACCCCATAGTTGATAAATATTTTCCTTTATATACATTACCATCTATGTAAAAATTTCTAATCTTTCTTTCAGGATGTCTCATCATACAAAAATACCCAAAATCTTCTATAAACACTCCTGATTCATTTTCAAGCATTCTTTTTTTAATTTCTTTTAGGCATTCGCGCATTAAAAAAAATAATCTTTGCTTAGCTATGCACTTTTTGTATTTTGTTTTCTGTTTGTAAAATTTATGTGCTCTGGGAGAAAATATTATTTCCGATTTTAAGAATCTTTCGGAAACTTCATAAATGGGTTCTGGAAGCCTTTTAGTTGGAGCTGTTTGTTTTTTGTAATTGGTGGATCTGAATACTCTTTTTACAGCATCTCTTTTTAAATACTTCTTAGCCATTTGGGTTCAAATTAGGATTTGTGTCTTCCTGTATTTGTTTTGTTAGAGATAACTGCTTTAAAGTATCTTGTATGACAATTTCCTCCATTTTATTTGGGCATATAAATTCAAACTCCCAAACAGAGTCACATTTATTTTCACTGCATTCAGATAACTGCTCTAATTCATATCCATCTTGTGATATTAAATATAAGTTTCCTGTATAGAATTCATAATCAGGTATATAAACATAATTATCTTTAACATAAAAATACTTTTTATTTGTTTTTCCTGTTCGACTCTTATTTTTTCTGTATTGTGCTGCTGTTATTGGGTCAAAAGTGGAATTTCCGTCAATACTTGTTACTTCTTTTAATGTGTGTCCGTATTTTGACCATACTAATTCTGGAACTTCTAACTTACTTCTCATTAAAGTCTTACAAGTTCTAAATTCAATTACAGGGCATTTTATAACATCAATATTTATAAATTCTACACATGGTATTTCTTTATAAATATTTGCTTCCCTGTATAAACTCTTATCATTTAATTTCTGGCTTATGTAAAATTTAGCTTTACTCTCAAGTACAGATAAAACAAGTCTACGGCTTATTCTGCTGTCTTTTGAATTAGCTTTTAGAGTATCTAAAATAATATTTGTGATTTCTAAATTCTTCATGTTGCAAATTTAATTATATTTATTTGTTTTAACAAATTACTTACTTTTAAACAAAAAAGGAGTGTATTTCTACGCTCCTCTTTCTTAATATAGGATGACCAAAAACCTATATTTAACTTTTATGGTATACATTCTGCAATTACATAATTATTTACATTCACTATACTTGCTGTAAGTGTGCCGTTTAAGTAGCAGGGCATAGGGGGTATTGCGGCATCTGTACTCCATGTCTCATATGTTCCTCCTGTATTTGGAAGTCCTGTAAAAGTATAACTATCTGGATCTCCTTCACAGTTAGTAAAATTAAAAGTTATATCTCCTACACCTTTATAGTCAAACGAAACTAATGATACACAATCTCCTAATGGTGCAGTATCTGCTCCTTTTTTAAGGATTTGTTTTTTAAAATTCCACATACTTTAAGTTGTTATGTCCCCTGATAGATGGTAAACCTCAGTTGCTAATACTTTTTCTATAAAAGCATCGTAGTTTTGCCCTTTTATTTTAAGCCCTGTTGGCGTATTAATAGTTGTCCCAGAAGCTGTAAAAGTTACAATTCCTGCTCCTTGCTGCATAAACCCACATTGAAATCCAGAAGATAGTCCTGTAGGTACTGTTATTGTAATATCCGTAGATGCGTTATTTATAAAAATTACATAATTATTATCTGCGCTGGTTAAAACATAATTAGTCGCAGGTATAATCTTTTGAAGATTTACTGTCTCTACAACATAGGGAGTACCTACCGTACCATTACCAGTAACTGTGGTGGTGGTGCCTGAATTCAATTTTGTCTCAGATCCATTTACCACTAAAGTATTATTTATTACATAAGGGGTTGCAATAGTTCCTGTACCTGTTACAGAAATATTAGTTCCTGCATTTATTTTTGTTTCTGACCCATCTCCGCCATTATTTGCATTTATTACATATGGAGAAGCAATTGTTCCTACTCCTGAGACAGTTACATTAGTTCCTGCGTTAATTTTGGTTTCTGCGCCTGTGGTTCTATCAAGTACGTATTTACTAGTAACTAGACTTCTAGCTACAAAGTTAGCTTCGTAGTCACCTTTATATTGAATTCCTCTGGAGTTTAAACCATCTGCAAATTCTGTTCTGTCTGTGTAATAAGCTAAGCTTCTTTCTTGATTTGATACTCCTATACCCGCTCCTTCTTGATATATTGGTACTGTTGGTGATGAGTCTGCTAATGGTCTAAGCGTAATTCCATTGTGAGGCGTGCCACTGTCTGAGAAAATATTAAATTCTTGCTCAACTGTAATTGTATTACCAAAAGGTAAGTTACTGTCTTTTAATAGTACATCCTGAAGTCCTGGTGATTCTGCCTTAATTAATAATAGATTATCGGGGGTTAGTGCAGTAATGATTCCTTTACCTTTATTCTGTATTTCATACACTTCTATAAATAAAGTTCCTTCTCCTACTTGAATAGGAATCACATTCCACTTACTATCTGTTGGTGCTATTGTTCTTTGTCCTGTAGGCAGAGCTAGAATATAGTCACAAATGTCCTGCGGTGTGTATGGGTCAGGTAAGTCTAAATAATCTATAAAAAGCTGTCTTACGAAATTGTTTTGATCCACTGCTGGGACAGCGATATTTATAGAATCTGTATTTTCTGTAATTGTAATACTATTGTCTGTAGAAGTAATTGATTTTATTTCTCTCCTGCCGATTCCATCTATTCCTTTATATAACTCTGCCCCTGTTCCCACATTCACTAAATTTATGGATGCTTCAATATCATCTCTGATTGCACACATATTAGCATCAAGCTGTTGTATCGCTTCTGTCAGTATTAATCCGCTTTCTATGCCACTGCATGGTAAAGGGTCACTTAAATCTAAAGTAATACAGTTGCTTGACAGTTGTATTGGGCATGCACATTCTTGTGGGGGGCACTTATTACATAAATCATAAACAGGCTCATTACATCCGCAGTTGTTTTGATGGCAGTTATTGCACATAATTATTTTATTTTTACGCGTTCTCTAACGCCGTTATTCTTATTTCGTGATCTTCTATTCTTTCTTCGGCTTCAGTCAGTCTTGCTCTTGCGTCTATCAAAGACAATAATAGTGCTTGTATAACTACAGTTGCTGTACTATTGGGGGGTAAATTTAGATAGGTAATGGCGTTAGGAAAGATTAAACAGTTAGTGCTTGACTGCTTTCCTTGGCAAAGATCTTCAGTTATAATGGGTGTTATTGAACTAGGGCAATTTTCCATAATTAAGGTTGTATTGTATCTAAAATTAATTGTAAAGTTTCAGCTAGTGTGGTTGGCTGAGTTGAACAAACTGTTGTAAGTGTGCCAAAATTTAAATCGCAGGCTGAAATATCAGTCTCACATATAGCTATGGATTGTAAAATTTCTATTTGTTGTTTTAGTGAGCAAATTTCTTCTTCGAATTTAATCAATGCATTTTTCACCACTATTCTGCCTTCTTCATTTTCAATGTATGTAAGGCAATTCTCTCCTAATTCTGAAAGGTTTATTTCTTCTAATTGTGTATATACATCATCTAATACTTCTTCTACAGAGAGGGAGCAGTCATTTGATAATGGAGAAAGTTCGTTCACTTCTCCTTCATAGTTTACACATGAAGCTACTTGTCTTGTACCGCAAGTCTGTGATACTTTATTACATTTATTTTTCATATTTTATTTTTTACCACAAATTTTCAACATAATATTAACTGCATTTGAATAAGCAAATGCTTGAGAATTAGGCATTGATGAGCCTACCCCTATTCCACTAAATAATCCATTATAATAGAAATTATTGTTTATTGCATACGCGTTTGCTATTCTTAATTGTGATGTTGGGTTTCCAACAGCTGTGTTTAAAGTTGTCCCTTGTATTATCCCATTTTTTCTAGTTTCGGCATAAGTAGCACTGCTTCTTTGAGTAAGGTAAACACCTAAAGACGGGTCATTATCATAAGACATTCTGTTTGTTGTCCCACTGTAGTGGTCACTGTAGTTTTTTCCATCTGTAAATCTAGAATGTATTAAAAATCTATTAACCGAAGTAACACCCGCGTCAACAAAACCCACAGAAACTCCCTGAGAAAGTACGGATTCTAATTCACCAAAAAGTAAATGTGTGTTATTATACACTAAATCTGTAAAATTAATAGGTATATAAGATATGCTACCTAGAATACCATTACTTTTAACCCCTGCTAAACTATGTACATAACCTGTATCCCAAAATATAGGATATAATGAAGGGTTCATAAAATTAAATTTATGACTAAAAGCTGTACCTCCTATCATGGGGTAGAATGCTAAAATATAAGGATATACACCATTTGTCTCCATTATATTATCAAAAACCCTTATAGCTTGTAATAAATTATTATTTCCTTTTATATTATTCGAATCATCTGCCGCGTCTATAAAATCACTCATTCTTTTAGAAGTTCTTTCAAGAATTATATTTGGAGCAGTGATTATATTATTATTTCCGTTTATTAACATGTCTTAAACTATTGCTGTTCTTAATACTACATTGTCCGAATATGCTCTGTACAAGTATGTACTTGCCTGGTAAACCTGCCCTTCATACATTACTTTACTACTTGTCGGCGTTATTGTTGCGATGCCACCTGTATACGTTGCTCCTGTAATAGCTGTAATTACATCGCTATCACTAACCTTCATTTGGTATTTTACATAGGTAGCGATAGGAGTTCCGTCGGCAATAGCTTCCATCATTCTGGTACCTGTACCTGCTAAACTTGCATTAGCGTTCACATTTAATTTAAGTAATAAACCTGGAACTGTAGGTAAATCTGCTGTACCTCCCAAATCATTAGCTAATTTGACTATTCCCTTTACAGTTGTGGTTGCGTCAACAACTGTTGTGGTTGATCCTCCTAAGAGGAGTGGTTTTAATGCGGTATAGGCAGCTCTGTAAATTTGTCTGTGACCTATATTATTAGGGTGAATATGATCGGCAGTATCAAGACCTGTGGCAACATTATAATATGTATTTGTATCTCCTACTACTATTGGATAATCTGCCGGAAAGGTGGCTACTAAAGACAGTATGTCTGCATTTAATTGGTTAATTACTGTGTCATTTGCCAGATTAGGTACTGTAGCGTAACCTGTTGCGTCCATTTTTGGTGCTTGCATTATCAATACAGGGTAGCAAAATTTAGGCATCTTCATATGACCAAAATAGTCTATTACTAATGGTAAATTTGTTGTGTTTGTTAGTCTGATTACATGAGTTCCTTCTGAAAGTCCGCTAAATATCAAATTCATAGCACTCCTTGAATTATCATTCACACCATCACTTATTCCATCAGTTTGATTATTCTCTGTAAATGTCCCTTGAGAGACCCCATCTATTAAAACTGTGAAATCTGCATAAATTTGTGTTACTCCATCTGCGCCTACCAAGCCCACAACTACATTATTATCGGTAAATGTATATTCTATGTAGTTCCCACTAATACTCGAAAAACTGCCTGTGTTAGTTTTTGCACCGACGGCTAATCCTGAGAATAAAGACCATGTTCCAGATTTAACAATACTCGCATTTGCAGGATTAGCAGGAAGAAATGAACTTAAAAATTGATTTGCTAAAATTGATTTATATCCATTTATTATTTTATTTCTGGTTTTTATTGCAGATCCTCCTCTCCTAACATCATTAAAACCTGCCATGACAATAGATAATACTGTGCTGGAAGTTGCCACATTGGCAAAATGAAGTCTAGTAGCTTCCCAAATACCTCTTCCAGAAACCGCTCTATTTGTAACAGTCTTTGCGTATAATCCAGCGGTTAAGTTTACATAAGAATTGCTCGTAGGTGACGAATTTTGACCAACTGTTATACTATCACCATAAGCCTCAAAAGTTGCAGCATTCATAAATTGTATTGGTAAGTTTCCAATCCCTAACAAATTACCAAAATTTACCGTTTTTATATTTGTACCAGATACTAAAATTGCTTGAAATTTGGCGGTTGCCCAGTCATATAGCTGTTTTACACTTGAGTATAAAGTTGTTGATGTTTTATTGGTTTCAATATCTTGTGTCTTATTAGCTACATCTTCTTTTGCATCTAAACTGCTTTGCAAGTTAGCAACTGTAGATATTGCTTGAGTTCCTGTATGATTAGCTCTATTTCTATTATTTGTATCTCGGATATTTAGTTGTGCAGTATTTTCAAATCCCGCATTATTTACAAATTCCGTTAGGTTTATGTTGTCGGCTAATTCTGTTGAAGTTATTGAATTTGGTTTTACACTTGCTGAAAGGCTGGGTGTAGAATCGTCATAGTTTAAATCAATTGTTGGAGTATCTAATAAAATACTTCCTACTGCGTCTTGTGCCTCTTCATTAGTATAAACACTTACATCCCCTACAAATAAAAAATCTCCGTCTGTAAGTGATGTATTATATTCTGTTTTTGTGCCGGAAATTCCTACTATAGAGTTTTGATCTCCACTATTTACCCCGCTAAGGTTATTTAATTTAGTTTTATCATTTGGTAAAAGTACTCCTGCGTCGGTGGCTGTTGCTGCAAGAATTGTTGCATTTGTACCATTCGTATTGTTGATGACAACATCAGTTGGTGATGATGTTGCTTGTAAATTAACTACTTGTGAAGGAACATCTGCTATTGTGATATAACCTGCATCATTTAGCAATTCAGAAATGTTGTCGCCTGATTGAAGTGCAGAATTTATTATATTTTTTATGGCTGTAGATAAATTAAGTACTGTATTATCTGTCCCTAATACTGATATAGTGCCGTCTGTATTTACTATAGTTTTTATACTAGATCCTCCACTTCCACCTGTATCTTTTAAAGGATATGGTATTCCATTTATATCTGTTATATAAGTACTTACACTTGCATCACCATCTGCTTTTATATATAGAATGGCATCTGGAATAGGGCGCGTAGGTAGTGCTTTTAATTTATAACTTTTTACTTCTTGTGACATTTTTTATTTTTTACCAAATTCTTGATTTCCAAGAACAATTGTTATAAACTTTCATTATATTCTCTACAGGCTGGTACTTTAAAGGTATTACTTTTCCGCTTCTAGTTATTTTAACATCTTCAAAGAACCCATTTATTTTCTTCCATATCCAATTTGACAATTCACAATTATCTGTGCAGAAAGTATCTAAATACAATTGATAGAATTCTATTTTATCTTTGTTTCCTCCTTCACCTAACATAAAATGATCTAATAAGTACTGCTTGTCTATTTCATCATTAAGTCCTTTTTCCCACTCCAATAGATATTTACCTATACTGAGTTTTTCTAAGCTTTCCTGCCCCATTTTTGTTTATTAAATAAAGTTACAGCTTCTTGAAAGTATCTATCCGCTTTTACAAAGTCTCCTTGTTTAGTCCAAGATTTAGCTACAGTTAGGAATGTTTTTACTTTTTGAAAAGGTTTTATTTGTCTTGCGGTGTCTTCTGTAAAATCAAACCCTATTAAAGTGAGTGCTTTAGCTATTTCTAAGTCAATTACGTCCGTTTTAAGATAATATCTTTCTTTTTCTATGTCTTCGTACCCGCTAAGTAATTTTATGGTATATATGCCATCAGGTAAGTTTACATAAGTTTCCTCTGTACAATCTCCTTTTAGGCAAGAAAGCCCTAGAACATGGGAATTAAAATTATTAACAGCGTATTTTTTAAAAGCGAGTGTTTTATCTTTCTTTGATCCAGGAAGTTTTATTAATATATAGCTTGGTTTATTTTCAGCATATAACCAATTGCTTGTGTCCGCTACGGACAGAATTTTTGGATTACCTGTTTCAAAAACTTCAAAATCTATATGTATGTTTCCAACTAGTTCCATATTTTTTTATTCAGCTATTACACCGGAAGCTTTTAACTTAGTGTTATACTCATCTATCTTAGTTTCAATAGCATCTAGTCTTGCTTCTATTGCAGTTCTTTGTGCGTCTACCGATGTTCTTGCTGCTGCTAAATCGGCATATGTTCCGGCTACGGCAGGTAAGTTAGTTGTAGGTGTTATCTTAGCTATTGTAGCTGAAGGTTTTACTAAAACTTCATATAAATCTGAAAAAAGTTTTTTTAGTTTACTTGCAGAATTGTAGTTATATAGTCTTTTGATTTGTTCTGGAATTGTCATTTTGTTTATTTTTATATTTTGTTATTATTTTTATTCCCGCAATAAGAAATATTATTCCTATTGTAATATAATCATTTACGTTTATCTCTTTTACATTAAACCAGGTTCTGTCTATGATGTCCTGCACTAAAAAGAAAAGTAATAGCTCCGAAGCCACCCAGCATATTTTTTGAGTGTGTTTGAATATTGAAAGCAGTAAAAATAACATGGATAGTCTTTCAATAATTATAAAATGGTAAAACCAAATATCTGCGTTATAATTGCTTGTATATCCACTTATGTCTCTACAAAAGAATAAAGTTAAAGCTGATAATATTAACAGTATACTACGGAGTGCCTTTTGGAGGAATCGGAGGTGTTGGTAAAGGAGTTTCATCATCTGTTAATGCTGTATCAATTTTTTCATCCTCTTTTACTTGTTTTTTATTTTTGATGATAATTATTACAACTATCACTGCAAACAGTATTACTCCTGCTATAAATTCTGTCATTATTTAAATATTTTTTTATATTTGTTTACGAATTCTATTCGTTCTTTTAAGTGGTTATATCCCCCGTTTATTTTTTTAGTTATCGCCTTTACGTCGTCTGAATCTGCAAGTTTATTTAAATTTCTAGTTTTCCAATACCATAGGGCAGAAATCAAGCTGTCAGTTTCATTTAGATGTTTGTCTGGATTATCTAGAAAATCTATTCCTGTATCTTCTTGAAGTTTTTTATAATTTTCTCTTCCTGTGATTTGAATAAAATATCTCCCTCTGAATTTCCATCCGTCGCCTGAATTAACTCCTCCATTTCCATTTTGATTTGCATATACAAAGTTCCCTATCTGCTCTGGTTTTCTAGCTAATAGTTCGGCAACTTTTTTTTCAGTTGGTGATAGTACTCTGTCATTATTAGTATCAAAATCACTTTTAAAATAATCTAGAAGCCCTTGATAAGAATAGTTTAAGTTTTCTTGAATAGGTTGTATTTTACTCTCTTGTTCCAATTGCCCCCAAAAATGAGACAGTCGAAGAGGGGTATTTACTTCATACTTACTCAAAAGAGTTTTATACTTTTTCGTTAATTCTTCTGCTTTAGTCATTATTTATTTGATTTTTTATATTTATCGAACTCTAGCTTAAGTCTTTCATAATCCGCACTTAACATTTCATAATTTTTTAGAAGCTGTTTATATTGAGCTTCAATTTTTTTATTTTCGTCCATTACTATCATGTAGGAAATGGACATTTCATTGAAGTTCTTTTGTAAGGCTCTTCCGTGCTCTTCTAATTGGTTTACTCTAGATACAAGTTCTTGTGTTATTGCAGAGTTATGTTCAAGATATTTGTCATATATACTCTGAATTGCGGCGATTGATCCTGCCCCCTCTGTCCTTAACTTAATGGCCGCCATTTTTCGTGTGGTAAGCCATGTTGCTAAAGGTAGTACCAATAACCCAAACTCTCTCCAATATTCTATTAAATTCATTAAGTAGACTTTCGCGAAAAGAGATAATAGCTCCATTCAGTTTAATATTATTTTATAACTTCTCCGTCCTTATTAACTCCATATAAAGTAGTTAATTTTGCCACAAACCCTGCTACGATTCCTGCTACGATCCCTGATTTAGTTATGAACCCTAAAGTAGAATCTGGAATAACAAGTCCTGAGGTTAAGATTAGAGTGGATAAGGTAGAAACTGAAATAGCTATATTTATTATGTTTTTAAAAAATGTAGGTGTTCTTCCGAGTAATCGGTTTATAATTTCTTTCATCGAATATACTTTATTTAAAAAAGGAGAGAGGTTGTTTAATTCTCTCTCCTCTTCTATTTAGTTATTTATTATTTTGCGAACGCTTGGACTGCGGGTAGTTGGGCAGCGGCGGCCAAATTGTTCAAAATCGTCTCTACCGCATTGTGCCTGCCGACTTCAACAATGATATTAAGATTAGTCTTAATTGAAGAATGTGGTAACAGTTTGTAATAGAATTGAGGTCTGATGGTGATCGTGTATTGGATGTATTGTGCTAATCCTCTCACTCTTGACTCTTGCCCCCATAACCATTTAGCGTAGTTATTACCTTCAAATCTTTCAACCCCAGTTAAATTATATCTGGCTTGATCTTCTCTGTTATATAAGTAACCTCCTAATGCTTCTGGATCTGCTGCAATTGACAACACTTTTACTTTGAAAGGAAATTTACTTGATTCCCAGTTTTCTGCAATGTATGTTGCTTGTCCGCCTGCTACAGAAATACGAGTAGAAGTTGCGTAAAATGGCATATCATCTCTGTATTCTTCTGATCCTGACATTGTAAATGCTTTACCTCTGAAACGTATTCCCATTTTCGCGTCTACATCGTAAGTGTCAGAAGCTGTCTCCCATACATTTAATCCGTAATTTTTAGGTGCTTCAGCTGTAAATAATCCTCTGAATTCATCTGAACACTCTTCGCAGATAATGTCTGTTGGTACATTAGTTCTGTAAGTTGTTTGACATAAAGAAGAAAGTTGTGCCCCTGATCCTGCTGCTGCTGCAACTGTTCCTGCTAAAGTTCCTGTGGCGTTTACAATTGAGAATCCTGGATATGAATCAGATGGTGCTACTAAAATAATTGTTGCTCCACTAGAAGTAATTACTCCGCCTGTTGCTAATTCAATCGCGGCCTTATTAGCTGTAATGAAATCAGAAGCAGTTGTAGTTAAGTTAGTGTTGAATGTAGCCGTATAAGGAAGACCTCCAATTGTGATTGTTGCTGTTCCTGACGTTCCTGTTAAGGTAGCTGTTCTTGATAAATTAACTGTATCGATTGTAATTGTCAATTCTGGATATGCTGCTTGTAAATCTGCTAAGATATTTCCACCGCACTCATCGTCTGCAATTGTAATTGTATAAGCTTTTGTAGTTGATTGACAGATATCTCCTAATGTCCATGCAGTAGATACTGTAGTAGCATTAGAACATACTGCTTGAACTTCTCCGGCCAAATCAAATACCGCTGTTGAAGCTGGTGCTGAAATTGCTCTAAATGTTGCTATTTGTGCATCTGTTAATTCTGCTGTTACAACTACTGTGTATGTTCCTACACCTGCTACTGAATTTCCAATTTTAACTGCTGAAGAAGCAACATATCCTGGAAGGTCGTCAATAGTAGTTACTAAACTCACACCGTCATCTTCCAAAGCAATTGAATAAACAAAACCTGCTGGAATCTCAGTGTAACCTGCTGGACATGCATCGCACCCCTTAATTGTAGAAGCTAAACTTGTTGTATATGCAGGGATAGAAGTTCCTACTGGAGCTTGTAATGTATATACTGTTTGATTTCCTGAAACTTCATCTGTTCTTACTACTTTATATAAAGGATATTGAGATTGTACTCTTGCTAAAGCTGTTGAGTCTCCATTATCAAATAAAGTTAAGTTGTAATACTGATAATCCACTGTATCTTCTAGTGTGCCATTCAAACTGTTAACTACCAATGCGTCAACATAATCTGTAACCGGTACACCGCCCAATAATTTTGTAGCGTTAAATTCAGCCACTGCTTTTTCTACCAATTCCTGCATTGTGACTACGCCGTTAGCACAGTCAATACACACATCATCATCGTCAAGATAAGGATATTGTAGATCAAGTCTAATTGTTGTCTGTCCCTCTTTGTATCCTAAATTGAAAATAGGATCTCCACTAAGGGTGATATCGATTCCGGTAGAGGTTCTTTCTCCTACAGTGATTTCTGTTCCTGGTTTACCATTGTATCCTATGATGAAATCGTCTACTTCAATACCTGTTCTATTTGGTACTTCTACACGAATATCTTCAATGTCGGCAATTCTGAAAGCTTGGCTCTCATATGCTTTATTTGTTGTATATTGTGAAACTGGATTATCAAATGCCCCTAAAAGTAAATCAAATGATTTGTCTTTTGATTGTGCTGTGAAATTTGAATAAACTTTTCTTCCGTTTTGTGTTAGTTCTTTATTGTCGTTACTTACGATAGCCAAAACTCCGTTTGTTACATTTAAAGAACCACCTGTTGTTAGAGTCTTACCATCTAGTACGAAGAAGTCTCTCTCTAATGCTCCCGCTGTTGCCATTCTATTGTTTTTGTTTAAATTAATTTTTTGTTATTGCGTTTTGTTTTTCTGCTTGATATTTAGGGTCATCTGTATTCAATAAGAATTCTGCTGCTAATAAATCTATTACTCTGTTCATAAATTTATCATCGAATTCAGGATCATTTGAATTGAAATCACTCTCTGGGTTTTCTGGGTCTTTAAGACCAACTTGGATTGGGTAACGATAGTAGGAAAGTACTGCTCTATCGATGGTAAAGTCATCTGAAGTGTAGATAATAATTTTATCAGATGCTAAATGAAAAGGTGTTTCTCTGTGCTTGAATGACGGATTGTTATTAGAATCTCTGAGTATCCCATTTGTGTCGTCGTCTTTTATTTCAAAGCAGTCTATTTTTTTATTCTGACATACATCTTTAGATCCTGTAGCGAATAAATTAGAGAAATCAAAGTAGTCTTTAGGTAGACTGAATTCTGTGAAGTTTTTTAGTTTTTTTGAAGATGGTATAGATAAATCATGAATTAATATTTTCTGAATGTATCGTATATCATCTTCAAATTTCCTATCTAGAAACACTTCTATGAGTCGGTTCATTACATTATTAGCTAAAACGCAGAATCTTCCTTTATCTAGACTGATTTTATCGGTAGTTGCGTTCTCGTTAAGTTTTATAATTGCACCTTGGTAGAACTGTTCTGTTGTCATATTTTTAATCTAATGCCGCATAAACTAATTCTAATAAACTATTGTCTTTTAAAACATTTTTCGCCGCGTCTTTTAAATCTTTTCCTAGTAAGTGATCATTCAAAGTAAATCCCTGCATTCCTTTTACTATTTTCTTTTTTCGTTGTAATGATTTCAAATCCTTAAACATGACAAGTTCTTTTTTACCCGCTTCTGATTCGTAATAGTTAGCATAAGTTTCAAGAAAAGCTTTTGGATTTTGGTTGTCATCCTTAGATAACCAAGTAGTAAAGATGTCATTAAGAAGAGCATCTTCGCTGTCAACTACTCCTGTAATACCCATCCATTCTAAAATAGCTGTTAAGCCTTCTTTATCTGTAGATAGTAATGTAATGAATTTACTTGTCGCCTGGCTGATTTCCAGTTTTCTTTTTTGTCCTACGTCAACTACTGAATCTTTATTTTCAACTGCATATTGAGCTGAGCCTAAATAATAGGACTCGCTTTCTAATCCCGCCGGACATAGGTCGCCTTTAGAAATAAGGCAGTATAATTTGAAAAGCTGCATGGGATCAGAAGTATTGTAGCTGTTATCTAGTTCAATATTTTCTGTAAGTGTATCCCAGAAATCAAAATTCTTAAAGTCAAGTAATTGTTCTTTTGTGTAAATTTGCAGCATCGGATTAATAATATACTTAGTGATATTTTTTAATGCCGTTTGTCTTAAACTTTTGTCTGGGTATAGTCTAGTAAGTATTCTAGAGTTTTCTGTAAATGCTACATCGTACATAAGTTTTGCAGGATCATATGTTCCTAATCTTACTCTGTTGTAAACATTTGGGTCGATAATTTTAGTTGATCTCATCTTTTGAAAACCATCTGGTGCACTTGCATCATACATTGGAATCACTTGATAAGTATAAGGTTTATCTTCAGTACCTATTTTAATTGAATATTCTTGATTACCGTTTTTGTAAACTAATAATTCGTCTTGCATTTTAATTGTTTTTTGGTTTTACTCTGCAAATATACTACTATGTTTTTACAGCAGCAAATTACTTAATTTTAGAGAACCAAACCTTACTGAAAAAATAAGAAGGTAAAATATTATCCCCTGATTTTTAAGGTCAGGGGAATTTTATTTTTTATTAATTAAAACCTGCTTGGGCTTTTTCGTCTAGCTCTATAATAACGAATCTACCTTTATCAAGAACTAATCCCGCAACTACGCTCCAAATAAACCAAGATTGCATTTGAAACTTGTTTGAGGAAACAATATCTGAAGGTTTCATGCTATCATATCGTCCGTTTTCTGACCCCCAGTATGTCATAGCACCTTGAGGCTTAACGATATACACATTTGAGCCGTTATCGCCCCCTTCAATTAAAGTTGCTCCTTGTGGCATTTTTCTATTGTTGGAAAATTTTTGGTCTGCTGTATCCCAGATTACCGCACTGTAGGTCGTATGAGCTAATCCGCCTTGGTGCATTCCGCTGATGAAACGATCTTCTCCTGGTCTGTAATCTAATGATGGGTCATGTTTTACAGAGATGTTTCCAATTCCCGGAAGATAAACCTTAGTAAATCTAACCGCATTGTACTCTAATTCTGTTAAAGATGTTCCTGATACTGGAGATTTTGGAATAATTCTATCCGCGCCGTTCCATACACCTAATCCTTCATTTTGTTGTTTTACCTCTTCTTTGAAAATAGCGAAGAAGTTTTGCTGCATATATTTACCTACACTGAAAGTTACCTCTCTTTGTTCATCTGGTAAAGGATTGTTAACGAATAAGTATTCTACTGCATCAGCAACGTCAGCTCTTGTCATACCCATTGGACGAGCATAAGTGATGATTTTACCTCTACGCATTTGTTTGTAGATACCTTCATTCAATCTTGTAATTCCACTTCCATTTGCTCCTGGTATAATAGCAGCATCTTGGAACATGAACTGAGTATTTAATGCTTTTTGGTGATATTTGTGCAATAGTAATTCCATTGCGGCACCTAATCTTAAATTTGCTCCTTTTTTAATTACTCCTCCAGCTCCTACGTTAACAGCTTCGGTCATAATAGCAAATTCTCCGTTTCTTTCGATGTCTCCTAAAAGTTCATCTAAGTATTCTTTAGTTGTTGAGGCAGCACCTGAGAATTTTCTCATATCCGCACGGCCTGTAACTGAAACCTCGTGTCCTGACATGTTACCTAATTGGAACATACATTTCATAGTTGTTGGCATATCTGGAAAGTCAATTGTACCATAGTTAGTACCGTATTCTCCTAAGATATTTTGCGACACTTTAAAGTATTGTCTTCCGCTTTTTAGGTATTGCTGATCATATGTAGCTTTTTTATCATTAGTAACATAAGTTACAGGTAAACTCCATCCGCCGATTACTTGGTTAATTTCTTCGCGGTCTGATACGATAATTTGAACTCCTGATTTGTAGAAAGATGGTGTCAATACATCACCCACTTCATAACGTTTGTTTAAAACTACTCTAAATACAGAATTATCCAAACCTGCGAAAGGATATTCCAAAGAAGTATCTCTTACAGTTACGCATTTTCCTGAATCTTTAATAGCTACATCATAGTAAACTTTACCATCTGCACCGTCTACTTCAAGCATTGCTTTTTTCTCAAGTAATCCTGTATAGATTGGATAGTTTACCATTGCACCTTGTCCCCAAAGTTTAATTAATCCTAAGTTGTTCTTGTCTGGATCTTGTTTGTACCAGTCCGAGATTGAACTTGTGTCAAAGTGTCCTCCTATGGATGCGATAGTTTTTCTATCTGTTCTTTGTACAATCATATCTCCGTTGTACAGCATATTTGGAGGGAGTTGTGTTACGCTCATTTTATTTTATTTGTTTTTTATGTTGGTATATTAAATCTAAATCCTGATTCTTGTTTTTCTTCTTTTGGCGCGACTTTTTGTGTGGCATCTTTTGGTGCTCTATTAATTGTACGCATTGTAGTTAAATTGGTTTTAACTTTTGTTTCCAGCATTTTCTGTTGAAGATACTGCTCTTTATTAGTTAAGAAGAAAATTAATTCCGAGGCTTCGATTGGGTCTTTCATTTTTGTTTCGTAGATTGTGTCTACAGCGAAATCTCCATTTGAATCTTCTTTTGTTGCAGCATCTACCAGTTTTTTAATATCGTGTTCTGGTATTTTTGCTTCTTTGTATGTTTTTGTAAGTTCCGAGCGGTATACTTTTAAGTTTTCTTTTTCCGCGTTTTTTTCTTCAATAAGCTGTTTGTTTATAGCATTCAAGTTGTCGCTATAAGCTTTTTGATGAAAATCTACAATCTGTTTTGCTGCAGTGTCTAGTACGAACTCTTTTTTATCTGCCTCTACTAAAAGTTTAGCTCTACTAGGTGTATTACCTTGACTTAAGTAATGTTGGTAAACTATTGATTCTTGGTGGTTTTCATTTTCCAAATCCCATCCCTTACTTTCATCAAAAGGTTTTTCTAATTGTTTTTCGTTTTGGAATAGTTCAGCTAAGTTTCCTCCGTTTTTAACTATTTCTAGTATTAACTTTTTTTCTTCTGCGATTCCATCAATAGAGATATACTTATCTTTAATATCTTCTTTTTTGATAGCATCCTGATCTTCTTCTAACTTATAATATTCTTCTTCGGTTAAGTCTTCAATCTCAGAAAGTTTTGTTTCTGTTTCTCCTTCTTTAATTATTACGTCTTCCCAAAGTCCTTTTTCAAGTTTCTTCTTTAATAGGTTAGTGTAAAAATTATCTTTAGGTGTTTCTAGATTTAAAGGTTTGAATCCTTCTTCCTCTTCTTTAGGTTTTTCTCCCGCCGGAATTACTTCTTCTGGTTTATCTTCCTCTTTTTTTTCTCCGCTTAAATCTAAAGGTTCAAAAGTTAATTCAGGGGTTTCTGTTTTTACCTCTTCTGGTGGAGTAAATGAAAATCCTTGTTGTAGATCTTCGAAAGAAACTTGTGTGTCGATTGACGAATTTTGGTTTTCTATTGACATTTATGTTGCAAATTTATGTTATTATATTGGTTTTAAAAAATCTCTTGTTTTTTATGAAAAAGCCTTAATTTAAAATAACTTATGCCCTTGTTTTAAAAGTAAGGCTTAATTTTAAATTAATTCTTGTTGATTAAACTTGTTTGAAGCTGAACTTCTGTTTGTCTTTTCTTTTGTGCAAGTTGCTCAACTTTAAGCTGGAACTCTTTATCGTCTCTTTCTCTTCTTAAATCCATATCTTCTTGCTTCATTTGCAAGTTTTGATTTTTAAGCTGAAGATCAGCATTTGCATAATCGTTATCTAAAGCTTGTTGAGTGACTTTATCTAATCGATCATATAGGCTAGAATCTGCGTTTTGATTTATTGACATTTTACCATAACTGTCAATCTGTTTTACCTCGATGTCAGTAAAGTTCTTGCTATCTTGTATCTTAGTCTCTTGTGCGTATTTAGCTTGTAGTTGTTTATCGGCCGCTTCTATTTGCATTTGAGCAACTTCTTTCTCGTGGGCTTGTTGTTGTTGAATTACTTTTTGAGCATCTTGCCTATTCTGACGAGCATGTGACATTATGGCTGTCATTGATTTAGATGACACTATTTCAGCTACGTCAAGTACATCACTTCCCATAGTATTGTTTGAAATCAAAATGTTCTTCAATGTTTCAACTTGTTTGCGTCCATCCGATGTTATATCCATTGTAACACCCCATTCGCGGCATTGAAAAAACTCGTCCGAAAGTTCTATAAAAGCTTTCTCTCCATCAGATTTAGTATAAAGGAAAGAATAGTCTTTATTATTTTTCTGGCAGTATTGCGCTACAGTTAAATGTAATAAAGCTGCTCTTTTATCTGCTTCCGCTTGTACTGCAAAAAGTCCTTCTGTTTGTGCGTATGAGGCTGTATTTCCTTGTTTTATTCCTTCCGCGGTAGAATATTGATCTGGTGTTCCGATTCTTTGTGGTGTTATTCCAATCTGTTCTAGAGCCTGTAATTTAAATTGTACAGCTAGATTCATTCTATTGTTAATCATTCCTGTATAATCAATAGATTGTGTTGCAAATGCATTCATTGCTGGCTGTCCTCCTTCTAAATTTTGGCGCGACGTATCTACAGGAACAATTCCTATATCCTGAATAAGGTCATACATCTGCTCTAAAGCCTGTCTTGTATTTCCTGAGCCTTTGTATTCTGAAGGTAAGTATTTAATATCAAATAGAAAGAATGTTCCTAATTCTTTTTCAAGAAGTGAATATATTTGATTTAATACAATATTATGTTTGATTATATATGGACGGAGCTTTTTAGCAATTGAGTCTCCTATATATCCCGCCACTGGTATTTTAGCGTCATATATATTACTTCCTCCATCTAGTGTTCCTTTAATTTGGAATGGTAGTGCTTTTCCGCCAATATATAGATCTTTGTCTAAGTAGCTGTTATGTGATTTTGCTTTTACCCCCCACCTGATTTCTGGTATCCAGGTGTATGCTATTGTATTGGCTTCCATTCTTAGTTCCGCCTCTTCTAAAGAGATTTTTCTAAGTGTGGTGATTTCATTTTCTTTTAAGAATTCCGGCAATAAGTCATCAGTAGTAAAGACCTGATCCATATATCCATCAGGGTTTACATAATTAAGTATCCCCACTCTTTTATATGAACGCCAATATGATTCTGTTACTTGAAGTGTGTCGGATCTTAAATCAATATCTGAACGTAATTCGCTCATTGAGTTTTGACTTAAAAATCCCCCGCCTCTTGCTAATGGAGAATACCAAGATGGAACTACTTTTTGTTCTCCATCTACAAGAACTGTTGATTCTCCCATAGGGACTCCAAATGTTTCCTGGAATTCTAGTCCTAATTCATAATCGTGGAATCCTGCAAATGGTAACTGCTGTACCTGTCCGAAGTTGTTTTGTATTACTTGGTTTATTGATGCCCCGCCACCATAGCTTCCACCTTTGTTCTGATTATAGTAGCCCATTAATCTTTTTTGGGTTTCTTCATCAATTTTATCGCCAAATCTATTTAAGAATTTAGATGGGGACATTTGTGTTAAGAAAGATACATATTCTGCATCTTGCGGATATTCTATATCTAAATCTTCTGAAAATGATACTTGACAGGGATGCCATCTTTCGGGTTTGTAGTAGTCATATCCTATATGATAGTGTCTGAACCATCTTCCAGTAAGGAGTCTGTCAACCATCTCTTGACGGCTCATTTTCTCCATTCCGAAACGGTCTTGGTCTATTTCATAGGTTTTTTCCGCCCATTCTGTAGCATTGGTTTTCCAGTCTTTAAATAAAGTTTTCTGTATTACTTCCGGCGGTATTAGCTGGTCTTTTTGTTGTTGAAGTTCTTGGGCGTATGCCTGCATTTCTTCCTCAGATTGGAATTGTCTTTCTTCATTAACAATTATTCCTCTGGCTAGAAGTTTTCTTTCTAATTCTAAATTGAAGTTTTTCTGTGTGTATTCTAGTAATCTATCGTTTTGGTCGCGAATAAAATCATTCTGTGATATGGGGTCTGTATTGTCTATTCTGAATGCAGCTTTACTTGTAATCCAATCTGATTCTATTTGGTTGCATATAATTCCTAGGAAGTCATAATGTTTCGCATGAACTGGGTAATCCGTTTCTCCTCGCAATCTTATAACTTCTTTTGAGAAATCTTCTAAGCCGTAATCGGAGTATATTAAATTACCCTTAACCATTTCATAATACGAGTTGAACTCAATATTTCTGTTATATTGCTTTACCGCTATCATTTCCAATCGATCCATACACAATTTTATCCAAGCCTCGTTTTTTTGGCTTTCTAAGAGTGTCTGAGTAGGTAAGGCAGAAGAGAAATCTCCTCCTTGCCCAAAACCAGATAAAAATGAGGTGTCAAATGGATTCATGTATATTTGATATAGTTAATCCGCAAATTTACGCATAACTAAACGTTTTTACAAATTACTTAATTTTAGAGTCTCATTCTTCTGCCACTGCTTCTTATAGGACTTCTATTTATTACAACTTGTTTATTCATTTCATGTTTAGGTTCAGTTAATCTAATAGGTACAAATTCAGCATCCATCTTATGAGCCTGAATTAAAACGATACCAAAAGCTGTAATTCTATCGTGGTTTTCCCCTTCTTTGTAATTAATGATTTCTTCTAGTAACATTTCATCGTCAATTCTCTCAACTCCTAATATTTGAGTCACTGTTCCATCTTCGTGATGAGTGACAATTACTTCATTACAGTAATTAATAGCTTTATTTATGATGGCGGATTTATTTCCTTGTGGAGAAATACCAAACTGTCTTCTTCCGTTACTTTTTACATTTAAATCCGCTGCGACATTAAAAGTTGGTACTAAATATTTATCTGTTTGTCTTATGGTATCTAAGAACACTTTAAACTCCATATCCTCATTCTCCATCAATACCGCTTCTTCTGCATTATATAATTCACAGAGCATGTGCCCCCATAAGTGAAACTTTCTATGGGGGTCAGGTCTGGCAGTGTATATCGCTGCAATTCTATCACCCCATTCATCATTTCCAGATTGCCTTTTATATACTACAAAACATCCTAATGAGTCTGTACCTGACTGCTCTTGTTTATAATCATCGAGTGAAATACAAAATAATCCTCTTGGTGGTTTTTCCTCTGGTATACTTCCAAATACAAGAACTGGCGCATCAAAAAATCCCCCCTCAAATGGAAAATTTGGAATTTCTTTGCTGGATAAAGAAGTATCTATTCTAGTTCCATCTCTTACTAAATCTATTTTTCTTCCTAAATCACCAGCTAGTCTTTTTCTTTCTAGATGTATTGTAGCGGCTTCATAAGGAAATGGGTTTGTTTTACCTGATAAAAATATTTCTTCCGGAGATATAGGATAATAGACAATTTCTTTTACTAATGTAGGTTTATGTTTTTGTTTCTTTTTTCTATCTTCTCGTATTATTTCATTACATCTTTTCCAATCTGTTACTAGTATTTTTATTTTTCTAAGTCCAGGGCAATTTTCTAATTGTAAATATTTTTCAAGATTAGATTCTATTTTTACCATCCCTGTTTTTGCTGACATTTGAGCAGGCGCAAAAGTACCAAAATTCTGCCTTTTCCAAGTGATATGTTCTTTAGGTATACTTCTCTCTAATTTATCCCAGTCCATTGGGAGAATATCATAGTCAGCAGGATCTTTAAGTACTGTAAGGGCATCCCTTGACAATTCCTCATTACCACCAGTTCCAGATAATATAGCTGTACAAAGTTTTCCTTCCGGTGTGTCAAAGGACGGTTTAGCCCCGTTAAGCTGGTCGATAAAAGGGGCTTTCATCACCTCATCAATTACAAAGGCATCTGGAGTAAAACCTGCTAGAATCTCAGAATTACTTACCGCTCCACCATCTAAGTTGATGATGTGTATTATACACTGAGCAATAATTTTATTGGTTTTGGTTTTTATTCCTAAAGGTATTTTCTTCGTCCAGTCATTACTGATATTATTTACAGCAAATGCAGGGTTTATGTTTAATGAGCAGACTTTTATATTCTTTTCTAATTGTCCTAAATCTTTTGCCGATCCCCCTGCTACAACTAACTCTTTTCCTCCTGTTATAGCAATGTGGTATAAGTGAGAAGCAAGTCCTGTTGATTTAAATAAACGTCTTGTAGCCGCTATAAATAACATCTTTTCTTCTTTTCTTGCTGTTCTGTAACTTTCTTGTATTATATAATACTCATTATCTCTAAGTTCTGGAACTTTTACTTTTTTACCTGTTTTTTTTTCTCCCGTCACTTTATCTATAACAGTTATAGGAATTTCTGTTTGAAAGTGATTTATGTGGAAATATAGCCAAGGCTCTAGCTCTAGACCGTCAATAGTTATTCCGTATTTTAATT